TAAAGATACACGTGAGAAGGCATGTGCTATTATGAATAGTTTTATAACGCAGAATAATAATTAATAAAAGAGCAGGAGATTAGTCCTGCTCTTTTTTACTAATGATCAGTTTCTATATCTTTATATACACAACATTCAAAAAATACGCCTGGAACCCGTCTGCCAGTTTCATTAACATGTTTATAGGTATGCTTAATAATTCTATCAATTCTATAGTCATTCCCAATTGCTTCTGAAATCTGTTGAGCAATATCACGCTTTGTTCCTAACCCGAAAATATAAATTGTCTCAATTCCATCTGACAAATCCCTAAAAACAGCATTAACAAATGGCGTTATACCAGCATGATTAAGAGTTTTATTGCTTGCGGACAAAATTATAGCTACCTTAAAATAATCTCTATTAAACTTTAAATCTTCAGCATTCGTTGAAACACCACTTGCAATATTATACAGAAAGCGCATAAATTCTTTTGATTCTGCAAATAATTCTGGATCTTCTAATCTTTTATAAAGACTCATCCCGGCTTTGTTAAATTCATTTAGCATTATATCAACAAACATACCATTGTTATCTATTCGAATCAAATCTTCGTATAATTCTTTCAATTCAGAATTATCGTCTAATTTTGGCATGATGTAATGTTCTTCTAAATAAGTCAATGAATTAGTGTCCGCTTGCTCTATTATTTTTCTTGTCATTAAGACTTTGGACGCATCCAAAACTTCTTGATTTAAATATCTACGAACATTATATAGAAGACCACTATTGATATATTCTGATACTGCAACAATTAGATTTTCATGAGGGTTTGTTGATTGTTTTATCCTAACGATAACTTGTTGATTATCAATAAAAGATTCACAGGCTTCTTCATTAACCCAAACCACTTTCAAATCATCCGGTATAATATTAGTATTATGCAACCCTTGTTTTTTAACTGACTTTAAAATAGTTCCTCTAACTTTTAAAGATATTTGATTTTTATTCGCTTTTGTTGAAGCTGATGCAAACAAACCGTATATTTTAGATAAAAGCAAAAGTATATTATCTATTTGACTAATCCCTATAATAATTATCAAAATCCAAAATATATTAGTTACTGCAACACCATTTTTTGATAAAAACTTAATTAATTTTTGAATAACTACTTCCATGTTTTACTTCCATCCTATTAAATGTAAATGACAATCTGGATTATCACATGTAAATTGCACCGAACCTTCATATGGTACGATTGCATCAATGTTTTGTAATGTAATTTTGTTATGACAAAATAAGCACTCATATTTGCCATTAGATACATCTTCATAAACATTTAAAGACTTTAGCAAGCGTTCCAAATCATCATCATGTACCACTTTCATTTGATTGTTCTTCATGATATTTGCTCCTAAATGTTTCATTTTTTATAAGTACCTCCCTTATATTACCAAATTTTTCAAATTACGACAATAAGAACTTATGTTTGTAAAAAATAATTTCAATAATACTGTGCTGATCCAAAATTATTTAATACAAACAAACTTACTGTTATATACTTATTCTCTTTATTTTAATAGTAGTTTATGGTAAATTATGTAAAAGAGTGTACAAAGCATTTCAACATTTATAGAAGAGGTTTACAAAAAGATGAGAATAGTTAATACAAAAGAATTAAAAAAGGATGCAGAAAAATTATTATCAAATGTGATCAACAATGATGAATTCTTCGAGATAGAAACTAAAGATGGTATAGCGGTAGTAATCAACGAACGGGAATGGAAAATTTTAATTGATTCATTAGGGAAGAAATAAAAGAAGAGTAGCCAACCGACTACTCTTCAAATATTTACTGTAATGTCTTTACAATTCCACGCCAATAATCAAAGCGTCCCTTAACATTCTCTTTGCTGCCTGTACCACTCTGAACATACTGTTTATATTCTTCGTTAGAATCATATGTTGCAATAAACTCAGATACCTTCTCTGCAAGACGAGAGAATGATTTCTTATCTTTAACAATCCTATAGCCGCTATATAAAATTTGTGGGATACTTGTAGATGGAATTTTTACTTCATCATCAAATGATTCGTTAAATCTATCCATAGCTTCTTTTAATGTATCAACTCTATCAAGATACTGATCTGCGTAATCAGTTACATAAGCATCAATGTCTTTTGTTCTAAAAGATGTAAATTCCTGTTCCTGATTAGAAGAGATAAGCATCATAGCTTGGATAATTATATCCCTATCAGTTCCATTTTTGCGCTGTACTGGCGACATAATTTTATCCATAAATGGATGGTTAGTAAGAGAGTAGACCACATTGCTAAAATCATCTGATTCATGCACAACTCGCATAAGTTTGTTTGATAAAGGTTTCCCTGCATTCTGCCTGGCAAACATTTCACGGACATCTTTTTCAGTACAATCAGACATTCTATACACCTGAAGCTCTGAATTAAGAATTTCGCTTTGAGTATCTTCGTCCAACTTATTAAATTTTAAACCAGATAAATTTTTCTCTTCTCCATTGATAATAACATTTTCCATGTCTTTAGATAAAGAAAATTTGTTCCCAATAAAATCTCTGATAGTAGAAAGACGCTGTACTCCATCTATAATTGATAAAGTACCATCAGTTTCAACAATCCCATAGGTTGGATTGATAGGGTAATGACGTAGCAAAGAATCTATTAAATTTGATTTTTGCTTTTTATTCCACTGACCTTCTGGACGCTGTAACTTATGTGATAGAGAAATAGTTCCTTTTTCCATGTCCTTTACAAGTGACTGAAGAGATCTTGTCTTTAAAGTATAATCCATACAATGTTACCTCCTTCAAAAAAAATCAAAATTTTTGATATTTTGAAAGTAACACAAATGGTAAACTTTGTAAATAGTTTATACGGAAATCGAATATTTTTCGTATTTCATAATTCGACAAAACTTATGTTTTTGTAGTTGCGTCAATAGAAAAATGTGATATAATATTAGACGGGCACACTTCGCTAAGCACCTCTAGCTTCTTTAGTCAAGCTATAAAAAGTGCAAAGGAGGTAAACCCATGAGTTACATTAGTATTAACGACTTGAAAGAATTAATATCAATGATTATAGTTCTTGTTCTTGTCGTTAAATTGTAACAAAATGGAGAGTGGAGAAATCTGCTCTCTATTTTATTATTCTCTATTGTAAAAACAGGAAACGTATGTTTAGACTATAGATACCTAATAAATTGTGGTAATATAATACCAAGCAAACTGTATTTGAGCCATCGTATCTCAGGTCAATAGCACGACAGAATGCTCGGTATTTACCATACGAAGTGCCATGTTGTAGTTTGGCACGATTCACATCGGAAATAAATTCAGCCCTTTCTGGGCAATACAATTTCCCAACTTTAAGAAATACTACAAAGAAGGGAGGGTAGAATTGGAAGTATTTAAAATGCTTGTAAGTGGTGGACTTTTAGTATACGGTTGCCATTTCCTTTGTGTCATAGTTGATACAATCGGAAAGTGTTATACTGTTAATAAGTGCAAAGACTATACGGATTCCCAAACCAAGTCTTTATCACAAATGTTCACCAAGACTAGAAAAATCTTTCGTAAATAATTCTATTTCTGTATTTGTCATTTATTTCCTTTTATTCCTTAATTGAGGGCAGGTCGTCACGACTGTCCTCTATTTTATTATTCTCTGTTTTACTCGATAGGAAATCGAGATTTCTCATTATCGTTTTTGGAAGTCGTCTAATGAGACATGCTATTATTGACGTTCCGTATAGCTACGGTGAACTTTCTATCCTTCTCAAAGATAGTTGTTTGACTATGCCTTCGTGGGTATATAATACCTACGCCCTCTTGGTAGTCGATGAAAGCGGCACTTACTCTAAATAGAGCAGTACGCCTCTCTGCAAGTTGGATCAAATGCTAAATTACGAGTCACATAAGTCTTTTCTTGTCTAAAACTGAGTAAAGTTCGAACTCAGCTAATTCAGAGGTCTACGATTGTGGCAATCGTAGTTGATTTTACCAATATGCCCTCCTATAATTATATAGTTCTTTGTGTTTTACCCAAGGATTCTCACCTCGGCACGGGGCATATATTGAGCATCGCACCATAACGTCATTTTTTTGTTTGCCAACCCAAGTTTTTTGAACCTAAATAACCGGAAATAGTTGTAAATATTGTTGGTAACAATCCAATTGTATCTACAAAATCAGTAGCACCTTTAAGAAGTGTTGATAATAAATCAATTCCATTCTTGATAGTTTCGGAGTCGATTACTTTAAACCAGAACTCCTGGGCACGATTTTCTAATTGTGCCATTTTGCCATCAATACTATCAAGATAAGAGTTTAATTCTTTTTCTGCTGATCCCTCTGAATTTTGAGCATCTTCATACACCGAACGAAGCATATCTCCATTCTGAAGAATACTTGCGGCAATGTTGGCTCTATTTTTCCCTGCGATAGTCTCCAATAAAAGATTAAGATTATTTGTTCCTAATTCTTTATCTTTTTTTACAATATTGTCATACAAATCTGCGAGTCCTTGCATAATTTCATATGTACTTTTATAATTTCCATTAGAATCAAGAATATCAAAACCTTTTCCATCTGACGATGCAGCTTTAGTTGCATCCATGATTGTATCTCTAAGTTTAGAAACGGTAGTAATCATTCCATCTGTTTCTTCGCCTAAATCTGAAAGCTCCTGTTTAGCTTCCTCTGTACCAACCAACCTAAGAGAAATCGTCCTTAAACCTGCTCCTACCTTAGATGGATCTTGAGTTATAGCATTGCCAGCCGTAGTCAACGAAACAGCTTCATTAAGATCGTTGTTTGCAGTTACTAATGCACTTGCGGAATCTTTAAGGGCAGTTGCTAATCCATCTGTCGAGATACTATAATTGTTACCAATATTATTGAGAACATCAATTATATCCATTTTATCAAGATCTTTATACGCCTGACTCATTGATACAAGAGACTCTGTTGCTTCGTCTATTCCTTCAAACTCTGATACATTTAAAAGAACATTGGCATCCTTTGCACTTTCCGCAGCTTGATTCATTGATTCTCCGAGACGCATCCAATCTGCTGTGGAATTTTGTATCTGTTTTGCAGTTGTACCAACTGCATCTGCCGTATCGAAAGTAGTAGCTTGATAATCTTTCAAGCTTTGAACAGTCTCATCAGATACTTTTCGCATTTCTGTAAGGGCAGTATTAAGTTCTCTTACAACATTAAGACCTTCTTTACCCAGATTAATAACGTCATAAAATCCAAACATACCTGCCATCTGAGCAGCTAATTGATGGAATCCGCTATTCTTTAAAGTGTCAAAGAAACTTCTACCAGCACGACCAGCTTCGACTTCGGCATTATAAATCTTCATAATCTCGCCATGAATCTTATCTAAACTCATGCTAGGATTACCACTTTCAATTTCACGATAGTAAGCTCTAATCTTATTTTTTGCCTCAGAAGACATCTTACTATTCTCAGCTAAAAGCTTATGAATCTTGTCTAATTCTTTCTGACCAGATACAAAGTTATATCCCTTTTCAGAAGCTGACATATTAGTGACAGTAGCAATAGTTTCTTTGATTTTCTTTTCGTATTTGTCTAAGTTCTGAATATCCTCATCACTAGCGATACCATTTTGATTAGTCTTTATATTGTCGAGAAGAGTTGCGTACTGTTTGACAGCATCACGTACAGCTTGCACATTTTCCAAATACGTTTTACTTGTCCAGCCACCATCATTAAATCTGTCAATAGTGGCTTGATATTTATCAACTTTACCATTATAAGAATCCAAACGCTTATCATACTTATTAAGGTTTATATTGGCATTCTGTTCTTTAGCCTGTGTATTTTCCTTAACTTTCTGAGTATTCTGTTCTAATGCATTATTCTCTTCTTTGATGGAATTGGTAACAGATTCTGTAGAAGCAGATGAAATATTCGTTTTCTGTCCAATCTTACTCTGTGCATCAGCCAACTTCTCAGCTTCTTTAGCAGCATCTTGATATGCATTACTAATATTCTCCACTTGTTTGACAGCACCACTCGTATTGCCACCCATGTTGCTCATGTTTTTATTAACATTGAGAATATTCTGACTCAGTTCAGAAAGTGACTTGTCAATATTTTGGATAGAAGAGAGTAGTGTCTTAGCACCAGAATCATCTACCTTACCAAAAGCTTTACTTAAACTTTGTACTTCTGATACAATATTTGATAGTTCTTTCGATAAATTCTCAAACTGTTTAAAATCACCTGTTCCTTTACCAAGAGAATCAAGCATTTTTTCGAGATTAGAAATTACACTGGATAATTTCTTTTCATCGACATTTAATTTGATTTTATATTCTTTGCCTTCAACATTGTCTAATCTGTCTTGGACTTGTTTCATATCTGAAAGTAGTTTTACTACATTCGATTTGATTTCTACATCATACTGATATGTACCTGGCATTTTCTACCTCACTTTCTCAAAATTTGTTCTATTCTGTTATTTATAATTTTGTCTAAGCGACCACCAAATCCACTTTCAATGTCTCGTTCAACATACATATATGGAGGTAATGATTGATGCATCATCCATTTTCCATGACCATGTTCTCCATCCATAAACATATAGTCGAAAGCTGTACTTGGCTGTAAACTTTTACCAAACCAACCGACATATGAATCCATTGCACCTGAATCAACTGAAAAGCGAAGAACATTCCCTTTCCCTCTTGTTCTTGTAGAATCAAGAATTTTCATGAAGTTGTATGTTCTTTCATAAGACTGTGGAGTATAGTCGTTGTACCAATCTATCAATGAATATCTGACAGATTCTTTTAGAAGTTCATTTGCTTGTGGTGCGACTTCTTCTGCGATATGATTTTCAATTCTGTCTAACTTCTTTTTAAAATCTGCATATATATTTTTTGCCAATTTCATCACCTTCCAAAATTTCACTATTTTTACACTAAAATAGGAGAGCAGTATTACCACTCTCCATAAGAAAAACCCTATGCGCTGTGACACGCATAGAGCCTAATATTTAATCTTTATTTCTTAAATAATATACAATTCCATATACCATGCCAACAAATCCAAATACGAAATAATAATGACTTGTTGTTAATGTGAAATTCACAAATGGCTGCAACGCTTCTACAAAGATATTATCAACTCCAAATAGACTGAGAAACCATGCACCAATAAGTCCATAAATTATTCCTTCAATAATATAAATCCTCCAAAGAAATTTGAATTTACTTAGACTTCTTTAAAGCCACCCTTCTTAGCAAATTCAAGAATTTTTCCTTCTAATTTTTCTTTTGGAATCTCATCGAGTTTCTTACTTGCAACATCAACAAGTGGTGTGAGAGTAGCATTTGCTAAATCAGAAATTCTTCCAATCTGTTTACTAATAAACGCCTGAGTAGTCGTCTCATTAAACTGAGTGTCTGACTGTTTCATTGTTAAAATGGTCTTAAACTCGCTCAATTCACTCATAGGAATAAGTGGATCAGCTTTATCAGAACCAACCATTAAAATATCAAGTAAGCCAGATGATTTAAGTGCATCATATCCCTTGATAAAACCTTTATCATCCTCGTCAATCTCAAGGTCGGTATATAATTCAATCACGGCACTACAGAACTGTACATATTGAGCAACAGAATTTACTTTAATCTTATCTGTTTTACGATATTTTGTTACTCCGTTATCATCATAAGCTTCCTGCTCAAATGTTGTCTTATCTACAATCAACTGTGAGTAAACTTCTTTCTTGATGATTGATACATATGGTGTAATTTTGATTTTACTTAATAACTGTTCCTTTAATGTGTTATTTGCTGTGTTATTGTATCTCTCTACAAATTCCAAAATTTTCATAGTTCCTTTGTCTCCTTTAATCTAATATATTTACTGTTATTTCTGTGCGTGGATTTTCTTTGTCCACGTAGCATTCCATAATAAGTTTTGTAATATGTTTACTGTCATCATCAACAATGAAACCACTCTCAGAAAATCCATCTAGGAGAAATTTTGGAGTACCATTGTCAATATCATGTCTACGATTAGTTTTGTAATATGTAATAAATTCCATTTCACATTTCTCAATGTGTAGGTTAGAATAACCTTGGTTATCAATAAACCAACATATGAAATCTTTCCATTTTTGTTTAAGAGCATTCATCATAGGTCTTTTCATTATCATCCACTGATTTATAGTAGGATGGTATGGATTTTCTATTGGTTTCTTACTTGCCCTTGGATGTTTTTTAAAATAATATTTCTCATATTCTTCAAGTGTTGAATTATCAATCACTAATTTTATATTCTCCGTTTATTTCACTCCTTTACATAACAAAAAGAGCAGCTTCCGAAGAAACCGCTCTTTCATAGTTCTTATATTTAATTGTTGTATGTATTTGGTTTTAATCATTGAGTATCATAGGATATAACTCCCATTTGGCGTTGGGATGTTTTTCAATGTGTTCACAAACAATTCTGTGAACCTCATCCATGTTTCCTACATTCTTGTCAATATGAATAACTTTGCCACCTGTAATTTCCATTTCTTCACAAATCAAATTAAAATATAACCTCATAAAACATTGCTCCTTTCATTTAAGCATAAAGATATCCTCTACAGAACATTTTAAACTTTTAGCAAGCAAGAGAGCAGTTTTTAATGAAGGCACACGTTTCTTTAATTCGATTTCGCTTATTGTGTGCCGACTAACCCCGCTTATTCTTGATAACTGTTCTTGAGATATGTTTTTCACTGTTTCGCGGATATATCCTAATTGGTTAATGACTTCCATTTTAAATCCTCCAAGCTGTTTTTATTATTGTTTGGAAGATTTAAATTTTTTAACCTAAGAAAATATTACCAAAAATAAGTGTACGTGTCCGTACCAACTTTTTGACTTATTTTAACACATTTACGTGAGATCGAATGGCAATATCTGTTAAAATATGTTAGAAGATTCCAGGCAATGCTTGTCCTAATAAAAATGTAGCCACTCCACCAATAAATAGCCACCATAGATTTCCAGAAATGGAGTCCCATTTTCTTTTTGTCTCTACCGCAGGTTTATTTTCTAGCGTAGTAACCTTATCGGACAATTCTTTTTGAGATGTTTTTACATCTTTAATATCTGCCTTCATATCCACAAGCTGATCTGCCATTTTATCAACGCCATTGGCAAGTTTCACAAGAGTAATTTGTGTCTCTTGAATCTTATCCATTTCACCATCTAATTCGTCAAGACGATGTTCATTAGAACGACAACGACTATCAACTTCTTGTAGCTTCACCGCCATTTCTGTATACTGTTTGTCATCCATATAAAGCTCCTCCTTTCTACAATAACTGAAGGAACTCAGATGCGGTAATCCTTAATCCATCATCTCCAAATTTCTTTTTAGAAGCAGCAACAAGACCACTACCATATGTACCAGGGTGTTCTACTCCATTCGGGTTAAAGCCGTTAAGATACATTAGTATTTCTGCGGCAGTTACCATACATTGTGTTTCTCCTGTATTTACATAATGAGAGCCGAGTGCTTTTTTAGAAGCAGATCCAAACTTACCGTCTTCAACTAATCCAGATTTATAATCTAAATTGATAGCATGTTGCAAAACTCTTGCTTTCATCATGTTTGTTTCGCTGCCAACTAATCCATCTGTTGCTATTTTTACACCAGTGAACTTAATAGCCTCTTGTTGACCGCGCTTTACTAATTTGTTCCCAGAAGTCACACCATGAATAGTAGTAGTAGTATTTTGTGTGGTCTTAGATCCATCTGTATAAGCAACAATCACATGTTTACCAGGTGCAACAATAATATCACCACATTCGATATATTCAGATTTCCCAAGATACTTAGAGGCTTTCAATTCTTTAAATAATCCCGTTGCTAATAAAGCACTTCCAATATTTCCAGAATATACAGAAGACGAAATAAGTTGCTTGCCATAAGCAACATTCACAGAACAACCACCTAACATCGAACAATCAATTTCAACAGGTGTTTTTACATTCGCTACAATCCAATTAGCGTTTTTTAATGCGTTATACGATGTAATCCTGTGCCCCTGACAATAACCAAAATTGTTATTTAATGCAATGGCTTTAGCCGCCGCACCAATTTTAACGGCATATTTTCTATCAGCACATCTATAAACTCTTGTCTGACCAAAATTATAGATATTTCCACATTTGACTTCTTTGCCAGTCTGATCACCAGCTTTACCTCCGGTTGTTTTACCATATTCGTTTGCAGAAGCCCATGCACATAATACAGCCATAACAAACTCCTCCTTTCAAAATTATTCCTTTGGATTTTTATAAGTAAGGGCAGTAGTAGAATCTCCAATGCCTCTAGTTGTAGGATCAGTAATTGCATTAAATAAAGATACTAATGCCATTACAACCACATAAGGATTACTTACTGCCTGTACAAACGTTTCCCATACCTTTGACCAAGTTGTTAAATCTGAAGCTTGTAATCCAAAATATGTAAGAATTGGAATTACTACAGAGATTACAACCTGCGAAATAAATAAAATATTCTCTTTGTTAAAACGAACTTTCCAGTTAATTTTATTCATAATTTTCCTTTCTATAGGATAGTAGTAGCGACCTGACTATTAATTCCGTAATCGTTCACTCACAGGTATGACACCTACTTTTATGCTCATTGTCTTGAGCAACCTATTTTTCTATATTAATTCATGATTACACCATTTCTTATAAACGTCTGTTGTTTCTTCTTTTAAAAATACAACAGCCAAAATGATGTTATTTGTATCCTCATCAATACTTGTGTACATATCTATTGGATATACGCCATTTTTGATATATAACAAATATTGCTTTGGATTAATTATTCTCACAACTTCGTGTATTGAATAGTCTCTTGATTTTAAATTTGTCTTTATCATTCCTTCTATTCCTCACGTAAATAGCGTAAAAAATAGGGATTATAACATTGAATAGTGTGTTATGTTATAATCCCTTATTTAAAATCACTATTCAACATTACTTTCAGCCTCATTTTCGCCTTTTGTAACAATATTCTTTTTGACAGATTTAACTTCTGTCTTTTTATTTTCTTTCTTAATAACTTGTGCCTTTGCCTTCATAATAGAAGCAATAGAATCCTTATAGCTTTCGCCAAAATATTCTTTTCTGCTTAAATCCAATTTCTCTAATTTTTCTTTTGCTTCAATATCTGTCATGCGTCCATCTTCAAATGCAGAAGTAATCTCATAAATATTTTTACAATTTTCACCACAATAAGCAAAATGCCATAACGGTTTATTCATATCTTCTGAATTACACACAGGACAAAAACTGAATTTCTGACGACAAACACAACAAGTTCTTAAATCTTTCTTTGCCATTTATCCTCCTTAAAAGAATAGGGCGGTAATTAAACCGCCCGTGATCTTAATTAGATATCTTCCTCTTCCTCATCAATGTAATAGATAGAGAATAATTCGGAATCAGCAGAGCAAGAGTTAAGCATCATAGCACCCTTATAGTCCATTGTCTGAGAATCGCCGCCTTGAAGCGCAAGCGTAAATTCTGGACTTGGCATAAAAGATGGAATATGAATAATAGCGGCTTTTAAAGTTTCAGTATCACATTTATCAACTACTAAAGCCTTAAAGAATAATTCGTGTGCTTTTGGGAATTTCTTACCAGAGTTGGTAATCTTAGCGCCATTATAGATTGTTTTCTTGAACTTAACAATATACTTAGTTTCGCCATCTACTGTTGGCGGTTCTAATACATCACTTGCTGCAACATAGTTTGGGTCACCACTTGTACCAGACTCGTCTGTATGCTTAATTGCATATTCTGTAGCAGTAGCGGAAGATCCCTTTGTAAACTCTTCCTTACCCATAGAACCTTTTGGCGAAAGGGCGTTTACATGGATTGTCCCATCAACGTAGCCAGTGATGTCAAGCGTCTCTCCTGCTTTTACAATCTGAATCATTGGCATTACAATGCCCTTCTTATCTGTAGCAATCTCTGCATCGGTAGCAGAAATAGCCTCTACAATCGCAAGGTTAAGAAATGCATTTGTAGCAGTAACCTCACCCTTCTTGCCTGTATATTTACGATATACAAGATTTCCGTCTTTATCATTGATGTCAGTAGAATCCGCTGTGATGTCAATATTCGCCTGTGTAAGCTGTGTTAAAGCATATAATGGTGTACCATTAGACTTTGCACCATAACCAAACTGAAGTCTATCAACGATCACATCACCTAATTTAAATGCCATGTTATTTTCCTCCTTTAAGTTTTTCTATTTTTTTGTAATAAAAAATGAGCGATCATAAATCGCTCATAAAATTTATTAAATCTTGTGGAATGTCCTTAGCGTTTACAAATCCACCATAGATTCCATGCATAGCTGCAACGCCTTGTTCATATTTCTGTATTCTTTGTACAGAATCCATAAACTGGCATATGTTTACTTGTTTTAATTCCTCCAACTTATATTTGAATCCGGGATGATTTACACAGGCAGATACAAGTGGTAGAAGAGTAGATTTGTTCTCTTCATTTTGATTTTGTTCCGCTTACATTCTTTCTTCTTGTACCATCCAATGCTTCGTAGTCTTTCCTTTAGCCTTTTCAGTTTTAGGATGAACATTTAGCATATCACGAATAAATTCTGCAATTTCTAAATATTGATCTTCGTAAATTAGAATATTTTGAGACGGGCTAACTAATGCTAACCATTTATAATCTTTTTCAAATTCATTTTTTTTTGCATTTATTAGTTTGAAGTCTTCAAAAGATATATTTTTAAATAGTAATTTTAATGGCTCTTTATCCTTTACCATTTGTGACATGATATAGAACACTTCGATATCTTTTGTTTTATTCCAATCCATTTTAAACACATCGTAAAGTAAGACTCGAATGGACGTTGGGTTATTTAAAAACGGAGATACTGCTTGATAGAATCTTGCTTCACCTATTTCTAAAATATCTCCTATAGTTGGAATAGAAATAGTAATACCATTTATTGTATAATCCTCACCAAAATACATTTTAAGTTTATCAAAATGGTATTCTTGTTTAGATTTTTTCTGTTCTTTTTTTTTATCTTCTTCGACAGCAGATTGAAGACTATCTAAGGTTTCTAATACATCCAAACAACAATCACCGCCTTACATTGTAATTCATGATAGAAGACTTTCCATCTGTCGTTTTATAAATTCCATTAGTATCAACAACTTGGAATATAAGAGTACGAACGATATAATTATTATCTGTCGTGGACTCTTTAGAAGATATGAGATGTGTTTGCATTCCAAATATATTAGACCAATTAAATCGCTCTCTTATAATAGAAGCAATGAGGTCATGCCTTGGAATACCTGTTAATTTATCATTTCTGTCATTACCATGAACAAAAATAGTAAATGTAACATTCGTATACTTTAATGTATCCTGATAGCGAGGCATTTCATCAAAAGATACTTGGTAACAGATATAATGTTTTACCTCCGTCTGAGTGTCAGGGATAAACAAATAAGGACGAATATTAGATGTTCCACCAAAATATCTATCCCATTCCCCAAGAGGTTCATATTCTTTTGTATCTTCGTTCCATTCCCAGTTGATATTTCCATCATCATCGAAAAGTTCAGACTCTAATGACTTCTCATTAAGTGCATATAAAAGACATGGATTAAGCATAAGTGCTTTTTCAATCTTTTTCTTATACTGAATATTTTCATCATCAGGAGTAGTCTTATATGCACGAAGCTTATTTAACAAATCATTTTTTGTAACTAATTTTTCTGACATAAAACACCTCCTATTCAGTTAATTCTAACGACAAAATTTCAGATTCAATCGGCAAGTTATCCTTAACAATTTCACACTTAACAGACAGTATTTTGCCGATAACGGAAGTGTCACTAGGAAACTTTACTTTCTTTTGATTGTATTCTGTACCAGCTCGCCATGTAACTTTATCAGTCCAATCTTCATCGTCAATAGAGCAAGTCCATGTAAAAGTTGCATCAGCATATTCAGTTGTAATATCTTCATTGGAATCATTAAATAGATTTACTGTAAGATTTTTATAAGAGCCACCAACTTTGATAGTTGACGTGGATGCTGAAATTCTTGCTGTAATGGAAGATGGGGGAGTGATTGGAGTAGATGGATCTGTTGGGGCAGTACCACCAAAATAGTTAGCCCAAAGACCTGTGATAATACCATTTTCATCTTTCTCGATGTAATCAGTATTGCTATTGAATGGTTTCTGATATAGAGTAAGTTTTGTCCTTCCTCGGACATTAACTCGTTCAACCTTACTTACCACCCATGTATTAGGTGTCCAATTCTCAATCGAATAGTTTGGAATGTCTACAATGAGCCGTTGATTATTATTGTTGTCTTCAGAAACGTAATAGATTGTATCAGATATTTCATTTGTTGGAATGAACAAAAGTTCCTGATTCTGTTGACTTGCGGTCACGTTGTCTACCCAAATTCCTGAGTTGTAACTAGACTGTGATTTTAAAACACACCACATACTTCTCTTATATCTTTTATCTGCTTTAGTCTGAATCCACTGCAAGAGATAATCGCAAGGTAAAATGAAATACTTCTGAAAATCCTGTTCTACGTCTTTCATACATATTAAATGTTTGTGATATAGTCCATCTTTATCTGGGACATCCAAAAACATGCCCACAAAAATATCTACTATTTGATACTTCTTCCTATACTCTTCCATATAGAATAACTCATCATTTTCTGTAAAGTATTCTTTCTGTTTTGGTCTGAATTGACATTGTAGAGTAGGAGAGTCCTTATCAATAGAACCATACTTACTTACAAGTATCTTTGCATCAATTGGTGTTTTTGTAGTATTTTTATAAGTCATGCCAACATTCATATTTGGTGAATCATCATGTTTCCAATCATATATATAGCATTTTTTACTCTGCTTATCGTTGTCCCAAGTCCAATTCATCATGTCGTCAGACTGTTCCTTATAAATCTGACCAATCGTTTTAGCTCCGTTATTCTTGGCGTTTGCGACACGCCTAGCTGTTTGTAGACTCGGCATTGCAACCCACCTCCTCAAACATTTGCTTAATATATCCGTGAGAATCTAAGATTGCCCTACGGAATTTTTTGTAACTAAAATGGTCACTCTTAAAATTATCCATAGCACCTTGTAAGGTTGCCATAAGAGTTACCATAAGTCCGTTATCATTAAATAAGGTTTTTGTGCCGCCTAATTTAAACATAACATTCTCAAAGAAGACGAGAAATGCTTCATCATCTTCAAATATTTTCTCTTCAATTGTCTTGTCTTTGTAGAGCAGTAGTTTGTGAATGTCACCATGCATTGCACGAACTGCTTCATTGATTTGCTTGTCTGTGAAATCACCATATATGTATTGCATATTAGGACTCCGTTGACGAATATGGTTTAAAAGCAAAACCATAATCACGAATAAGTTTTTGCTGTTCAATTTTCATTTCTTTCAGCAATGCCTTATTCAATGAAAAATCGTCCTTCAATTTTTTTTCTTCTTTTCCACCAAAAAATCTCACAGTATTTTCCAATGATTTAACTTTCGGTTCAAGCCATTTTATAGCCATACCTTTGCTAAATAGTTCAATAACAAATTCTTCATCAGAATACTTATCAACAGAAGTTGTTAATTCAAATTCAAACTGTTCCATTTCATCATCAAGTTTTAATGTGGAGAATAATCTACGAATAAATGGACTAGAAATAGCAGAATGTAAACGTTCTGCTAATATTTCATGCAAATCAGACTCTTTTAAAGACAATTCTTTGACATCATCAATTAAACCAAAGTATCTGTCGAATACTTTTTCGTAGGAGATATTCATATAACACCTCCAATATATTACTCAGCAAGTAACTTCAAATCAGTACCACATTCCTCATCAATAATCTTGATTTTATTCATACTGTCAAAAGTTCCTTCTGAAATCATTTCAGAAACCATTGTTGCGATTGTACTCTTGAAACCAGATGGAAGTTTTCTAAACTCTTCACTAAAACGCATAGTCGGAAGATTGATAAGATTTATTAAATCCTCTCTATCATATAAACCATCGTATACTTTCTTTACTTCCTGCCAATGTACATTTTCAAGCAACTCTTCATCCTCAATAATGATATAAGGTGCAAATAAAGACTTCTTACGAACAAGTAAGGCTGAGAGTAAGTCCTGATACTCAATATATCTGAAATCACCCATGTTACTAAACTCATATGTAATCTTTGTCTTATCACCAGTAAATAGAAGAGTACCTGCATACATAGAACGACATGGAATTAAATCATCTGGTTCATACTTCTTAGGTTTCTTAACCTCTGCATCTTCTGCCTTTGTTTTTGCGGCAGAAGTAGTTGTAGCTTTCTTCTGATAAGCCATTTATATTTTCTCCTTTCACTCAATTCAAAAAGGACTGCATATCATTTAGATATACAGTCCCAATATTTCTATGGATTACGCACCGATTGTCCAAGTACCAAATCTTGTGTTAGTCATAGTCTTGATACCAAAACGAGACTTGAACTCGTACTCTTTTGTATCATCGGCATTATCACCAGACTCAGATACTTCCTTAGTCTCATCCATTCCCTCATAGTACATCTTAACAAACTTGTCGATGTTAGATGGGAGAATAAGAAGTTTTGTATCGTCTTCAAGGTAATGTTCTACGTCATTCTCCTTAAATGCCTGTGGAAGCTCGATAATCTGAGTACCCTCAAATGTACCAATTCTACCAGTGTTATAAACATCGTTCTTTGCAGCTTCAGAAACCCACTGAATATCTCCAAGATTCTTTAATCCTGCGAGAGCAACCTTTGTACCAACGATAGTAGCAACACCACCTGTAGCAAGCTGAACATCAGAAATAAGCTTTACAAACTTATCATGGTTAGCTGCATTTAACTCACCACGGATATTCCACTTAGCAGGAACAGGAAGAGAAGTACCAGCACTCATAACAGCTTCATGAAGAAGAGTATTAATTAATCTTGTGAAAGCTTCTGCAATCTTATTGATTAACTCACTCCAATCCTCAACGCCCTGAAGGAATCTTGACATTTCCATGTAAACCTTTGCGCCATAAGACTTAACGGTTACACCGAATTCCTTACCAGCACCAAGTCTCTGTCTCTCAATGCTGTGATGACCATCAGCAATCTCAGCAACAGTGATAATACAAGGATCTTTTGTATAGAACTTGTTTGTCTGTCCAAGAGCGAGAGTCTTAACCTCTACATACTTCTGGAATACAGGTGAACTTGTCCAACCAGATACAAGAGTATCTTCAACAGTCTCTTCAATAACCTCGAATACGGCTTCTCTTACAGACTGTTTCTTAAATGCCTTTCTTACCTCATTAGGAGTCGGAGTCTCAGAAAGACCTGCCATCTCGATAATTGTCTTACGAATCTTATCATTTGCTTCTTCGATAGAATACTGCTTTACAGTACCTTTTGCTGTGTCAACACACAGACGAGAGAAGTTCTTATATTTTGTCTCATCAAACTTTTCAACGATTACATCGCTCATTTCATTAAATCTTAATCTCTGCATAGTATATTAATCCTCCTTTCTACCGAATTACGCATATACCTGGGCATTCTTATCTACCCAAATACGATAATTTCCATTTGCAGCAACCTCGTAAATATGTCCTACAAAACCATACTCAGTCATACTTGGTTTCTCACCAGTTGTAAGCTTGAAGTCTGTACCATCTACGAATACATATTTTCCAACAGCTAATTCTGCATCAGAATTGAAAGCTTCTGTAGAAAGTGTGAATCTATCAGTGTCCTGAATCTCGTAAGCTCTCATAACTTCACCCTTACCATTGTAGAAGTTAGATTCCTCCTGCATCTTTGTTGTATATTCCTCATAAATCTTTGGAGCAGTTAAAATGAGAACAATTTTGTCTCCCTTTGCAGGAACTTTTGCTTCAAATACATCTGCTTTCTTTCTGTCACCAATTGCAGCAACAGAACCATTGTCAATATCCTTAGACTCATTTACTAAGTTATAGTGATGACCAACTTTTGTAGCCTTAAGTAAAGTTGACTCAGCTACGCCGTGCTTATTAGCTACGAAATTACTAAAAGTACTAGCCATAATAAAATTCCTCCTTAAAATTTCTAATTTTGTGCAATAAAAAACACCTATGGATTTTCCATAAGTGCTAATTCATAAAGTTATTTAGTTTTTTATTTAATCAAACAGATCGCCATATGGTTTATATGTATCTTCCGTTTCTTTTTCTGCATTAAATGCAACTCTGCTCACATGTTTCTTCTGTGGTGTTTCACCTGCAAAAGAGAATGTCTTATTCTTTTTAACAAGTTTTCCAAGAGTAGCATCAGCCTTCTCAGATAACTCTTCCTTAGAATATTTGTTTACAGAATCCTCAGACATAAGTGCTTTGAATTCATCTGTATCAAGATATTCTGAATATGCTTCGTCATCAAATACAGTCATCTTGTCTGCAAATACTTCAGCAGATTTATATGTGTTTAATTCCTCTACAACAGAAGAGTAGTTGGAACGCATGTCCTGAATTTCTGTATATTCTGAATCGGTAAGATATTCTTTGTGCAGATTATAGCGTTCACCATCAAATAATACATTGTCATTATCTTTTGTATATTTCTGACCATAAATTTTACCGCCATCCCAACTTTCATAAACAAAGTAAGAATCATATACACCAGTAATGTAATACCACTCATTATCTGCGTCTTCATAAGAAGATAAGAGATTATATAAAGCATAACGAATGTCATCATGAGAAATTTCAAATGTCTTTGTCATATTCTCAAAATTCTGACCTTCGCCCTCATTATCTCCATCAGTAGTTCCTTCTGGCTCAGTAGTGTTTTCTCCATCACCTTCATTATCATTAGAAGGTTCATTCGCTGTATTATCACCAGAATTGTCACCATCTGTATTGTTGTCTTCACCAAATACTTCTGCAAATTTAGCCTCTAATTCTTCGTCTGATAATTCTGAATAATCAAAGGTTACATCTTCAACTGTTTTATTGTATTTAGCAAGTAACTCTTCAAATTTTGTCATACTTTCTTTATTTCCTCCTTCCTTTGATAATGTGCGAACAGAAGAATTCTGTTCTTTATTGAAACAAGCAGTCTCTAAATTTTCAATTCGTGCTTGTAGTTCAACCATTTTTGACTCATAATCTTCAAATAAACTGTTATTCTTAGAACTGAAATCTGCCAACTTAATATTTGAACCAGTCATTCCAGGCTTTACATCATTGCCTTGAGGTGTTTTCCCTAGAATTGTCACACCAGAAAACCAAAAATCTTCAATATTTAAGAACTTTTGCTTTGCGTCATAACTGAGTTCTCGGATTGACAATTCGACTGATACAGAGCATTCTTCTTCACGCTGTAAAATTTCAGCAGCTTTAGAATATTCCTCAAAAATATATCCATCGACTTCACAATAAGTTTTCTTTTTTTCTTCATCATAAACTAACTGTGCATTGCAACTTTCAGGTATGATTCCAATTGGATATTCATCATAAACCACATCACCATTCTCGTCTTCATGCATATTATGAGAATAAAATTCCCACTGACCTTCTGGATTTTCATCAGTTGTTACCTTGTGAATGTATCCAAGAATAGGACGATTGCTAAAAGATGGAAGGGCAGCTTCCATGACAGAAGATTCAATATTAGAGCCGTTTACATTTAAATCTGTATGGCATGACTGTAAATGAACTGGAAGAAGCCCATCTTTGTTCTTGTCTGACTCATCAAAATTTATACGCCCATGTACTTGAACAACCAATGGTTCACCAGTTTTTTCGACACTGAATTTCGTAGAACGTTTGTATTTATTTGAATAGAAATCATACAAATCTTCTATATAACGAAGTCTTTTCTTAGCCATTTTCTTCTCCTTTCTTCAAAATTTAGGCAAAAATAAAACCACTCGAAATAGGAGAGTGGCTAAATGTTCAGCATATTACTATACTGAATCTTTGATTTATCTATATCATCTGAAAACATCAATTTATCAGTATTCAGAAAAGTATAAATACCATTTTGTTCATCAATTTTCTGAAAGCCAAGATTTATCATCTTAGAAGCTGTTTCAGAATCTGATGTCTTTATGAAATTCTGTTTCATCCTTTTTTCTCCTTAATTACCAGCTTGTGTGCCAGTATCTTTTTCACCCTCTCTGGTAGCAAGTCCCTCATCTGAAAGGTCATCTTCATTCTTAGTCTGACCGCCACCTTCATTATCACTCGTACCACTTTGTGTATATGAAGATGAGAGAGGAGTAAAGTAATTCATTAATCCTAATGACCTCATCATAAAAGCATTATTAACAACTCTTGAAGGTGAAGAACCATCCAACGTTGCATAATCCATTGTATCTATACCCAACGTAGCTTTATCTTTTCTTTGAGACATCTTTTCATCAAGGTCAAATACAGATACATAATGGAAATAAAATTCAAAATCCTCTGTGATATTTAATTTGACATATCTCTGGATGTTTGCTTCGATTCTTTTTAATAATTCCATAGGGAGTGTCATATCAACTGTAATAGAATGTTTAAGACCAACAGAACCAGATTTTTGACCATTGAATATCATTTCTGATATACCAAGAGAAGAGAATAAGTTCTTGATTGCCTGTGAATATACATTAGTATCATCAACCTGATTTTTATTACCAAACTCAATCTTTTCGACTTCACATGGAGTCCATGCTGAACCAACAAGACTTGGTAATACTTCATCAATTGCAGCTTGAGTAGCTTGTACAATTTCAAGGTCTACAGCAAAGTCATTTACTTCGCCTGAATTTTCATTCATAGGGATTTTTGATAAGAGAAGAACATAATTTTCAAGTTCTGTTTTAGAACGAATAAGAGCTTCGTAGTCAAGCAAGTCTAAGAGTGATACGAATACGGGTAAGAAGTATGGCAGTGGTACAACTGGATCATCACCACATATAATACAAATAGTTTTCTCTGGTGGTAATTCAAACCATTTATAGTCATTACCTTTTGATTTATATGTTTCGTAGCCTTCTACAAAAACATCATCCCATAAGCCTTCTTCTGAATCAGTTTCACTACCAGTACCATATAAGAAATCCTTGTTGTTACCAGAATCAAAATAAGAGGCATCGAATTTTACAATCCATGTATCTTTTTCTGCACGAGAACCGATTTTGTAATATTTTGGATCAAGTGGATGTATAAAGAACGAATCTCCATCATCATAACAAAATCCACAATAGATACCATCTCTTAAACAAGTGGCAATCATTTGTGAACCCATTTCTTTCAGATCCATTTTATCTAATCTGGTGCAAAGTTCTTGATACCCTTTAATATATTCAGATGCATCCTGTGGGGGATTTGCCCAATCGGGAGTATTGTAAGATACGTTATAACTAAAGATAGGAGTGTAAGCATAATATTCTATAATCTTTTTATAGTTATGACTGATACGATATAAGAAAGCAGATATATCACGAAGATTGTCGATATTGGCAAGAGGACTTTTTATGTATGATTGAAGTTTCTCTTTTGTGTATTGAGTATATGTCTTCGATGTACCTTTTGATATATTTTGTTGTAAGATACGTTGTAATTCCTGAAAGTTAATCATCTGTGCATACTTCTGAGTAGAAGTAGTCAGCTCATTTTTACGAGTTGGCGATGGTTCTGTTTGCACTGATTTCTTTGCAGAATTATTTGTTTTCTGTGTTGCCATTTATATTTCTGATTTCCTCCTTTCCTTAGTTATAGAATCCCCATTTTTTAGGGCGTTTTGAGACACCGACCATTTTGGTGATGTCGAAGTTGTTTGTACGTTTCTTGTTTATAATATTTTCACGTCTCATATTAGACAATTGAAATCCGAGAAGGGCAGCGACATATGCCTTATCATCGTTTAGCTTTCCTACTTTATCAGGAGCTAAATCAAATCTGTCTCGTCCGTTACTTTGTTTAAATCTATAGATATTTACAAGCTCTGTTTTCATGCTGTCTATTTGCTTTAAAGCAACTTCTTCGTCTACTTCGAGATGACGAACTTTCGTTTCTATAGTTACACCTTTTTTTCGGAGTTCCTTTTCCTCTTTTTCAGATGGATATGTATATCTCTGTTTCAGTTCACCATTTGGATATTTTTCATAAAGCAGGGTTAAATATCCTTTATTCATATATTCTTCTGTAAACTCAATCAAATTCTGTTGCATCATTTTAATTAACGCCTCAAATAAATCTGGTTTATATTTAGCAGGAGAAATAAGATGTAGAATACCGTCTATTGCATTTGGAAACTTTGACTTCATTTTTTCATCTGGTCTAAACTCTGAATCAATAAGACCACGATGCATAACACCATTATCATCTTCCCAATCTTCACAAAGGAAATCCGTGATTGGCACACCTGCACCTCCAGATCCGCTATCCACTAGAATAGCAAGTATGTTTTCATAATCTGCATTTCCATCTCCATTATAATCAAGAATAATTTGTTTTAATGCCTTTACTTGGTTTGGTGTACTCATTGGTGTTTTCTTTTTCGTAAGCATATCTACAAGAGAGATAACATTTACAATACGAGCTTTCCAACCAAAATTCTCATCCATATATACTTCGGCAACGAGAATTACGGCTCTATCTGCAAGTCGTGCAGGATCATACATTAAAACATATTTAGAAGCCCCATCTTTATTTTTCAAATCAGGAACACGAGGTACTGAATTACGAATAATGTCGGCACGTCTAATAATCTGACCATCACCACCCTCTGAAGTGAAGATGTTCCCGTATTCTCTTAGACCAGCTTCTTTATCTTCACGCATACGAGCGTCAACAACTTCTTGAGTAAGAAGAGGCTTTGGCATTAAAACGCCACCTTTTGTTGCTTTAATAACCGTATCAGCGTTTATATCAGCACAAAAATAACGCTTGTCACCAGCGTCCATATGCAAACTGCATTCTCTATATTTTCGAAATAAATATTGGTCAGTACGACCAGCAGAGGAAGCGTAGATAAGCTGATTAGGAAACATTGGTGGCTCAATTAAAGCGTCTGTTACATCATAATCAACACCATCACCAAATTCGGAGTTCTGAGTACAAAATGGTTCAGAGGTTTCAAATAATTCATCTGGCGAGTTCATACATTCATCATAAAAATTGCAATTTGAACGTTTTGATCTATTGTTATCATAAGCGCCATTTAAGGTATAACATGCGCTATTATTGTAAAGATGGAACTGATAACTCGATGGATTATGTGTGAATCCATTGCTATTCGCTTGGCTTTTAACAACTTCTCCTTGAAAAACATCCGTTAATGTCTTAAAGGAAGGAATTGCGTTAAAAGTTAATTTCTCTATCTTGGAAAATAATTCTATACTTTGAGATCCGACACCGCAGAGTATATATGCAGAAAAATTGGGCACGAGTAAAGTACGTGTCATTAAATAGATTGCACCTAAAATAGATTTTCCTGAGTTACGTCCCATACACCACACAACAAATTGTGCATTCCACGTATTCATAAAAACGTAACGTTGATAGTCCATCATAGAAATTCCGAATATTTGTTCCGCGAATAAAACTGGATTGCGCCTGCCCCATTGTATAAACTCGGAAATTTGCTTTTGTTCTTCTAATTGCTTTTGAGTTAGTCCATAATTTAATTTAGCATCAAAAAACTTATAGTCATCTGGAACTAAAATTCCACTATCAGTCGTTTTCAATGATTCTATAATTCTCATCAACAAGACCTCTGTTACGAAGATAATCTTTCAAATCCTTATTTTCCATAAGTAATTTTCGAGCATCCTCAACTGCCTTGTCCCTTTCTTTGCTCAACTTTTCGACTAACTCAACTTTTATATCTTTTATTTCTTGAGCAATATTTTCATCATATCCAATTTGCTTATGACGAGCAGCCTCACTAATTTCTGCTACTTGTCTCATACCTTCACACGTACCTATATCAAAGGAATTGATTTTTGCATCACGCAAGCCTATCTCTGTTAATTTTTTAATTTTACCAGATAGGGTATTAGCACCTTTGGATTTATTATTGTTAAAATTAACCGATATACCATTATCTTTCGCAAGAGTAGAAGCAACGTTCATAAGTTTTTGTGAGCTACTTGCCATTTTATCAATTAAAGGCATGTTATCAGCAGCATGAGATGAGTCGCTAATATATTTATCAATCTGATCATTCAGTTTTTCAGCTTGATTGAGCTTTTTAACAATCTGAATGACGGCACCCATTTTCATACCATCATTTTTTGTCTCGTCATCAATAAATGAATTCAACTGAGCATATAAAATAGGCTTATCTTCTTCGACAGGATAATTCTCAAATGGATCATAACCAATAGCATGAATTGTATCTCGTCTATTCATTTTGTACTGCTCAATAATTTCTTCATTCTTTTCTCGTACAATAGTATTGTTTTCCTTTTGTGATTCTTCAATTTTTTCTGGTTGCTCGGTTTGCAATCCATCAGAATCCTGGTACGTTAGACAGTTCCAGTTTCCCATAGCGATATTTTTTGAATACGCCGCCCAAACATTTGATTTAATTTTTCCTGAAGCAAGATTTTCAGACTCAGCAATACTAGCATCCCATACTGTCTCTAAAAATGGTTTGTTAAGGTATCGCAGAGCAAGTCGTACTGAAGTTTTATCTGGCTCATGTTCAACTTTATCTTTACCAATTGATAATGCCAAACGTTTTGCACAGTCTTTACAAATAGGAGTAAGACCACTTTTATTTAATGGATCTGTACTTACATAAAACTTATCCCTTGCTTTATGTGTATTACATAGATAGCACCACGCACCATCTTTTAATGTTTGTACTTTATTTTCCAAATCTTCAATTCGTTTCTTAGCTTGTGCAACTGTCATTTTCGTTGCAGATTCTTTCGCTGTTGCCAATAACAGTCACTTCCTTTCTTTCCAATAAATTAAGCACTCTCTGCAATAACAGTAAGAGTGCTTTCCAAATATTCTACATAATCGTAGTTGATATTTATTTGTAAATTGTTTTTCTTAAACCATTCGTCAAATTCCCCAATATCAATTCTATATACAAAATCTAAGAAATCATACGGAGAGAATTTGGTGTATCCATAATTATCATGAAATAGCTTATGTACATCTTTATTTATGCAAGCTCCAAATCCATAAATTATATGTAAATCCTTTAGTTCATCTCTTAAGTGTTGAAATTCATCTTCACTATAATCACATACTTGTTGTTTGACTTCTATACCAGTCAACTTAAAAACTTCATCAACAATATCTCTAAAAGCGGTAGTATGATGTACATTATCAAATTCTCCACCAGTAATTACACATTTATAATTACAAAATTCCATTGATTCATTAAACCAATCTTTTGTATCAGAGCGAAGTTCCGTATATGTAGGTAAAATACCGCCTTTCCAACGACCATTAAGTTCTCCATTTAAAGGATTGATATGTCTTGGATTCTTGTCGCCAGCCCATTTGCCTTTCATACGTTTACTAATAGCTTTACATTGTTCAGGACTTCGTTTTCTACCTTTCCACCAACTATCATGGGTTTTGTAATATTCTTTTTTGGTGGCAGAAATTTTATCTCTTGCCTCTTGTGAAATAATTCTTCCTTTTAATTTTTCACTACATTTTAAACTCCTTGCAATATTAGCTCTATTTTGTGCTTCATAATTTTTACCTGAAATTCCCAAAACACCTGCATGACATTCAATTGATCTTACGGTTCTATTTGGAAAGAATATATTATGCAATTCTTCACCTGTAAAATCCTTATAATTTTCATACATTATTTTATCTTCAGCTTCAGACCATTTTTCAAAAACCGTATAATCAGGATCTAAAAATCCAGATTCTTTTTTACTACATTCTCTACATACATTTCGTAATCCGTCTATACAAGCTAAATCAATTGGAAAATATAATTTATTATTAGGTAGATCACGTCCACATTTTTTACAATGACGAGTACCAGAATAAAATAAATCTTTTTCTTTATTTTGTTCAATAATTTTTAATCTTTTTTCTTTATTGATTATTGCTTGACAGTTTTACACACTGCATTCAATCTACCAATTCTCTTATTTACATAAGAAAAATATTCATTTGTATTTGGATATTCTGCATTACATTTAGTACATATTCTTGTTTTCGAATCAACAGTAGTACCATGTGTATATCCCATAAAAATCACCTATAACCTTTCGTCCTAACCTCAAACAACAACTAAAAATAGCAGTAGAAGTGGGGAGGTTAGGTGTAAAACCCACATACACAAGAATGATCAGTTCTTATGTCTACTGCCATAATCCAACCATCTGCAATCGAAACAGTAACAATCCTCTCATAGTTGGCTATATATTTATTCTCTTTTTAAATTTCATCACAACACAAAAAGAAGCCACTTCATATGAAATGACTTCTCAAACTTTCCAATATTAAATTTCCAATGAAAGTGCAAATTCTTGACACTTATAACACGCCCTGTAGGAGTCGAACCCACATCTCTCAGATTTGGAGTCTGATATTCTAACCAATTAAACTAAAGGCGTATATAATAAAAGAGCCATCTCCAAAGGAAATGACTCTTTCTTATCAAATAAAGCCACCTCACGCATAAAGCATGAAATGACTTCATAAAAACAGAAGAGTAGTGTAACTCAACTGCAAATATTTAAATACTAGCACCTAAAGCAATAACCCCACCAGCACAAGGAAATGTTGTGCTATCTTTGCTCATTGTTAAAATATTACCTTCAACAGAAAATTTGATACTTGTTCCACCATCGGTTTCTTTTATAGGAATAATCATCCAGCCATTATAAACATATAAAATCACACCGACCGAATATTTTTCTTGTCCCGCAGAAGAAGACCAATAAAGATATGCCCCATCAGAACTGTTCAAATGAGCTGTATCAGTATACGCATTTGCCCCTCTACTTACAGATAAAATAATTCTATTGTTAAAATTCTGCGCTGTTTTTTCATTGATTTTCTTTGCACTCCACGTTTCTGTAGTAGAAGTAGTAGATACATCATTAATGGTAGTTTTTGTTTCAATGGATTTCTTTAAACTTACATTACTTTCGGTTGTCGGCTCATACATATGTGCTATATTCCCGATTTCAAGCATTGGTTTCAACACTACGTTATCAGCGGTAACACCTTCTCTGACAACAACTCTAATACCATACTGTAATAAATTAGCATCACTTGCAGTCCAAGTCATATTACCATAATTTGTGCTGATACCATAATTAAAATCATTCTTTGTCGTATCAATTCTTACAAACTGGAAATAAACAGGTGCTTGGTAGCCGATACTATTAGGCTGATTCACGCCATCTGACAATGTATAAGTCTGTCCAAGTTCAAGTGTTTTCCTATCAGAAGTATCATATGGACTTATCAATCTGAAATCAGATTCTTTTGTAGCTGTACCATTGACAGTGATAGTACCATCGACTTCATTCACTGTATATGTAACTCCATTTGATTCATAACTTGTTCCATTATAATATGGATAAGATATTAGATTTCTTCCCTGTGAAGTTCCCACACCACTAAGTTTAGCCTTTTCTTCACTTGTATAATCATTAGAAGATAATTCTTTGCCTTCTTCCTTTACAACAAAATTAGAAATATCTTGATGTTCAGTAAGATATCCTGCATCATTTGTAAACTCAGACACATTTGTTGGAACTGTTGGAATTTCTGTCTTGTCTGCTTTATTATTTAATTTTTTATCAACATCAGTAGTCTTTGCATAATCAGTCAAATCAACAGAAGTATCACCAACACATTGTACAGTTCCATCAATAAGAAGATATTCTCTATACTTATCATTTCCAGTAACAGATTCAATCTTTAACATATAAATAGTATTCTTATCTGCTGTTTCTGGTTTTGGAATTTCTGTTACAATTTCACGTTTTAAATGGTCGGCATTACTAATCTGTTCTCCAACATATGTTTTTGTCGCATAAGGTGTGAGAGTAGTAGTAACATCTGTATCAGTCTGATAGTTACTGTCATTCTGTAAACCACTTACTTTAGTTGGAATATCAGTCGAATTAGCTTTCTTTGCCAATTCAGTCTTAATCTCTGTGTCATCATAATTCTTAACACTTTTTAATCTTTCAATCTCAGTGTCAGCAATCAGTGATTTACCTTTTACTTTGTCAACCTTACCGCTAATGTCCTGATGAGTGGTCAGATATCCCTTTGCATTTAATTCTTCATCAGTCACATATTTATCAAGAGATGGAATATCGGAAGTATTTGCTTTCTTAGCAAGTTCTGTATCAACATAATTCTTGTCAACATCTACGGTTGGTACAGTAATATCAACCGATTTGTCCTCCGCAACAGTCTGTGCGACACCATTGACCTTGATAGATTCGATGACATTTTCCTCGCCTGTAGAAGAACCTGAACCATTCTTTCCGTCTTTACCACGAAGGTTAGGTGTTGTAAATGTACCATCTACTGTGGTCACATCTAACTTATAAATCGTATCTGTGTTGTTTTCATTTTCTGTGATGGTTGGTGAAACGGCATCTTTACCTGCATCACCTTTGTCACCTTTTACTTTCAAGACTTCAAGCTGTTCCTCTGTAAAGTCATCATAAGTAAATGCTTTACCATCTTTCCCATCTGCTCCGTTTACACCATTCATAACATCAAGAGTGGAAGTCTTTGCAGTTTCATTATCCAATGTATAAGAGAATGTAATTCTATTTCCACCATTAATAGGAGTGATAGAAGAAATAGTGACGTTTTTACCAACGACTGCACCGCCACCAAGTACAGTTTCAGATGTAAATTTCTTGGCAGCGACAAGAGTTTCAATACTAATTCCCATACTTATACCTCCTGCCATCCATTTGAAAATAACATCATTACCTTTGTCGCGCCATTATTGCCAATAGTTACTGTCGAACCAATATTTGCATAATGGTTGAAATCTGAAAACGAACCACTTCCTAGCTTTTTAGTTGTCGGTAAATCTTTGCCCTCATCAACAGAGTCACACACGAAACTGCAGATAATTGTATTTGGCTGACCGCCATATTCTGAACATAAAATCATTTTTCATTCCTCACTTTCTTTTTATTTAGTCGATTTTTTTATATAACAAAACCGACTGTTGAAAGTCGGTTGAAAAGTTCTATACATATGATATGTTTTTACAAAGTTCGTTTAAAATATTTACATTACAAGAATAAAGTGCTACACTTATAATTACAAAAGCATATGAGGTTCGTTTATTATGGAAAATGAAAATAAACCAATTCAAATTACAGAAACTTCAATACATAAAGAAATAGATTTATTGCAGTCGTGTATAGAACGCATGTCAAAAAATTCTTTTTCATGTAAAGGGTGGGATTTGACATTAATTACTGGTGTTTTTGTTTTAATTCAAAATGGGATAAATTACGAGTATATTTTAATCACAATTCTTCTTGTTAATTTATGCTTTTGGGTGTTAGATTCAAATTACCTTTTATTAGAACAAAAATATAGAGATAAATATGACTGGGTTATTCAAATGAGAAAAAATGGGAATACAGACTTTCAATATGATTTAAACCCAAATAATCAAAACACAATATTGTATGCAAATAAAAAACGTAGTTTAATCAAAACGATGTTTTCAAATACAATATTACCTATGTATGGTGGAATTACAATTCTAATAATTGTATTCACAATAAAAACAATTCTGGGAGGTTAAAAGATGGGAAACAAAATTTTTGTATCTTACAAATATTGGGATAGTGATGTAAAAGCAGTCCCAAAGTTCACAAAGGATACGCCGAAGGTTCGAGATTATGTGTCGTGGCTTGAAGACAAATTTACCAACAGGACTGAACATTATTACAAAGGGGAGTCCGATAATGATGATTTGTCAAAGTATTCAGAAGCATATATTTATGGAAAATTAAAAGATAAAATCTTTGATAGTTCATTAACAATTGTTTTGATTTCACCAAGCATGAAGGACTATCACAAGTATCAAAAATCTCAATGGATACCGTGGGAAATTTCATATTCAATAAGAAAAACACCTAGAAGCTCATACACGAGTCAAAGAAATGCCATTTTAGCTGTTATTTTACCCAATAAACATAATTCCTATGACTATTATTCAGAGAGTAGTTTGTTTCCGATATTAAAAGATAACATAGATAACGGTTATATCCCCGTAGTTAAGTGGGACGAATTTAAATACAATTGTGATAAATACATAAAAGACGCGTATCAATGTCAAAAAGCTACACCAGAGTATAAATTACATATAAACTTATAATCACAACCCCCATAATCCGTTTTATGGGGGTATTTTTATTATAGAGTCTGTTCAACAGTCTGTTCAAAAGTAGTAACATGACTTCTTGCAACATCAAGTAATTTCTTAATCTGTGCAATAACTTTTGTTTCATAAAGAATGACCTTTGCCATTGCTAAATCATGTTTATCTGTAAATACAGTACTATCTAACTCCGCATCAACAATTTTGTTTGCATCAACAGATAAAGATACTTCAAAGTTTTCGTCAATAGTAAACTCTTTATTGTTTAAATTAAGAGATACTTCAACAGCACCTGGATCAGATGAGATAGTAGGAATTTTATCAGTAATTACAAATTTATCCTTAAAATCAATATCTGCATATCTCAAAATCTGGGGTGTATCTTTTAGCATTTCAATTTCTGCATCGGCAGTAACAGTAGCTGTGCCAAATTCTGTCGGTTTAATTACTGTAGTATAGATATCATTTTCAATACTTCTTTCAGGTAAAATTTTCATTATTCTGTTGCCTCCTCGCTTAATAAATTGTAAAATTCTTTTAATCCGCAAATCATATTTTTAATAGTAGACTTTGACAAATTACACTGTAATTGTGGTAAATTCATATCTGTATCATTTACTTTAAAAACAAGACAATTGTTATCAAAATCAATACTCATACTTGCTTTTGTCTGATTACCAATAAGCATCTGTAAAGCTTTTAATGTTTTTCCATTGTCACTTGTAATGCTTAACACGTCGCCAATCTGTAAGTCATTTTCTGTAACCTGTAAATAAGCCATTGTATATGCACTCCTTTCTGTTATTTTTTCGTTTTCCTTTTAATCGTTGAGTTGCGGAAACAGGACTCGAACCTGCATACTCTTGGTTATGAGCCAAGTGAGCTTCCATTGCTCGTCATTCCGCTATGATAATAGGAGAGGAGCGCAACCTCTCCTTATTGTATAGATTGGTAAGATCTACTGTCGATTAATTACCAGTCAACCGACAAAGAGAATGTTGAAAATTCTCTGATATGTAAAATCAGTATAAAGCACTAACTAGCTGATATTGCACTGTACACATGCAGTTTTTAGAATTGAGAGTCACCTATAGGTAAGTCCATTCATGCTTACGAAATTGCTCCACGCTTCTAAAAATAAGAAACGAACCGATAGCCCATTTCTCGCAAAACTTACATGGATAGTTTTAATCATAAGACTACAAGATCGAAAGACACTTTAGTACAAACTTGAATTAACGGTTTTCACTATCGTAGAAAAGCACGATCACCATTCCATTATAGGTTGGAAGAAACCGATTATCCGTGGTGATGGTGGGATAAGATATACTATCCTTACTATTCGTGCGCACTCGTCTCGAATTATACAACTTATACAACACACGAATGCACCATATAGTTTTGTATAATCCACTGTAATACTGCCAGCTTATAAGGGACTAAGTAGGATAGTAGTAGGTCTTACAATGCTACATGAATAGCAAATGCCAAGATATGAGCACTTCAATCCATAGGCTTCACAAGTTTCTATGAGCAACAGTATGTTTTTTCTTGATCTTGTAAGGTCAATACTTACTGGTCAGCACGTCTGCTGGTAATTATATATTCTCTGTTTAATAGAACTGTTTTGTAAAACTCTACCGATGAATTGATAGAGCACCCCTACTCTCGTAAGAGTGTAGGCAGCTTGTTATTCTGAATTGTCCGATTAAGGATTCGTTCTATGTATTTATTCTCTGTTTTGATGGTGAGAGAGGAAGTGTTAGGCGAAAGCTTCATCTGGATTGTCTATAAACCTTCTTTTTCGGCTTCTTTCTGTAATTCTTGCTGTTTGAACTTTAGAATTTTTAATTTTTCCCTTAAATCAGCTTTAGAAGCAGGGCGTACATAGCTCTGTGAAGTTACTGAAGTTGATTTGTGGTTCGCCCATTGTGAGGCGAGATTTAAATCACCAGTATCTTCATATATTTTATTGATCGCTGTCTTCCTCATGCAATGACAATGAAAGTCCTCCAAGCCAATAATTCTACCAATTTTTCTCATCCTGTCATGAATCATTCCTTGTGTCCAAGGTATCCATTCATCTTTGTATTTATGAATAAATAAGGCATCACATTCAAGATGATCATAACCATTTGTTCTCATGGCTAACCATGTTTCAAGCATATCCTTACATGTACTGTCAAACGAAACTTCCACACGGTATCCTTCCTTCTCACGTATTGACTCAAATACCATATTATCTAAGTCGAGAGAGGATACAGTAAGTTTCTCCAAAGCACCAATTCTATTAGCAGAGAAGAGTGCGATTTCAAATAATAACTGATCTTGTATTGTCCATTTATTATTCTCTGTCTTATATAAATCTGCTCTAATAGCTGCAATCTGTTCATCATTTAAGAAATAATGATTAAGAATCTGTTCCTCGTTAGCTTTTTTCATTCTGTCAAGTTTACCATCAAAAGGATGATATTTAACAAATCCACGCTTCATAGACCAAATATAGAATGAACTTACGGCAGAAATCTTCATATTGATTATCTTCTTATGATTCATCAATGTTTCCTGACAGAAAAGCATATATGCTTCCATAATATCAACTGCATTTTCCATAAATTCATCAGAATATAAATCTAATTCACCATAATTTTCTCCTAACCACATGAGAAAATGTCGGAACAATCCTTTATATCTCTTGTATGTAGTATCTTTTACATCACGATTTTTGATGATATTAGACTGTAAATATTTTTCATATTTCTTCCAGTTCTCTTCATAAATAAATTTCTCTTTATCAGGAGTGAAATATTTCACCCTTGTTATTTTTTCTTTTGACAATATTTCAGCCTCCTTTTCTATTTAAAATTAGTGGGTGGAGTAGGAGTCGAACCTACGGTGTTTCTTATGTGGGAGATTTACAGTCTCTTGCCCTCGCCTCTAGGCATATCCACCCATAACAAAAAGAGTGCGCAGCATACACCACACACTCCAAAATTCTACCAATTAAGTAACTTGCGCCACTCATTCATTTCATCCTGAATTTCGCAATATCTCAAAAGCATATCTCTAATACCATCTAAATATTTTCCCTCAATATCTTCGATGGCTCTCTCATAAGTTTCCCTATCTACGGATTTTCCATTAACCTTGTAAGTGGCAGAAGAAGTAGCAGCCATATCATGACAATCACAATTCTCACAATCGTAATCTAAGTCACCAATCTCTACTTCATATACCTCATCAGCTTCAATCTTTGGAATAATCTTAGAATTGCAATCATCAAAGATATATACGATATCAGCTTCAACAAAGATATAACCATCTTTTCGCTTTACAGGTTCACACCAAATTTCATCATCCAATAAGCTGACAACGAAAGCATCATCATAATTATCCCATTCAGGACTTGCAAATTCAGTGGCAAATGCAATACCATAACCCATTCCAACAAGTTCACGAATAATCTCTTTTGCATCTTCATACTTTGCAATAACGTCTACTGAATTATATTCATCATCAGATTTCACTCTGTCATATGCGTTTGAAACAGCACAAGCAAAATTTACATAGTCTTCAAAATGTAATGCTTTTATAATAATCACATCCTTTCAGATTAAGCAAAAATCTCTTTGAGAGCTTTAACAATTTTTACACAAGCCTCTTTGTGAGCTGGTTTTACCCATGTATCCCCTTTGTTTGCTCCCATCATTACTTTACCTGTTCTTTCAGGAACGTCCTTTGATTTTACTTTACAAACACCAGGAATAGTAACCTCATCACCTGCTTTAACTGCATCTGCAACAACTTTTGCCTGTGCGTCTAAAATTTCAGCTACAGCCTTCTGTGGAATATTGATAGACACCTCATTCTGAATTCCTTTAATTAACTCTGATTTTGTCATTTTAAATTTTCTCCTTTATTTTCCTTTAATATTTTTTTGTAATATAAAAGAGGGTAGCATCCATATAAGGCACACTTCCTCTGATAGTGGCTTTGTCAGCCCAAATAAACCATCAAAATGATTGCAAAAGTATAAAAAAATACAATCAAAATGATTGTTTTCAATAAGCATTTAATTCAATTTAAATACATATTCAGCCGTCCTACCTTGTCCTTGTTCAAATTCAAACATTGAACAAGAGGCATTGGATGCTGCATTTAAAGTCATAGAATATGGATCAATGCCAATTACTGAACCAACAGATAATACTGCCGAATCAATTCCAATCTCTTTAAGAGCATCATGGTGAACGTGTCCAGAAATTGTATAGTCAATATGAATACCATATGTGCGTGACACTTCTAATAAATTATTTTTTAGATTTTTCTTTTCTCCGTGGAAGCCAACAACACAATAAGTTGACATTATTGAATATGTCATTCCTGTCGGATTTTCAAGAATAACAATATTCTCATTATCTCTCAATCGTTCTTTGATAAGAGCCATCATAATTTTGCTAACATTTTCATCTGGAAATGTGTTCTTTTTCCCATCCAATAGTCTTAACTGATTATGGTTTGAATCAAAAACCATCTGGAATTTTATTGACACAAATTTACTAAGTTGATTTAGCCAATTCGCTAAATAATTAGCATAACGAATACTTGATTCAATAACACCGTATCTCAATCTCATTAACTGAGACATACGCAAACAGCCATCTATGCCATCTCCAAGTTCAATAATTGACAACTCAGTAATTCCAAGTTCTTCAATTTTGTCAATCACTTTATTGAATAAGATTGCCATTCTTTCCTCGAAAATTTCAGGAGAATACGCATTTATAGTTCCATTGTAGAAATCTTTTATCTCAAACTCACACCCATAGTGGCAATCGCTAATCGCAAGAATCCATGATTTTTTGTTAAAAGTTGGTTCAATACGAACAGGAGATGATAATTTTGGTAGAAATGAAATAGCTTCACTAATTTTTTCTGTAATTAATTCATCTCTTGCATCCTCTCTAAGCCACTTATTGTATTCTAACTTTTCAGTTTGAAGCTTTTTTCGCTCTTTTTCAAGTTCTCTTTGAGCTAACTGAATCTCTCTTAACTGGGTATCTGTATCAACGAACCTAGACTGATTGGCTTCTAACATCTTCTTAAAAGCCTGATATTTTTTACGATAGGTGCTTTCACCATAATCATTACCAGTAAGCTCATTAATTATATTAGCGACATTCTGCCAAGAACCTATCTGGTCTTTATCTTCACATATCCTGTAGATAAGTTCCTCATCTGTTTCATTTTCAAATCGCTTATAAGAAGTTATGGTAATCACATCCCTTCTTACTCTTCATCAGACGGAACATCCAGCTCCTCATCTGTCTTTAATGCAACAGTAAAATCAATTACCTGATTCTTAAATGAAGTAAGTAGATCGGCTACTTTTACTTCCTGCTCCATATCATTCTCATCTGTGTATGTAATAGTAGTACAATCCTTTGAAAGTGTACCTGCTTTTACTGTTAATTTGTCTGTAGTTGTTCTTGTGAACTTTAATTTACTAGCTGCCATTTTTCAATCTCCTTTTTCTCCAATAAAATAGGAGAGCGGTGCGCCCTCCTTAAAATAATTCCTCAATATTTGTAATAATGTGGTCAGCAACGCCTTTTTCAATAATCTCATTAGCGTCTAACCACCAATTTTTACGATAATTTTTATCATACTCACTCTCAGTAATCTTTGTATGGTTTAAAATAAACTGTTTTGTATCTTCCTCGATTTTCTTAGTTCTCTCTAAATCATCAAGTACCTTACCAGTGTCTCCATAACTACCTGTAGAACCATCATGAATGAGTGCTTCAGTGGATGACAGGATATATCTATTACCCTTTGGAATACCCATGAGCAAAAGCCCACCAGCGGAGTAACATTTGCCCATCCCAATAGCATAAACCGGTGTCTTAGAAAGATTACAGATATTAATAAGCTCGTTTATTGCATTAAGAGAGCCACCATTTGAATTAATCCAAATCTTAATTGGCTTTCTTTCGGCAATTGCTATATCCTTGTCTTCTCTATTCCATTCAACTATTTCCTGAGTCCATTCTACAATCCAATCATCAATATCTTGATTAATAAGAATTTCACGATTACTTAATCGCTTATAATAATCAACAAGAGTAGGATCTGCAAGTTTGTAATTTGCTTCACTTCCTAAATTATCAAACTCTAACTGTAAATAATCTTTATTCATAGGCATTTAGCCTCCAACTTCATAATATTTTCACATTATACTGTGAATTTTAATCCAGAATTTGCAATAACAACTCGTGTTGATTTACATTGCTTTTCAAATTCTTTATCTAAAGCCTTCTTCAATGTCTCTTTTGCTAAATTTGATCCATGATGCAAAACAATTTTTTGGCAATTAATTGCCGTATAATCTTCAACGAGTTGTTTAAATGGTGCGTGTCCAGACATTGATTTTAAAGAATATGAAGCGCATCTGCATGGATATTCTTTCTGGTCAATAGTAATAGATTTACGCTTATTATCTTTTAAAAGGGATGCAAGAGATCCATCTGTACTAAATCCAACAAACAGAATAGTGGCATTGGAATTTGGCACATTCTGTTTTAAATGATGACGTATGCGCCCCACCTGACACATTCCACTTGTACTTAGAATTAAACATTCCTCATCGCTCGATACAAGCATCTTACTTGACTCTGGTTCTCTTACAAAAGTGAACATATTGCTTTTAAGCATTTCATCAAATAACTCTTTGTCCTCTCCGTCTAAACATCTTGAATAATCTTCAAAAATTTTAATAGAAAGTGGTGAATCAATATAGACATGTGGTTTCCATCCAGAATCTTTGTACATTCTATAAATCATAAGAACTAATTGCTGAATTCGAGACTGTGCAAAACTTGGTATGATAACACGACCATGCATATCATGAATCTGTGTCTCAATAATAGATTTGAATTTTTCTAAATCATTTTTTCGTTCTTTATTACCAGTTTTAATGTCTGGTTTATCTCCATATGTAGATTCACCTATAACAATATCTGCTTTATCCACTTGTTGATATTTTCCTACAAAATGATTGTCAACGACTTTATTTCCAATGTCTCCTGTAACAAGAATTGTTTTTGTAAGTCCGTCAATAGTAATATATAATTTTATTTGACAACTTCCAAGAAGATGTCCACTAGGAATAAGCTCAAAAGCAATTTCATCATTTATAATAATCTTTTTATTCATTGAGTATGTTAATGTATGCTCTAACATTTTATCCACATCTTCCTTAGAATATAATGGCTGATAATTTTTATTATGCTGTGAATTAATTAATTCAACATCTCGTTCACTAATAAAAGCAGAGTCATACGACATGTCTCTTAAAACTTCAATAGAGCCTTCTGAGATTATTGTGGCACCGCAACATCCTTCCTTATACAATCGTGGAATTAAGAGGCAATGATCTCCATGGTTATGTGTTACAAAAATGAAATCAATATCTTTTGGTTTAAATTCCTTAAATTTTCTTTTATTAACAAGAAAATCTTCATATCTATTGTTTGTTTGATGTAAACCACAATCGACAAGCATTTTATAATTTTCAGTTGTAATTAAAATAAGACTTCCTGTTACATCTTCCGATGAAGGAGAGTCTACAAAAGAAATTCGAATTGAATTTTTCTTTTTCTTTGCGATGGTATTCACACCACCTTCCTTAAATATTTTGGTTACTTAATGCCAATTAAATTTTCATACTGTTTATGAAGCTTTTTGTTTTTGTAACTTTCTGCAAGATAATACGTTCTACGGTGACGAGAAACCGTGTGACTAATTCCTTCATACCCAAACGGTACATCTTTTGAAATTAAATATTCCACTTCTTGCTTTGTAATCTTAATTATGTTAATACACATCCTTTTCCTAAAATTTCTCACATATTAGTGAGATAGTAGTTGGGATTACAAGATTTGGACTTGTGACAGACACGGTTTATAAGACCGCCGCTCTAACCAGACTGAGCTAAATCCCAAAAATAAAAACCTCATACCGAAGTATGAGCTTTTTATGTAATATGTAATATAGGCTGAGATAATTGACCTAATACACTACCGTCTATTGCGGTTGGACACAATTTATCACACTGCTGATTAAGCAGTAGGTAGTAACAACACCAGTTTTGACATAACTGGCAAACTCTTACCACAAAGTATCATAGATTTCCTTTCTACACATTCTTCCTTGCGGGATTCATAGGTTGCGTCCTATTAGAGTTGCACATACTTGTACTTTCTTATATAACACCTTGCGAGCGTTATATACCACCATATTACAGATGGATAAGTTGTTTTTATCTTCATGGTCGTACACACTTTTGCTGTTTTATAATTTTCTTTTAAATATTATTTACCTAAAATAATCTAATTTCTTTCAAAAGTATGTACTTATTATGGACGATGAGGTGTACATTTGACCATCCGTACCTTTTGAGTACAGCCCAATCATCACCATCCTGCTCGGATTGCGATCTCCTTACTTTTTGATTCCATCCCTGTTTTTCAACTTAAGAGATATTACCAAAATCCTACCAGCGGTTGTACTTGCGGTATTCCCACCAATAGTACACAAATCATACCCACATTTCTGTGTTACTACAGTGCCTATTTCAAGACACCCACCAATCAACCATATTCGCCAACAGTTGTCCTTGAATAGAAGGTTGGGCGTAGATTTTATGTGTTTTCCGTCAAGCTGTATTGCTACAGTCGCAGCCTTATAATACGATAAGAACCACTTTATACATGTCACCATGCTTATCTTAGAATTTTCATCCTCTGATCCGAAACCGACCAGTTCCCATATAAAATGGGAGAGTTGCTGAAGCACAGGAGTCGAACCTGTTATTTCATGAGAATGAGTCATGCGTGATAATCCGTTTCACTCGCCAGCAATAATATGTTTGAGAATAATCGGTAACCGTACTACAAGAATTGTGGCACAGTTACCGACACATATAAGAAGAGGAGTACAATATGAAGTACCAATCTTAGAAATAATCTTTAGAATTGTTCAGAACCGCCAATGATTAGTAAGCGATGGGAAGTTTCACATTGAGTTCTCCGCCTCAAACATTAACGTTCGCATTTATGGCTGCGTACACCACATGCATTTATTGTAGCCTCAGCATGATACGAGATCCAAATCACTGTCCTGAATTTAATTTGTATTATATGGTGTCCGTTTAGGACGTTGTTAAATCGTTGTCTCTCGACAATTATATATTCTCTGTTTTATCAGCCAAGAAAAGCTGATTTCATTGTTTTATATTCGGGGCAGATAATGATACGTCTGCCCCTAGTATACTTTTTAAACTTGCAAGCCCTTACTTATTACACGCATTGGCAATGGCGTGGGAGTTTACTAACGTAACTCTGCGCTTTCTTCCCTCCATATTACACCCATTGTTAAAATCGCTGGAAGCCTTGATTTTACTAGCTTTTTGTGAATTATTTATAAAGTTACTAAGTAAAATTTGTGCAAAAATACTAATTAAAATTCAGCAAGAACTTATCTTTGTTCATTTTATACAAACAATTCAACATCTTTCTAGTATATTTTTGACTTTTATTATAAAAAATACTACCATTATCTTTTGGCTCAATTCCAAGAGAAGTCTCAATCAACCTATTTATAGTAACAATATTTCCTACTTTTATCTTACTTAATTCATCAAGAACAAGTTTTGATCTATCAATGATTAATTCAGTAGACATTTCATCATCTAAACAAGAATTAGATTGAATAGCTTTAATATAAGAATCATATTCTTCAACAATCTGTCTAATTTTTGTCATTTGTCTATTATTTGCATATCCATCCATTTTAACAAAAAAATATTCAGTTGGGATTGTTTCAACAGTAGAAGCGTTCTGAATTTTATTAATCCAATCTTCAAGCCAGTTCATAGGACATAATAATTCTCTATTAATACGACTTTTAAGTTTGTTTTTCGATTCATCAACTTCCTCTTGCGGTAGTTCTTTACCATCTTTGGTGTATTTAATTTCTCTGGTATATTTCATAAACTCAGGGAAATCGTACTTTTTATACTTTGGCTTACCTGATTCCGTATAACCAACGATTCTTTTAATGTTCATGCAAGAGAGTTTACTAATTCTATCAATTTCTTTGTTGCCATCAATTTCATATTCTCTTTTGCATCCATCAATAATAACCTGTGCAAGAACAGAAAGAATAATAAAATTGTCATAGAGTTCTTTAAGTTTTTTCTCATCAGGATTATCTTTTTGTAATTCCGTCCAATAATAAGTCATTGCCAACTGAGCCAAATTACTTGAATATCCGATTCCCATACGTGACTTTGAAAACTTGTTATCCATAGCAGCATAATCTTTTTTTGTATTATTGTAGGTAATACCAGACTCTTGTAATGCATTTACAATAGTATAAAAATCTCTATAGCATCTTTCTGCACATTTGACCATTGTTGATTGATTTGTGACAAGCATAAAATCCGAGTCTTCATCCATCCCATTTGCCCTGTCTTGAATATCTGTATGAATACAATTAACTGCTATTATATTTTTACTAAATGCAAAATACTTATCCATTTCTTTAGAATAGACATTATGTAAATAGCATATATTGTTCGGGGAATTATGTGGATTTCTAAACGCTGCAAGATATTCATTATCATCAAAACGTTTAGTATAACACTGAATACAATTAGATTCTTGAGAAAGTGTTGGATCTTTTTCAAAATCCTCACCAACAGAATAGAGCAGAAGTGCATAAGGGTTACCACATACAGTCAAATTATCACCATTGACCATAATTTTTCCTTTTCTCATTCTAAAAACATATTGTTTAATTATCTCTTTCTTTTCATACCTAAAAAATTTACTATTTCCAAACTCATGATTTTGAGCATATAAATCAGCAAGCATTTCATAATGATTTACTTCATTTGCATTCTTTCTAAGAAACTTTTCAAATTCATCATTATCACGCTTAAGTAATTCAACATAATCAATGCTAATCTGAGCAATATCTTTCACATTATCCTTCGTACATGGAAGAGTATTAATCATTTGATAACTCAACTGTTGATATTGTCCTAATTTACTTGGGTGGTCAGTTTTTACAATGCCCCACATATCACCATCAGAATGAATTCTTTCGCACCAATAGTCATATGCTTCAGTAATATTATTACCCATTAAGTCTTGAAATTTCTTCCATTTAATCGCATTATCAGTGGTTATCATCTTAATATCTTTTAAATAATGCCATTTACCAAACATATCTTGAACCTGGTATGTATTGTAATTATATCCATTTTTATCACACCAATCTTTAAAGAATTTTTGAAGATAACTCTTAAAAGCACATGTTTTAAAAAGGTGATTTCTGAGTAATGCCATTCCGTTAATATACGATGGGAGACGAAGATAATTATAATCAGCTTCGATTAGTGCCATACCATCCCAAATTGTATTTTTAACTTGACGTTTTTCTTCGGATACAACACATTTTTTACGTTTTTCAATTACCTTTTCGTTTTTGTTAGTTTCTTTATTTTTCTTTTTGATTTCTACTTCGTATTCTTCTGCTTTAACAACTTTTGTCATTGTTTCAAAAAAGGAATCCTGATCTTTGAGAATTAGAATATCCTCAACAGGTATATGAAGTGTACCAATAATGGTAGATGTGGTAAGTGGAGCATAGGCTGACATTTCAACGATTTTCGCATTGTCATGACTCATTTTTTTCCCAAGTCCAATTGTTAGCCAATCATATGCAATGTCATATAATTTACTATTTATGAAAATAACTTGTCCAAGTTTAGCTTTGGCACTTGTACGAAAAAGCATCTCATAATGAATTGTTTCTTCTTTAATTGTTCCGTCTCTGCGTTTACGTTTATATGTAACATTAACACCATTCTCATAAAAATATTCTCGAATTTCATCTCGTGATTTTTCATCATACAGATCTTTTCTATCTTCAACTTTTTGTAATGCCTGTTTAATACGTTCCTTAGAATCACCATCAGTATCATTAAATAACTTTTCTAATCGAGTATGCTCATTATCATAAGAGCGACTTCCAAATTCATAATCAAGACAAATTATATCTCGTGTACTTTCATTTTTTTTACCAGATTTTCCTTTATAAATATTTAATCCGTTCTTTTGCAAGAAAAAACTAAATAAACTGTTGTTAAACATAGCATCAGTATATGTAAAATAATCTCGTGTTCCAAGATTAACATCATACAACATACCAGCACTAATATTTTTTATTTTAATTCCATATTCACTCATTCAGTATATCATCACCGCCTTAACCTAAATTCTCCCAAAATTCATCTTCAGAATCATAGCCACCATAATCTAAACTCTCTGCAAACTCATGAGATGATTTTGTAGAAGCTTTGTAATAACATTGCTCCAATTCAGAACATTCTTCACATCTGAAATTATTGTCAAATTCACATTCCGAAAGTTCATCTACAATTAACTCCTTCATTTCTCCAACATTGTCAAAATTATTATTCATATAAAATTTACCTCCACTTATATATTCTCCAAATGAAATTTCTATTTCGCTATATCACCAAATATAAGTTTCCCAAACTGGTCTGAACTTAATAGTTTATTATCAATTACACCACCGTTTTTATCCCTTAATACACACATAAGTCCATGTTCAAAATATCGATCGTCACAATTAATTTCAAAAAATGTCATATATTTACCATCGTTTAATTCAACTTTCATATAATTTAAGTACTCCTAATCCACAAAATATACATCCACATACTTCATGCCTTTTATTTTTGCAATTCTGTATGAAGTAAACCCATCTCTCAGCACAAAATCCTTATCAATAATAATAGTAGAAGAGAAGTGTCCTGTTTTCTCAAAGTAGTTCATTTTCTCATTCATTTTCCATGTCTTTACATAATCCCAACCAGGCTGAATAATAATGTCATCAACTTTTACACTATATGTATAACCTGTTCTGTAATGTTTTCTAAATAATTTAAATAGTCTTTTCATGTCTATATTCTCCATTTCTACCTCTTTCTTCTGCATTCTTTTTACATTGTTTGTCAAAAGCAAAATCTCTAAAAATTCGATCTGCGACAGAAGGTGCTTTATCTTTTCGAGGGCAATCTGTGCAGAAATCATATTCTGTGATTAGTCCTCCGTATGCATTCTGATACTTATGGTTCTTTGATTCGATAGTTACTGTTTTGTTCATTAATTAGTTCTCCTTTACTGTTTAAAAATTTGTTCATTGCAATCAGCTCCTTTTGAGTGCTGCGTTAATTGGTTACATATATTTATTCTCTATTTCAATTACGACTTATTGCCGTTTTTAATTTCTCCAAACGAATCTACATTGTAGATTTCTAACATCTTAGCAATAGCCCATTCGATTTCTTGCTCATAACCTTCTTTATTAAGCACATATATATTTGGTACATTTTGTGGTGGTTTCTTTGGATTAGGTTGAACGCTACCAACTTCTTTTTTGATTAGAAGTGGTTCTTTGTCGCCAATAGAAGATGTGAGATATTGAATACATTGATTGATTGTATCTTTTGACATAGAAAGTTCTTTTGACATAGATTCTATACTTCGCCAAAAAGCTTCTGGTTTAGTTTCAGGGTTATACATAGTTTCTTCATTATCTTTATTTTTGGGACGAATGAAAATATACGAATTAATATAAAGAAAAGCCATTAATATATTCTCTTTATTAATACTAGATTCATTCATCATAATAAAATCAAGCTGAGAAGATGTGATTTTTGAGAACTTATCAACAGCATCAAAATTTTCAGGAATGATCTTAATTTCAATGCCAGTATCATACCCAAGTGTGTCAAGATCCTGTTGAACTTCAATCATTTTGTTGTTGATCATGTATTCCAGTACATCAAGAATTTCTTGAACAGCTTTCGGTCTGCGTTTGTGCGTCTTGTATCCGTAGAAATTTAAAACTTTTCTAAGAGTAATCCAACTATAGTCTTCGTAAGACCTATATTTATCAATAAGGATATAGGTAATATAGAATTTACGACTAACTCCATATTTAGTTTTAATGTTTCCCTGAATATAGTTATTTGGAAAACGAGTAAAGTATTCTGTTTTCTGTTGCAATAAAAATTCCTCCTTTATATGTGATATTTATTTATTCTTCATTTGAAATTAAGTGGAAGAGAAATTTGCGAGCGTTCAGTAAAGTAGGTCTAAACCCCCACTTGTTTGTTTTATTTTTGAAATTGGTATGGGATGAAACCTACTTTGCCGAACTGAAAGAAGATATATAACATTATTAATAAGACAGACTATTACGCTTGTATTTCGCTTACGCTTCATACAAGCTCTAAAAAACTTTTTGATTGTTGGTGGTTGTTTATTAATTGGTGTTTTTGTTTTAATTGTTTATTTGGTTTTTTATTCCTTTCTATATTGATACTTATATATTCTCCACATAAAAAAAGGTAGATGAGAAATCATCTGCCTTTAATAATATAATGCGTATTTTATTCTTCTGTTTCTTCCTCAATAATATAATCAGCACATAACCAATCTGATTCTGGCTTTGCAATTAATCTTGCATCCATATAAGCCATTTCCATAGTAAGACATGTTTTTGCTTGATAATGGTTGCCTCTTCGTTTTTCAAGAACCAATGCAATATCTGGTTTATCATCCTTTGTAAAACATAATGGAATCATTAATTGGATCTTTTCTTGATAATAGTGCGGAATGGCTAACTTATAATTGGCAGTTACTTTTTGTATAGCAGTATCAATATAACCTTTTAATACCTCTAATGGTCTTTCACTTTCTTTGATACAGTTTGGTAATCTGTTGTATGTATTTAAGTCATCTAATATGTGATTATAATTAGGATGCACCTTACAATGCCAATCAAATACTAGAAGAGTAGTATCCTGAAAATAATCTGCTCTTTCTGGAAAATCTGCATCAACATCAAGAGATGTTAATTCATATTCATCTTTAAATCCTTTAAAATACCATTTTTGTACCGAATCATCAGTTAAATACCTTTGATTTAATTCGCCATATGCATAAATTGATATATAACGATCAGTGAATAAACCAGTATTAAATAAACAATATTCATCAGTTTCAATGATTTTGTGTTCACGCTGCAATTGATAAAATGTGTTTAATAGATAATTTTTTAGAATTGCATTATCATTTTTATTTTCAAAATTCCAAGACTCTTTTATAGCTTTTTCAGCAAGCGATTGAATTTGAGAATTATAATCTCCCCAATACATATAATCATATAATTTTATTAGTTCCATATATTCTATGCCTTCTTTTTGAAAAGTTTCTTTTAGTATAGCATTTTTTCTTGATATAGAAAAGAATTTTTCTGGAATCTTAAGTTCTTTATAAAATGTTTCATAAGGATTATCTGTATATTCTTGAATATGACGTGCTGATAATCCTTTTTGAAAAATTGCTTTTTGATACGCTTCTTTTTCTGATTCAGCATAAATTACAATTATGTTTTTGTATACATTTCCGAATTCTTCCGTTGTTGGTACTAAATATGTGTTCATGTGTTAATTCCTTTCGTTGAATGTATTTTATTGGTTCATAGCTATATATTCTCTGTTTGAAATTTATTTTACTTAAAATTTATTTTCCGTATTTTTTATGAATAGTAGCGGGATATGAGAAAGATTTATTGTGTGGTTTTTATGTACCCCATTATGTATTGGACTAAATTAAAGAAAATGAGGGTTATTTTTGATTTTAGATTATTAGGTATGCAATTTATCATTGAAGTGGTTTTGATTGAAATTTAAGTAGATTTCGTGCGATTTAGTCTAAGGATTGAGTGTTGAAATTAGCTGGTGAGTGGTTGGGTTATTGATTGTAAGGATGAGATATGAGAATTTTTATTTTTTGAATTAGATGTGGTTTGAGAATTTATGTCATGATTATTGGATAATTTTTCGTGAAAACTGGTTATCGGTGAAAATGCTTATATATAAGGAAGATTTTGAAATTGTGGGTGAATTTTTGGTGAGCTGGAAGTTTGATTTTTGGGTTGTGAAGTAGCTGAAATGCTTGATTTTAGTGGGTTTTGACGATATGGGGTACGATAAAGGGTAGATTTTGTCTGAATGACAGATTTACCTTATTTTTATTGGATTTCTGACGATTAAGAGGAGGTAAATTTTTAGAGTTGGTGTATAGATGAACCTGCTATTAGGAACGCTGCAAAACAACCAGTCCATTTCAGTTTTTGCCACCCCTATACCACAAAAAACACGGTATTTCTATCTTTTTCCGTGGAATTGATAATAGAACAAATGTTCGATAAAATCAGATCTGGACTGTTAGAGCAGAACATACTCGAACATGTGTTTACATTATATTTTTATCGTATTTTTTGAAATTTATTATTGACTATCACACTATCATGTGATATTATAAATAATGTCAATAGTACATAGCAACACACGAAAACATTTTTTAAAAGTTTTAAAAAAGTCCTTGACAAACACACAAACGCGTGATAACATAATCTCAACAAAACAAAGAACCACACAACAAAGTGTTAAGGCACTGCAAACTCACATAGTTGCCAATTCAAAAGTTTTTGTTGACAATCACACGAAAATGTGATATAGTATTATCAAGTCAAGCAACAACGACTTGAAAAGGGTGCAAAGTCTAGCACACCTTACACCCTTACATAGTGGATTCATTGAACCGCACACTGCAATTCTTATTCTATCACGGTTCAGTGAAAAATTCCACAAAAAGTTTCAAACCTATATAACACCGTTTACTCGGAAGTAGTGTATTGAACACTATGCGCGTATGGGATGCACTTTGACAACTTCAAAACCCAGTCATGATTGAACGATTGAAAAACAGTCTTTCTAAAATGCTCATGTGGAGCGGTTAGATTGTAATTTGATTTAGTAGTCATGCAACAACGTGGGAGAAAACGTTGGACGGTAACTACGCCGTGCCTAAAATAAATGAGATAGGCTCTAAGCAGTTGGTTTAAAGGTTGAATAGTTTACACAATAACTAGCTCTGCCTTACTTCTAAAGAATAGAAGAAATAGGCGTTATAAATACATAAGTCATACATAGTTAGAAGGGTGGACAATCAGATCTACACTACCAGTCTACCCTTTTATAGTGTGCATGACACACTCAACAAATAAAAAATCATGGGAACTACACAATAACTCCCAACAAAAAGGTGTAGAGAATAGGAGTATACTATGGCTAAAAATCAGATTAACTTTACAAAAATGAGCAAGGAAGCAACTGCACAGTTACACTCTTTTAAAGAATCTGCTCTGGCAATTGCTACAGAAGATTTACGGTATAAAGCCGAGATTAAGCCACTCAAAGCACAGTTAGAGAACATTCTTGCGAACCGTCAGAACGACCTTGACAACGGGTTGTCTGTAGAAGAAGTGTCTGCAAAATTCCCAAGAATTGAAGTAGACAATAAGATCCGGAAGGCTGAAGCTGCGCACAAGGCTATTGTCGAACCACTCACAAAGTCTATGAAAGATACTTATATCTTTATCCCGGAAGGTATGCATGACGCTTATACAAAAAAAATCAACGAGCATAAACGTGGTGACTTTTTGGAAGCAATTAAAACATTTCTTGAAAATCTCGGCATTGAAGGATGTTCTCAGGCACAAGTCAGCAAATTGGCTGAAAATATGTCGGATATGTTCGGGGCAAGATATGCACAGTCTAAAAAGATTGTGAATGAAGGTACACTTCACACAGCTATTAGCAAAGCACAGTTCAACAAACTTTTCATGGCTGTATTCTGCGATATGTACATCAAATAAGTAACTTGTAAACATGCAATAAATCCGCTATACTATAACTAGGAAGGCGGTGGAAGGATGGAAGAAATGAATAATCAGGAGACAATTAAAATTTGCGTAGAAGAATTTTCACGCTTACAGGAATGGATGAAAATGGCAGAAAAGGAAAGCGCGTTATATGAATCCATGAAAACACGTTACAGAGATTTAAAAGTTATTCTATCCGCTTTGGGTGTAAATGTAACGGAACTTGACACAATAAAAGAATAGTGCATAGTTAGAGGAGCAGATCAACGCAAAAGGTCTGCTCTTTTATAGTGTGCATTATTGACATATCACACAATAATGTGATAAACTAGGAGGTGTTAAAAGTGAAAGAGAGGTAATGTTATGATTATATATAAAAAATTGGAAGGCATTTTAAAAGAAAAAAACATGCAATGGAAAGATTTATGTAACGCTGGAATTTCTGTAAATATGCCAACTAAATTTTCAAAAAACAAACCAATGAATACGGATATTATAAATAAAGTCTGCGAATATCTCCAAGTCCAACCAAGTGAAATAATGGAATGGATACCAGATGCAGAATATAACAAGGCAAATGCTGAAATTGCCTCAATCGAAGCACAAATAGCAGAACTTGAGGCAAAGAAAAAGCAACTACAAGGTAAATAATAATGCGTCAAATATAACCAACGCACCAATCAAGCACCCAATTTTCGGGTATTATTTCATTATAATCAAAGAAGGGAGAATGTAACCATGTATGAAGTAGTAGACAAAAACAGAAGAATCTTATTCGCAAATAAGGCAGATACAGATAATTATAATGACTATTTGAAAAATGGATTAAAAGTCATTAGAACGCAAGGCAGAACATATTATTTCAATAACGGAGACAGGCTAATTGATGTAAGTTATTTAGGTAAAAAGATTTATGTTCTGGAAACACGAACAGGAAAAAGAATTACAAGTGGAAAGTTACAGAAAAGACATATTGCAGTAATTTAAGCATCTAACGGAAATTAAAATCTGTTAGGTGCTATTTTTATACCCAAAAATAAGGAGGAAACAATCATGAAATGCAAAATAATTTACGCATTCACAACAGTAGCACTCATTTTATCTGCCTTTTTAATAGGTAGAAATACAACCAATTGGGCAGATACTTATTGTAATTCTTCCCTAGAAATTACAGATTGGAACACAGATGGTCATGAACTGTCAATGGTTCTTTCGGATGGAAGAGAAATCTACGCATATAAATAAGGAGGACAAAACTATGTCAGAAAAACAGAAAGCAATCCACAACGCCTATTGTGATTATGAAGTAGCAAAGGCAAAACAGTCGTCACGGATTTATTCGGTACGATCCGAGGTTAAACGGAAACCACAGGGAATTAAAACGCATAATATGAGCAAAGCGATGTTAGCACTTGAGTTAGCATCGCTTTTTTAATGCACAGAAGGGAGAATATATACATATGATAATTATTGCATCAAACGGACTTGAAGTAATCGACAACAGACCAGAAGCAGAAATTGCGAACTCAAATAGGCAGCATTTTGAAGAACGCTATGCCAACGAACAGAAACACAAGCTTGCAGAGCAGTTAAAGCGAAACAAACATCCATTCGCTGCAAGGCTTATGTCTGCATGTGGAATGTTATAGAAAGGAGATTCTAATATGTATCAGTTTGGATCTAATGAGTATGGAAACAAAGGTGGATTTAAAATTACTTGTCAGTGTGGGCGAGAGGCACGTATTGTGCCAATTCACTGCCGAGATAATGAAAAACTTAAAATCACGCTTGAGATTCGGTGCGTTTGTGGGAATAAGTACGGCGCAACAATTCATGAAGAAGGGAGAATAAAATAATGAACGAATTATTACGGAATCAGATGTTAAAGGCAAACTACTATGCCTTGCTTTTAGCAGTATCTAAAAATGTGTCAGCAAAGGAAGCATTGATCGAGATGGGAATCTCACCAGATGTAACAACTAAGGAGGTCGTAAATGCCTAAAGGATATACAGTACCAAACGGATATATGGGATTTACAACAAAAGGTTACATGCTTTTTGAAACGGAAACCGCATATTATGAGTATCTGCTTGCGGAGGTAGAGGTATGAATGAAGACCATGTAAAAGAAATCAAACACAATCTTTGTGTGAATTGCGGTGACAGATGCTGGTGTCACGGGATGCAGAGTTGTGCGGATGCAAACAAATATGTGAAAGAAGAGAGGAGAAGATAATATGCAGAAAGTAGATTTTGTTGAGGGAGAATACATAAATAAAGAAGATCTTTTAAGATACCTCAGAATCCTTGATTATCATATGTCGAGAGAAGAACTGATCGAGAAGGTGGGAGAAATGCCGGCAATAACATTAACAGAGGGAAACGCCAAGGATGTCTGGGATAGCCGGATTGCAAAAATCATAGAATAAATGTGTGAGGAGGCACATGAATGAATTATGTTACCTATGAAGAACCGCTGAAAGGCAAAATCTCTACAGAAAATCAGTTGCATAAAGTCTATAGAGACTTAACGGGTAAAGCAGAATATCCAGATTTTGAGTGTTGGAAAACAGATATGCTCAAGTCTGGCATATTTGAAAAGTTTAATAACTAAACGGCAAGCGAAAGCAAGCCGTTATTTTTATGCAAAAAAATATTATAAGGAGGACACAATTATGTGTAAAAGAGTTTATTTAAAGGCAAAGGAAGCAGAAATGGAAATGCAGGAAGCACGGAATGCTGAAGGATTCACGGGTAAGAATGAGAAGCTTTTAATCGCAAATATGGTAAAAGCCGCACGAAATAACTCACGGATCGGAGATAAACTTCTCATGGTAATTGATCCAAAAGAAATCCATATTCCAGACTGGCAAAGACGGATCAAATTGGAAAGAGCTTATACAATCGGAAACAATTATAACTCCTATAAATGGGATGAACCGAAAGTATTACTTCATAACGGAATTCTTCTTTGTATTGATGGTCAGCATAGAATTTATGGCGCATTCAAGGCAGGTAAAGAAGATGTGGTTGTGGAAGTCATGGAATGCAGTCTTGAAGAAGCGATTGACTTATTTCTTAGTCAGTCAAGTGATCGTGCGAAAATGCAGCCAATGGACATTTACCATGCGGCTCTTGCAGCAAAGAAACCGGAATATGTGGCGTTACATGACATTTGCGCAAAACATAATGTGGCAGTAAAGGGAGATGATGAGAAAGAAAATGTGGTTGGTACATTTACATCTATCTCAGACGGAATCAAGTGGTGTAACGGAAATGCCGATTTACTTGATTCTATGCTTGGATTACTCGGCAAACTCGAATGGAACGGATATGCAGATACTTACAACGGAAAAGCATATACAGCGAAAGTTGTTAGGGCATTAAAAACATTATACGCATATTGTGAAGGCAGAACGGATGAAATGGAGGCGGCACTGATTAAAAACTGCAAAGGAACTGAATTCTTTGTAGAGAATATCATGGATAAGACACAGGCACAGATTTTTGATTATCTGTCTAAGATTGTCCGTTACGAAATGGAAAGCCCGTTCAGAAATAACAAGACAACAAAGAAAACTGTGAAAGCGAAAGTGATGTAATAGAGAATAATATATTGCAATCTAATACATATACGAAGCTGAGACAACGGCTATACGGTCACATTATAATAAGGAAAGGATTGGTGAATATGTCATATAGAAAAACAAAGCAGCTCCGTGAATTTGAACCCATTTTATATAAGAATGGATATAGATTTGCACGATGTAAGGGAAGTCATTTCATTTATATGAACAGAACTTCCCACAAAATCATAGCGGTTAATAAGGACTTGAATAGAATGGTGAAGGAGCGCCTGATCAAAGAGAATAATTTAGCAGTCGAGTAGGAGGAACGATGGACAGTATTATTTTTTACGATGTAGAGAAAAACGGTAAGAAAATGGAGCTTATTCTTATGAATGATGAGGATTCCTATGAATTCAATCTTGGAGCATGGTTCGCCTCTTATGCGAAAGAGAAATTTACATTGCGTGAAGCTCTGGATGACGTAGTGGAGCTTTTTGAGATAAAGATCTTACAAGAGTGTAAGTAGGGAACGTGATCAAATAAAGAAACGGCGGAGGTAATTAAAATGGAAGAAAGATATTATGTGAAGGTTGGCAATTGCTATGCAGCATTCCTTGGAATGTGGCATGAGTTAGTGATGAGGAGCGATTATCATAAGGCTACACCATTTATAACAGAAGCAGATGCAAAAAATGAAGCTAATAAACGGGGTGTAAAAACATTTAAAATTGTAAAGAAGTCTTTTGTAAAATAGATTTTCAACATGGAAGATAATATCTGAAGAAAAATAGCTATTAAAAAGGATATGCTGAATGGAGGCAAACGAATGAGTGAAGTATGTAAAGCAGTTAAATTGTTGCGACCGTTACTGGAAGGACTTGCAGAAGACAGAGAGGAAACTGTAGATGTATTTGCAGTAACAGATACTGTTAGAGGCAATCTGATTATAGTAAGAATTAACGGGGGACAGTATGAGGTCAATGTAACCGCTGAAAATGTACGGTCAATTGTACGATCAGTTGTAAATAAGGTTGCATTGAAGTTATAAGTAAATGGATATTTGATAAGGAAAGTGAGGAAAATTATGGTAAGAGAATGTTATAAGGAAATTTATAAATTACGGAATTTACTTGATGTAGCAGGCATTCCGTATGTTTTTGAAAATGGATTTTTAAATGGAGCTGCATTAGCATATCCAAATAGAAATGAAGGAGAGTTTGTTTGTTCTGTAATTGAGCATGATGGAAGTTACGGAAGAAACGATGACAAGTTAGAACTTATGGGACTACTTACAAATGAAGAAAGTGAATGTGATGACGTTGTAGGATGGCTTACAGCAGAAGATGTGTTTAACAGAATTTCTAAACATTATAATGCACAATAAATGCGTGTTTCATTAGAATTGAAGGTGAGAGAAAATGAATAGAATTGATGAAATTATTTATAAAGAGACACAGAAAGCAGCTTATGAAGAACAGTGCGAACAGGGATTTGTTCATCAGGAACAGCCAAACGAAGATTATTTTGAAGGTTTAAATGATTATTTGATGGAACAATGAGTATTTGAAATTAAAATGTGTGTTGCTTATGAATTGGAGATAAGAGAAATGAAAACAAGAAAAGATATTAAACTTGGGAAAGATGAAGAATTTGTAGAAGATATTAGAGAGTACAATAATCGGTGTCCACAATGTGGAGGGCTTTTGATTGCAAATTTTGGGGCAGGAATTTCGGTTGAATTTTGTGCAGAAGATAATTGTGATTATGAAGATTACGATTATGATTTGTAATAAGAAATTCGCATTTCATCAGAAAGGATGGTAGATATTATGAGATTAGCAGTAACGTGGGAAATGTGTGGTTATGTAGATGTGAAAGCGGACACGTTAGAAGAAGCAATGGAAAATTTCAACAAAGAAAGTGATTATATTAAATTGCCAAATGGCGATTATGTAGATGGAAGTTTTCGATTATCTACTGATGACGTAGAAGAAATGGAAGCTATTGTAGATTTCTAATGAAACTAAGATTTCTTAGGAAGGAGTGAAGCGAAATGACAAGTATTGAGGAAGCAAAAGAAAGAGCACGGAACTTAAATGAACTTACGGATCATTTGATTAAATTGCTTGAATCGGATGACAAGCGGTTCTCATTTGAATTTTGTGCAGGTGGCACAATGGAGATTTACGACAAAGAAAAAGAAATCGGCTATGCAGTTCATATTGCACCAATTGAATATGATGAAAATGGAAATGCAACAAATTTATAAAGGAGACGAAATGAATTACTTAAAGTATATTATCTATCATAATTGTGATAAAGGCAGAATCGTAGTACGACACACACAAAGATTTTTCACAAGTTATGAAGAAGCGAAAGAAAATGCAAAACATTGGATAGAACAGAATTATCCGAATGAAGATGCAAACAATTTTGAAATATATGTTAAATAAGTCAAAGGCAGTTAGGAGAATATATACCTAGCTGCCTATTTTATTACAAGGAGGAACGAATTATGAGCGCATGGTTATATGATCCTGAAAAGGATTCACGGAACGGAAAAGAATTTGAATATAACTCACCTATACATGAAAATGATATGTTATTCAATGGTTTTACATATAGAGAAATCATGAATGTAGTAGTTGCAAATTGTGGTCACAATGTTACAGAAGCACAATTTGATAAAGAGTTAAATGATTTTCTTGATATGCGAATTGAAGAGATGAAAGAGAATTTAATGTTGTGCAAGGAAAATATGTTAAAAGAGATTAGAAAGTAAGGAGGAAATTATTATGCGTGATTTACGGAAAAAGGTTTTATTAGGTGTTGATATTAACAAAGAAATTGTATTCGGAGAAATGGAAATAACACATAGAAATGGATATCCTGAATTTAGCGCAAGTTTTGATACGGTTAGACCATTTAACGGAGATGATTTAGACCTTGAAGAATATTTTGAGGATTATGCAGATGAAAAATATTCTGGTGCCGATTTTGTTTTAGAACAGTGCAGGAATCATCATTGTTCTCCGCAGGATTTACCAAGAGAACTTGCAGAAGAATGTGATGATCCTAGAGATGCATTTGATTGTTCATTGTTCCCTGAAGAGTATGAAATTATAGGTAAATACGGGAATATTGAACATTGGTATTTTGAAAGCGGTTCATGTGGGCAGCACGATACAAGAGAATATGGAATGGAAAAATATGTTGACAAAAAGGCATATGATGAACTTCATAAGTTATGGGATAAATACCATCTTAAAAAGGTAAATGAAAAAGAAATTACAAAACAGATGGAGGAAATTGAACGTAAATTAAATGTTGATTGGGAAGACTGGATTGCAGAATATATTAGAAGGGAGCTGATGTAGTATGACAATTACATATGAATTGGATTTGGACAGTTTCAAGGCTTGGAGTGGTGCAGTTGATACGCTTGACAGAATACAGAAAGAAGGTAAATGCGAAGAGCTAGAAAACATTCTGGAAGATTTATATCCTGATGGGATAACAGAAACGCAGCTCAATGATTTATTATGGTTTGATTCTGAACAAGTATATGAATGGCTTGGAATTAGAAGCGAAGAACAGATTAGAAAGGAAATCAAGGAGGCAGAAGATGAACTTGCTGATATTCAAAGCGATTTGGAAGATGAACTTGACGATGAAGATCTGACGACAGAAGAGAGAGCAGAAATTATTGACAGTTATCAGCCAGGCATTGACGAAATCAAGGAAAGAATCGCAGACTTGAATGAAGAATTAGAGAATATCTAATCAAAGGAAATAAAGTTGGTGATTGGTCGGCAGATAGGAGCGTGATTATATGGCATATTACAGTAGTCCAAGAAAGTATGAAAACGCAACTGGTAAAAGATTTACAGACAAATGCTCATGCATACATAAAACAGGGAGCGTTAAAGGTATGGTTAAATTAGGCTTTTGGGATAAAGATAGTGATAAGGTAAGACATGGAAATTGGATTTATCAGCAACCATAAAGCAAAGGAAATTGTAATTTCAGGAGGTAATAAACATGGCAGAAAGATACATAAAAGAGTATGCAGATGATTGTAAAAGAAAAATTGAAGAAAATAATCTAATAGGGAGTAATTTAAAAAATAAGATAATTGCAAAAATCAATAAGGCTGTAAAGCTAAGGGATAAAGGGCTAATTACAGCAGATGAAGCGATCAAAATAATATTGGAACGATTTGAAGACTAATACAGAGAATAATAAGGCAGACGCAAACAAATGTGTCTGTCTTTTGTAATGGAAGGAGTGAATGAAATGGAATATAACGAGCAGAACTGGAAAGAGTTATTAGAAGCACTACGTTTTACAGAATGTAGAAATGAAGCCTTTGGCGGAATGATGATCTGTGATGATAACGGAATCCCAGTATGGGATTATGACAATGATGAACGTAAAAAGAATTTGTTTATGTTCCTCAGCGGAGCTTTATATATGAAACAGCATTTAGGATTTTATTAGGAGGTAAGCAAAATGAAAATGCACAAAATTTATGGTGTAGATAAAAATATCTGCACAGCAGAACAGAAAATTGCATACAATTATGCTTTCAGTCATCGTAATTGGCTTGAAACGATTTATAAATCAGACAATACAGAAGCCGTTAAAAGTGAAGCATATCAAGATGTAATTAGTTTAGTAACTAAATGTCTAAAGGATAATGGAACTGATAAAAGATATAACATTGATGCAATTATTCATTGCTTTAGAAATGGAATTAAAAATTATATGAAACAACATGCAATTATTAATTCTTATGAGCAAATAGGCAAAACATTTGTGTGTTTATGTGATATTGAATAGAGGTGATGAAGAATGAAAACAATCCGTAAGGGTGCAATAGTTGAATGCATAGGTGATTCAAAAGAGAAAATGAAAGTATGGGGAACACGATTCAAAGTATATCACAAAGAAGGTGATTTTGTGAGACTTGAATCATTAGAAAAACCGTGGGTTGGTATTTGTGGTGTAGTTCCTATTAAAAATGTAAAACTTGTTGAAGTATGAAAAGAAAGGTTGGTAGATAACTATGATGAAATTTACAATGAACGCAAAGGATTTAAAGGTAATGATGGAAAAGGGAATGGCTGCAATTAATAAAAAGTCAACATTTTCAACACTGACAAGATTATATTTTCAGATAGATGAAAATGGAATTCTCAAAATTTGGGGAACTGATATGGAGCATTGGGCAGAAGTCAGAACAGATAATGCTTATGATGCTCACCCAGGAGTTCTTGGAATTGATGTAGATGATATTAAAATCATTTCAAAAATGAGTGGTGAAATTACATTAGAGGATGTAACTACAGAGGATATGGAAGTAGGTAAAATCAATATCAAGTGTGGAAAGAAAATTGTTACAATTCCACGTTACCAGAACATAGACATTTTCCTTCCGTCAATGGATGAAAGTGAAAAGAAAATTATGTCTGTAAAAGAGAATTGGTTACTTGAAACGGTTATTAATCTTAATACATATACAGCAGATGATGACAACCGAAAGATGATGCAGGTATTTAATTTTAATACAAAGTCAAAGAGAATTGAAGCTCTTGATGGTCACAGGATTGGAATGAGAACACTTGAAAATCAGACCATTTATGAGACAATGGAAAGTCCATTTGATACAGTAAAAATTCATAACAAGTGTGTTCCTGTATTTAAAAAGCTGATGGATAAGAAATCTGAAAAGGAAATTGAAATCTATCAGGATAAGAAATACATCAGGGTTGAAGGAAATGATTTTACATATATTATCTGTAGAATTGACGGAGATTATTTCAAGGTAGATTCAATGCTTAATATGTCTGATGATTACAGATTTGTACCTGATAGAGAACAGATTCTTGAAGCAATGAAGTATGATACAGAATTAAGAAAAATATCTGGTGCAGATAAGAAGCCAGTCGTATTACACAGTGAGAATGGAAATTTATATTCATACATTGCAGTAGGTAAATATGAGGCATTTGATGAATTTGAGACAAGTGAAAATAACATGAAGGATAACTTCTATATTGGTTTTGATCCGCAGTTCCTAACAGATGCATTTAACATCGTTGATTCTGATAAGCCTTTATGTTTTGGTACAGGTAACAAATCACCATTACTTATCAATGGAGATGAATACAAGATTTTAGTATTACCTGTAAACATTGGGAATGAAGATTATAGTGCAGAATTTACAAAGAGAATTAGAGGTGAGGTGGCATAAGCCACCTTGCTTTTGAAAGGAGTGGTCGTATGTTAGAAAGTTATGTTATGGAAAATGCAGATTATGCAAAAATTAAGAAATTGAATACATTGCACAATATGGAAACATTTTGGGATGATGTTAGAAAATTCACAAAGAATGTGAGATCGGATCATAGTTTAGGAAGATGGCAGATACTAGCAGAAGCCAGATATGGTGAACTGATGCAGGCAAAACGTAGTTTTTATGAAGATTAAAGCCAAAGGAAAGAACTGTTTTTTAAAAAGAAAGTGAGGTAAAAAATTATGATGACAAGAGAAAGATTTGCAGAGACAAACTGGAAAATGAGTTATGAAGAGTATCAGAAATGTTATTGTCCAGAGTGTGAAAGAGAAGAATGCCCACACAGAGCCGCATATAGAAGATTACCTGAGATTGATGGTGGTCTTGGCTTATGCCCTAATCTGAAGGGAGAGTGATTAGTATGAGAGATTTAAAACCTGGTGATGTTGTTCATGTTCAAGGAATTGTTTGTGAGATTGCAGAAATTGCATGGCAAGAGCCTTGGGATTGGAGAGAGGCATATTACTTAGAGTTTAGAGATACAAACGGAATATACAGAAGTTGGAAACAAAATTTTGATGGTGGTTATGCTGAGTTGAAGGGAGAGTGATTAAATGGAAGACTTACTAAACAAATTAACAGAAGAACAGAAAACAAGGTACTTCATTACAAAATGGAATTTACCAAGTAATGAATGAGTTAGGCTTATGGTGTACCATATAAGTTGTCTGGTGTAAATAAAGGTAATTTAGACAACGAAGAAATGTTCAATACCAAAGAACAGATGGTGTCGATTGGAGGGATATTAATAAAATGTACAAATATAAATTATCATATGACGGTGGATTTTTAAGAGACAGCTCCGATTTTGAATGGGGATTATTTAATTCCTATGATGAAGCAGAAGAAGAAGCTAATAACGCAAAGGAAGAATACATGAGAGATTGGGACATTGAAGGTAGTGAATATGATCCTGATGATTTCTGTATTGAGATTGTGGAGGTGTAGGCATGTATCAGCATATAGAATTTATTGATGGTAGTAATCCTTATATCAGCAAAACGGAAAAGGATTTCAAATGGATGTGCGAACATTATGTTCTCATCCCGATTGCAAAAAATTTCTGGAAGGCAACCGATAAAATTTATTATAAAGTAGTTGGCTTTGCAGATAAAGATAAGAGAGCTACTTTTAACAGAAATTATAAATCAAAAGCAGGTGCAATGAGAGTGATTCGCAAGTCAATTAAAGAGAATAAATTTGAGTGTATCGTACTTAGAAAAGAGGTTGAAGATTTACGGAATGATGAACACTTTGATATTTCAGTGAGTACACCTATTAAAACATGGAATTTGGAATAGATTGGAGTGATGGAAAATGAAATGGAATATAGTACATGATTGTGATAACGACAATGGAGAACCTACGCAATGGGCTTGTAAATTAACTAAAGATGGTCAATTTGTATGGATTGATAAAATTGGCGAATGTGCATATGGAATTACAAATAAGGCAAGCGGATATGATTATTTGTATATATCAGATTCGTTACAAGGTGCTAAACGATGGGTTAGTAAGAATTTAATTAAAGTGTTATAAGTAAATAGCAATTTCATTTTAAGATTGGAGGAACAGAATATGTTAGATTATACAAAAATTACATTCAATGAGTTAGATGACACAGACAAGCCATTACAGGCATTTTACAATTATGATTTAAAAGAAAGCGAAATTGATAGCTTTTTGGAAGAGTACGCAACAGTTGAAGAAGTTCCAGAAGGTGTATCTATTCAGAAAGTAGAATTATGCTTAACAATTTACGCACAGCATGATTTCAAATTAGAAGCTTGTTGTACAGATACAAATAATGAACAGTATTGGGTTGAAATCAATAAACAGTTTACAAATGCAGATGAATTTATTCAGATGATTCCCGATTATGGAAAGATAAAATTGTAAGAGTGGAGGTATAAGATATGCATATCCCAACAATAGAAGAAGATTATGAATACAGAATGAAAAATATAGTTCGGAAATTCGTCAAGGATTATGAGCTTGAAGGATTAAGTGCAGAAGAATTACAAGATAAAATATGGTCAGAATATGCAAAAGAATTTGCTCATGCAGTGTTACAAGATATGACAGATTTTTCAGGTGATGAATTATTTGAGATTGGAGAGTAATTATATGACAGTATTATCTGAAATGCTTACTGGAATGGGTAGTAAATTTATTTTAGCAAAGTATAGCGATACTTTCTATGGTTATGGAACAGAAATGGATCATAAAAGTGCATGGGGACTTCCAGTAAATCAATGTGGAACTAAAGAAGATGTTTTGGAAAATTGCTTGCGAATGATAGAAGTCAATAAAGAATATATACAGAAATATCAGAAAGAACTTGAAAAAGAGAAAGGGAAACCTGAAGGTTGGGAAAGACTTCTTTATTGTGAGCAGAAAGAACTTGAAATGCATACAGAGTTTGCAAGAATTTTAAAAGAAATGGAGTGATGATAATGGAAATTAAAAATGTTGTAAATAATGGAGTGCAGATTCCGAATGAATGCACTTGTATCTGGTGTGGATCAAAGATGCATCGTGGTGGCGCTAATAGGATGGGTGCAGGAGTTAATAGTTTTGCTCTATGGTGTAGTAATTGCGGAGCTGTAGTTGTACATGCTCGTGATTTTGGAAAGAAAATTACTGGTTACGAAGTAAAATGGGATGTGGAATAAGCAAGTAAACAAGAGTTTCTTTAGAAGAATTAGAAAGGTAGGTAAAAATATGAGTTATAACACAAGGCATGATTATGGATATGGTATTTGTACCGATGATTTAAAAGAAGAAATCAGCTTGGTTAAGCTGATGAAACTGATTCAGTTAGCACCAGGTTTGTATGAGAGAGTCAAAAAATATATAGATGTTTTTTGCGATGGACAGATAACGGAAACATATGATATTTTGGAATCTTACGTTGAAAATTGTGGCAAAAATAAATATGGTGGACTTGCAGAAATTATGTATGAAGTCATTAAAGAAGTAGAAGGAATAGAGTTATATGTGTCTATTGATTTTAATGGTGCAGCATATTTGATTTATCCACCAATCTATCCTTGGCAGTTGAAAAATATGTCAGATAAGGAAAAGAATTTAACAGAAGAAGCTTTGTGTGAATTATATGCAAAATACCTTCATATTATAACTGATGAAGATTTAGTGGTGGAATACAAATCAGTCGAAAATGGTGGTTGATTTACAACCAATCAAACGATGATTTACTGGGAAGAGAGGTAAACAATATGAAGGCAAGTAAGGTAAATGCAATAAATAAAATTGCAATTAAGGGTGATAGAAACGAACCAGTTATAGCAGCTATTCAAAATATTGAGATAAATCATCCCGAATTGTATAAAGAATTGTCAAAGGTTATTGATGTAGAATTATGGGATGGATATTCTCTTATGATACACGAAGAAATCGAATAACTAATGAATCGGAAATTTCCTGTTCTTTTAATAGGACACTAAGCATGATATAATTAAAGAAAAACGGAGGTAATCATTATGGCACAGTTAATTGGATGTTTGATTGCAGGATACTTATGTATTTATCTTCCTTGGAAAGCAAACCAAAAGGAAGAATCTCGTAAGAGACAAGATATGTATAACAACTTAAATAAGAAGTCAGTTGACGAAATGGAAAAGTGGAGAAAATAGTAATATAAATAAGAAGGGTGGTTGATGATTATGTTCGGAGGACTATTGGCATTCTCAGGAAGTGCTGCAAAGGCAGCTAAAGATAATTATGACATGAAAAAAATTACTCGTACAGTTGATGAAAAAGGAAATGTTCATTATGCGGATAGATTATGTAATGATTACATCAATGGAGAGCGAGTAAAGAGAGTTGAAACTACTGATAGAAACGGAGTTAAGTTATATTCAACTGTTGGTGTGAATAGCAGTAAAGTGTATGATACTTCTTATGGAAGAGGTACACAACAGTTATTCGAAATGAGTGAACGTGACAAACAAGATGCAATTGAACGTGGCAAATTGGCTTATACGCAGTACAATCCTTATTTTGGAAGATCGGTTACAACGGAGATTGCTACTGGTAGAACAATTACTTGTCTTTTTGAAGGTAAAGATCCAGAAACTAAAGAACCATTTTATAAAAAATGGTATTTTCGCCCTGAGTGCCAGGATAAATATGATTGGCGAAATACTGTTAAGGGAGATTATGGGATTGATATTACTAAGGAAGAGTATTACAAACTTAAAACTGTGCCAAGTAGTTATACTGAAATACCTAGCGATCAAAAAGTGGCGTGGAAATTGATGAATATTAATTAAATAAATGGTTGGAGTGATGATTGATGAATGACACAAGACGAAGAAGAATAAGTGAGCTTAAAACGCAAATTGATTTTGCAAACAATTACTTAAAAGAAGCAAGTAAGAAATTATCTTCTATATTAAGTGAAGAACAGGACGCATTTGATAATATGCCAGAAGGATTACAGGGCAGCTATAGAGGAATGTGTTCTGAAGACGCAATTGACAATATGGAAGAGGCGAGTGAAAAGCTTGACGAAGCAATTGAGTTGTTGGATGATATTATGTAGAATGTAGAAAGGAGAATAGTATTATGAATGATACGCCAGTATATGAATGGGAAGATGCAATAAATTTTATTGCAGAAAGATGTAATATTAACAAAGATGCAATTGAGACAGTGCTTACGTTAGAAGAGGACTATATGAAAAGTATTGGAATTATCATGGAAGAACAATCTAATTTTGAGATTGATGGTCAACAAAGAGAACAAAGTAAATAATAGTTTCTAATGGAAAATTGGAGGTTGATTATGAGCAGAGATGAAGTGAAATATTATATAGATCATATGGATGCAAATGGTTTATTAAATTTGTGCAATGATATAAATGAATGGAAATATAAATCCGGGAAACTTAAACCAGATTGTACATTAAATCATCTAGCAGAAAATTTACAGTATTGGGAATTAAGAGATCTGGAAGAACTTATTCTTAATGCAGCTCATGAAAAATTTGGGAATCTAGTTAGTTTATTAATAAAGAGTGAACCAAGTATCTATATAAAATAAGTCAATGAAACCAAGTTTTCATATGGAATTATATACAAAAAGAGGTGATTGAAATGAGAACAATGTCGCTTACAACATTGGGTAAATATAGGAAAAATGCAAAACATGATAAAAATATTCCAGATGATGTATTGAAGATAAAATTAAATTGTTTAGTTGATTCTGTTGAAAATGAACATGTTTATAATAGAGGTAATATCATTGTATATCAGTTTGGAAATTGTATGTTTTATGTTTCTAATAATATAATAGTAGATATAAGATGGGAAACATCTGATAAACATCCAAGTAATTATGAAGTTAGAAAGATGGTCAAGTTGTTTTTAAAAAATGGGTTAAATAAAAAAGGAAATAAGTTTGCAAAAGTTAATGAAATCTAAGTTTCGTTAGGAGATATGAATATGATTACATTTAAGTGCTTATATAAGTTAACAAAAGAAGAAGTTCAGGGAATTATATTTGATATTAAAAGTGGTAAATCTTATACTGTTCTAGGCTGGGAGGATTATTATGCTACAGATGCAGATATTATTAAGTATTATAATTCCCTTTAATAAAAATTACACATCTTGAATAATGTAACTTGGGATTATGTAAAATCCCATAAAATTTAAGTTTCAGGAGGATAATAACACAGTGAACTATAAATGGAAATACTTTATTGTCTTAAATTGGGAAGATACATTGAATAATTTAGTAGAAGATAAGATAGATGAAGAATTAATTATTTGCTGCGATGTAGCAGTTGCAAAATCTTTTGATTCTACGGATGAATTATTAGAATGGGTAAACGAAAATACTGACTTAAAAGCAGATAATGGAGATTTTAAAATAGAAGGTCAATATTTGCCGTATGAAATTTAACTTTCCTTTGGTTTAGAAATGGAGAATATTATGTCAAGAAGAAATTTATTTATAGGTATTCCAAATGACAAATTAAAAGAATGCTATGATAGTTATGTTAGAGTGAGTTGTAAAAGGGAGAATGAGCAAGAATTATTTTCTGATTTGGTAACAGAATATAAGACTTTTGTGGAAAGCGAACATCCAAAAGCAGCAGAAGCAGTTTGTCAGGCTGATATGTTTAATGAGATTGCACATAGATTTTCAAAATTGTAGATGTCATTAAGGATAAAGAATTTTGTGAGATTATGGGAATTGAGGTGAAGTAAATGGAAAGACTTGATATTTATAAAACTAATGATGGGAAATCTTTAGTTCTTTTAAACAATGAAACTGATTCGAATGGATATATAAATTATTTACCAATTACAAATAATGCAAATGGTATGAGTGTTAATACAAAATCTGGCAATCCTGTTATTATAGATGTAGATAATGTATCTATAATTAAGCTGAACAAGTTAGAGTCATATATTGATCATGTAATAGAAAGTGATTTTGATTTTAAAATTAAGTGGTATATTGATGGTAGGCAAAGAGAAGAGGTAAAAGATTGAGGTGAGTAAAATGAAAGACAAACCAAATAAAATAAAAGCGAAACTCATTGTAGAAGTAGAAGCAGAATTCTATGATGATGAGTCTTCAGAAGAAACATTGAGATATTGTGTTGAACAGGATTTAGAAGATGCAGGATTAAATGTTATTGATGTGTCTGTGATGGAATGAGGTGATACAAATGGAATTTAAGAAAGGTGATAGAGTATTTCATAGGGGCTTAAAGGTTATAGGAACTTTTATGGAATATTCATGGAATAGTGATGAAGAAGCTATTGTGAAATTTGATAATGCTGACAATCCTGATGATTGCAGACATATATCTGTAAATCAATTACAGAAATATCCAAGTAACGAATAAATTGGTGAAAGAATTGCGAGGTATAACAGTGGTAAAATATATGGAATGTTCTACATGTGGCAAGTCATTACTTGAAAATTCAATTATTGTTGTAAGAACTGGGTTTACAGATAAATATTGTTCATATGGTTGTGCAGCAATTGGTAGTGGATTTTTTGAAAATATAAAATTAACTGATGAAATTGTCCAAGAACACAAATCTTGTGATGGAAAAGATTGGCTAATAGGAGATTGAGGTGATATAAATGTATGAAGAAGAAATAAATGCGGCATTGATCTCCATACAACAATTTAAAATTGCATATAGTAATGAAAATGGAGTTATAACTGTTGGTGATATTAAAGATTTAATGGCTAATATAGATACTATAGAAGAATGTGTAAGAAAGCAAAAGAGAATCCCAACAACTAACGAAAGAGAATTTGGCTTATTGGGAAAATCAAAAATTGTACATCGGTGTAGTATTTGTGGTAGTAATGTATATTCTACAAATACATATTGTCCTCAATGTGGGCAGAAATTTTGTATGTGAAGTATTAGATTTGATTAATGAGCAGAAGAAACGAGGTGATATAATGACAAATATGACACTAAAAGAGTTGATAGAATATGAAAAAGAATTATGCAGTTTACAACAAGAGTATGAAGGTAAACTAACTAAGATATACGGAGAGCCCGATTCTTCAAATGAAAAGAGGAGACTAACAATTGTTTTAAATCTTATTATTGAAGAAAGACAAAAAGTTAATCGTCAAAAATATAAACCCGTGTAAATGACGATTTCAAAAACATTTATTTTTTATCTGACATATAATATATTATATAAAAATAAAACGGAGGAAACAAAAATGTTTAAATGCGAATTATGTGGACAAGAAATGTTAAAGGCAGATGGATGTTTATGTACAAAAATAAAATATAATGGAAAAATATACGACAGAATCCGCTTTGGCGAGGAATTTGATTTATATGCAGGAACAGCAAACGAAGGAAATAGATGTCCTGATTGTGGTGCTAAACCTGGATTTTGTCATCATTATAGATGTGGAAAAGAGAACCATCCTGTAACACATTTGCAGATGTTAGATTATGAACTGGTAGATGAATTTATTAATGAATAACATGTGGATGAAAATGAGCAAATTTTACGGTATGTACAGCGTTGGTGTACCATACGTATTATAAGTATGATGAAAAATTGCTTTCAAGTGGAGGTGGATATGTTATATAATATTGGTGATAAATTGAAATGTAAACATGAAATTAATGCACAATGTCTTGAAATGAGTAATCCAGAATTTATAATAAATATTGGAGATGTTTATATAATAACGGATAAAGATGATTATCCAGACGATAATCATTGCCATTGGTATGAATTAACTTCAGAAAAAGATAAAAGTGTTATTTTAAATGCATGGAATGACGAACCAGATCACATGATTATATATAATAGATTTGAAAAAATAATAAATTAAAAAGACATATTATAAACATTAGAAGCAGGAACCAACTGCTTCTTTTTTATTTTAGAAAAATGAGGTGATAAAAATGAATATGGGAAATCCAAAACGTAGTAGCCAATTTTTATGTCTTCATTGTATGCAGATTAATCATTTAGGCTCTGGTATACAAAGGGGTGGTCACGTAAGAGAAAAATGGCATATTAAAGATTTAACTTGTTTTAATAAAGATTGCCGTGGAATAACGACTAAAAATCTTGAAATTAGATGGTGTGACGATTTATTGGAAGCATATGATAGAGCCGAACAAATTAGAGATAGATACTATAAAAACGGAGAATAATAGATATAGAAAGAGAGGTTATTTAATATGGCACAGACAAGAGATTATGCAACAAAGAAAAAAGGTAAAACAGAAGTTCAGCCATTTTGGAACATGTCAGACATTAAGAATGTTGTTGAGTGGTTTGAGAAGAACGAAGAATGGGACGGATATTTGATTACACTACTTGAATTATTACTTGGTAGACGAATCGGTGATACAGTAATGATGAAGTGGTCGGATCTGTATTATGAGAACGGAAATCGTAAAAATGAAATTGATACCATTGAAGAACAGAAAACGGGAAAAATCACTAATCTTCCTGTAAGTAATATGGTTTGGGAGGCGGTTGACAATTATTTGTCACACGTCAAAATCAATCCAATGGAGCATTATAATGAATATATTTTTCAGTATCAACCAAAAACAGATTGGATTAATAGATGTACGTTAGATGTATATTCTGAGAATAGTATAGATACTTGGTGTAAAGCATTAAATAAGGATTTTTCTGATAAGAGGAAAGAAAAAATATTCGGTGATTTCCACAAGCAGAAGAAGTACGCATCATTAGGTGATTATCTTTATTGTGAAGTTGAATACAATGATGTGGTTAAGTGGCAGACAGATGATTATAGAAAGAAATTGAAAAAGGCAGTTGAAGATGTTGGGGTAACTTCTCCTGTGTCCAGTCACAGCTTACGTAAATCGTTTGGTTACTGGATACACAAGACACATCCGTTTGATCCTGATTGTTTGTTATCATTACAGAAGCTGTTTAATCATAGTGACCTTCAGACTACAATGAATTACATTGGATTAACGGAAGAGAAAAATAAGCAGTTGATTAATGATCATGGAGAGTTTATTCATGATGTACTTGCAGGAAAAGGTGATGAGATAGTTAAAAATATGCCAGTTATCTCATTAAAATCTGATGATTTTGGAAAGATAATAAGAATGCTTACTGATGATGTAGATAAGTATCAGAAGGCAATTGATATGGCAAATGAGCTGAGAATTTTATAAAGCCTCTTGACAATATAATAAAACTAATGTACAATACTGCCATAAGTTAATGAATATTATTGACGGAGGAAATAAAAATGAACGAAATAGGAAAAAAATATTTAGAAACAACAAGCCTTGACATTACGAATAACGATATTGTGGCAATTGTGGATTTTTTATCCTCAGCAGATTCCATCAATAAGATGATAGTGGTGTCGGATTTGGGATTACCCGCGCTTACGGGAGTCGTGAAAGATCTCGAAGAGAGGTTTGCAAATTGTAAAGGGTTTCCTTTGAATCATAATGCTCCCAATCACAATGCTCCAAATAGACGGAGTATAGGATGGATGATTAAATTCATTATGAAACAAGTTGGATATTTGCCGGTAGACGGTGGGTTAAGCGAGAGAGCAAGACTTCGAGATTTTGCCGAGAGTGAATATTTTTCAACGAGTGCAATTTATCAGAAAAATTGTACTCCAAAGTTTAAAATTAATGTTGAGCTGGCAAATGTTAGTGAATAAAATGTAGAGTTATCAATGTAATAAAGTAAAAAAATAGGACAATACTTATGTGATTTTGTCCTTATCAGAGAAATTAATATCTAAACAGATATTTAACGCATCACATAATTCGAGTAAATTATTGATTGAAATATTTTCTTGTTTAAATCGTGACGTTAATGCAGCTTGTGAGATATTTAATTTTTCGGCAAGTTCTTTTTTCTTTATGTCTTTTTCGAGCATTATGGTCTTAAGCTTAAGAAGAATTTGTTTAGTGCTAGTTATTTCCATTGTTCACCCTTCTATGTTTTAAATAATTAAGATATACCTTGATTATATAAGATATATACAAAATAGACAAGATATAAATTGAGAATTTGTGCATTATTATATCTTAAAAAATTAAGATATATCTTGACTAATTAAGATATACAAAGTATAATACAAAGTATCAAAGGTAATCCATACATACAAAATAAGAGAGGAGGAACGTACATATGGATTTGCAGAGATATGATGTTATAAAAGCGAAAATCAAATATCAAGGCGAAGGATCAGTCCAGACTAAAGAACGTCCATATGTTATCGTGTCGAATCCGATAGGAACTAAACACGCAACTATAATCACAGTGATGCCTTTGACTTCTAAGATAAAGAAAATGAATATGCCTGTTCATGGTTGCATTAACGCAGATGACAATAATGGATTAAGTGAGTATTCTATGGTACTTGGGGAGCAAATCATTACAATTTCTAAAGATGAAGTTATTGAAAGACTTGGAAATGTTACTGATCATAATGAACGAAAACTTATAGACAAGGTTTGTTTCAATGGTTTGTTTTTCGGAACTGAGTATAGATTAGAGGAGGCGAGAATGTAATGTATGTAAGTAAAGAAAGAGCAAGACAGATAATTGATGAAGCTCCTGGTATGATATGGGTTGATTCTTTTAATGGAATAACTTTTATTCATACAAGACCAAGACAAATAACTATTGATGAGGGAAAGAGAATAATTAACAAGGCGAATACGGTTGATTATCAGGATAATGATTTCTTTGGACTGCTTTCATTAGATGGAGTACAGGAATTTATGGTACACAATATCAAATTTCCCCAGATAGAGTCCTGATTATAGGACTCAAAATATGATATGATAAAAATATCGAACAAAAAAAACGAACAAAATACAAACACCTGTTCGGAATAGTGATTGACAAGAACAAACGTTTGGGGTATTATAATTATTGTCAGCAACAAAATAGAGCCAAGCGATTCAAACGCTGCGCCAACAGCTTTCTACTTGACTCTACTAAAACCAAACAATACAACGAAGAAACGAAGAATCGTTGTAAAGAAGCAGAAAAATCCGCTTGGTACTATTTTACATAGATTTTTACGGAAAGTCAAGTTTTCAAGCGTGTCTGCTATAAAATCCATTTTCTTACAATTTAACAGAGAATAAAGTATTGGGCATTCGCCAAGCGGTAAGGCACAGGATTTTGATTCCTGCACTTCGCCGGTTCAAATCCGGCATGCCCAGTTCGTTCTGGCAAAATTTTATAAGGTGGAATCTTATAAATGAGCAATAAGTAGATGTAAAACAACTTTTATGAATATTCCCATCGCCTTATTTCATTGATAATTGTGCACAAAATCAATGACAGAACATAATTTGTGATAGGTGTCTTTAGCATAAGACTTAAAAGCGGAGTGTAACAGCACACAAATAAACAAAACAGGGAGTCGCGCTATCACATTTTTTTAACATTTTATATTTATACTTCACGTCTCCGAGACTTACTCGGAGATATGCGCCCAAGGTGATGTGGTACGTTGCACCTGGCTTATATCCAGCGATTCTCCGTTCGACTCGGAGTGGGCGTACTAACAAATTAAATAATGGAAGGAGATGTTTTTATTGGCAGAATACGTCATAACAGACGGAACTCGTTGGATAATGAGAAATCGGAACAAGAAATATGTTCCAACTTCTTGTGAAGCATTAGCTGATAAGTTTTCAAATAAATCAGCAAATAATGTTTACAATAACCAAATGCCGAAGGCACTGAAATCGGTCTTTCATATCGAGAAAGTAGATAACACACCGGATGGTATAAAGCAGATCACACAGAAAGGAGTAGAAGAAAATACAGAAAAAGTTATGATTTCTGAGAATATTCAGAAATGGCTTAACAAAATTTCTGATTTGAATGGGTTAGCAGCGGATGCCCTACATAGAAAGAGTGAACTTACAAATCAGCTCAGTTTGGTAGACAAAGAAATATGCGATATTTTGCATTATATTGAGTTCTGCAATTTAAATGCAGCACAAGGATATAAGGCGTACAAAATGTTAAAGGAGAGGAGAATAAAAAGAAGAAGCATTAAAAATGAATTACAGGTTTTGGACATTATCTTAAGCAAAAAGATTTCCGAAACGGTGACAGATGAGATCCAGAATACCGTGGCTTATATGGACAAGCGTACATATGAACCGAGAGTATTAAATGAGCTGTTTGATTTTTAATGGGAGGAAATACATATGGTGATCTGTAAGGATTGTAATACGCCGATGATAGGCGTTATGTCATTTTCAAAGGACAAGCATGAACGGTTTTGCCGCTGTCCTAAATGTTATAGTGAAACGAAACACAACAGAATCAAGGATGACGAATTAGACTTCAAAGATATATTAAATGCCAAGATAGCGGAGGAGACACACAAATTATGACTGAAAAAATTAGCTTATCAGAAGAACAGATGGCAATAGTCAATAGGTATTGCTGCAATGATTTAAAGGAATTAAAGAAGATTTGCCTTCCCCTAATATCTATGAAAGGCGTTGCTGATATGGAAATTGATGATCTATTAAGTGATGCTATGAAAGTGTTATTAGAAACGGTACAAAATTATGACTGTTCGAGGAATGATAATTTTGGTGCTTTTTTAACAACAAACATCAAACGTTCTTATCTGGATTGGACAAGAGACAGAATGAGAGACATGCGTATTAACTATGCTAGGGACAGAAACGGCAATATTATTTATGAATACTATGAAGAAAATGGTGAGAAGAAAAAACGGAAAGTAATTATAAAACCATTGACCCTTGATGCAACAACTGAGGAGGGAAGAGAAATTAGAGATACTGTTGCTTCGGATTTTCGCATAGAGAATATCTTTATGAAGGAAACAGAAGACGAATGGCATCAGGAAATCAAAGATTATTTAGAAAAATTATCTCCTTTGCAGCACGAAATAATTATGATGCTTGCAAACAATTATACAAAAGATGAAATTTGCGAGATTTTACATATAGAACATGCACATTATAATAATCTTTTAAAAAAGATTACCGATGACAAAAAAATAAAACCGTTAAGATCACTTGTAGGGGGAAGATAAATATGAAGAAGTTATTGAGAGATAAAGTTAAAAGAGACACTTATATGGTAAACAAGGTATGTGGAATGATTTCAAGAGGAGATTTAAGAAATGATCATCCACAACAGAGAAAATCTGATCAATGGGGAGATGAGGTTAGGGATAATTTTATAGTGACTGTTCTTCAGAATGAAGATTTTGACCCTATTAAGATATGTGAGCAGCTTACAGAAAATGGCGTTGTCTTATGGTTGATTGACGGATTACAGAGATGTACTACCATAGAGAATTACAAATCGGGTAAATTTGCTCTTGGTAAAAAAATCAATCCTTCTGTGATTGAATACCAGGAAGTGAAGAAAGATGAAAACGGGAAAATTGTCAAAGACGCAGATGGTAACATGGTATATGAAAATGTTGCTTTTGACTTAAAAGGTAAAAGTTATGCTCAGTTGCCAGAAAGATTAAAGGAAGATTTCAATAACTGTCCAGTAGAAGTGGTGAAACATCTTGATTGCAGTGATGAAGAAGTAGGGCGACATATTGTTAGATATAACAGTGGTGTAAAAATGAATGTTGCTCAGAAAACGATTACATATATGTGTAAAGTTGCAAAAGATGTCAAAAAATTATCTGGACATGCATTCTTTAGCGATTGTGCGAGTTTTTCTGATATTAAAGATAGAAATGGAACTATTGATAAAATTGTGAATGAGACAATTATGGGACTTAATTTCTTTGATCGGTGGACGAAAGATGCGACAAAACTTGGGAAGTTCTTGAATGAGAACGCAAGTAAGGAAATGTTCAACAATCTCAATGAGTACCTTGATAGATTGTACAATATTGTAACACCGACAACTGGTAAATTATTCAGTGAGAAAAATGCACTTGTATGGTTTATGCTCTTTGATAAGTTTGTAAAGACAGGACTTCCGGATGAAAAATTCGGGGAATTCTTAAATAACTTTGAAAAGTTGAAGAACGCAAAAGTTACGCTTGATCATGCCAGAAAGCCAAAGGGTGCGGAGGAAACCAATACCTTATCATTTGCGGAGATTGACACATGTAATTCCACAAAGGATAAAAGTATGATTGAAGACAAATTACATATTTTAGAGACTGTTATGGGAGAGTTCCTTGGTGTCGATTTCACAAACCTCTGTAAAATAGAAACTTTAGGTGACAATACAACACCTGAAACTGCGATTTCCTCTGATGAAGAATGCTCAGACGAAGATAGAATGAGCGACGTATCAGCTCTCGATTTTATTAAGAGGAACGTCAATTCAGAAGCAACAGAGGAAGATGTGGATGTTTGCTATGAAACGATTGATTATTGTAAGAATAAGTTAAAAGGGTTTGACAAAAACTCGAAACTGCTCGATTATCACAACGATGTGGCACTAGTTGCTGTTATTGCTTATGCAATAAAGAATGAGATTGATTTGGATAAGTGGATTGTTTCTTTTTCAAATCAGAACAATACATATCCGTCAGATACAAAAGAGAATTATACATATATGCTTAACAGTCTGAAGCAGTTTACTAATAATGTAGCAGCGTGAATAACAAAATATTCTGGACAATAAAGGAGGGCTTATGAAAAGAGATGAGATTATGAAAGAACTTGGGGCTAAATATAATGAATCTTGTAGAAAAGAAAGCAAGAAGGAGCTTGTTACCAGGTTAGAAGCATTTATTGATAGTGAGAATGTTTCTGCTGAAAAGAAGCAACATATAATGCAAACCATAGATGAAATGATAACAATTGGGTATTTATAAATATATGTATGAGAGTCTTTCGTAATGGAAGAATACTTTTGACAGTTATCTAAGAACTATGAGTGAGGTATCGGATGTTCTTGAGATCACAATTAGTCTAAAGCCAGATGAAGAAGAAAGTTAGGGGGGGTAGAGTATGATAATTGAAGTACCTGATTGGTGCGTACTTGGTAAAACTATTGAATGGTACGCACCAGAGATCACAGGTAATGAATGGGTAAGAGATAAAATTATAGCTTTTGGATATGACGGGTTCTTTCATCAGGAGCATAACTGTCCAATATATTTCACAATGTTCGATGAATACGGAAAGACGATAAGAGAGATTAGAAAATAATAGTGAATTGATGAAGATCTTTGCGAATTTGAAAAAATTGTTTTGGTAAGAAATTCTCTTTCTTTGGATTGTGAGGTAAAAGATGCAAATAAATATTAGTTATACATTATATACAGATGGGGATTACAGTTTAAGGAATGCTGAAGAGCTTGGTTGCACTAATAGAGATGTAGTAGTTAATGATTTTGAATATTATGATTATGTTGGCTCTATGAAATTTAAATATGAAGAAGAGTGGCGTTGTAAAAGCGAAGCGAAAAATTTTCTTTGGAGATTTTTATGTGATGGAATTCATATATCTTATACACATCCTTGGTTACTTAAAGATTTTTATGACATTATGGAATCTTTAGAGAATATTATTAATGAATATCAAGAGGGAATATCTGTAGCCCAAAGGCATATAACAGGCAATTATGAAGGAACAGAAATTAAAATAGAAATATCGAAGTAAAATTTTCTTTGGAAGAGAGGTGAAAAGTATTATGGAACAGATTCAGGAAAATGAACAGTGGAAATTAAATGGCAACTGTGAAAAATGCAGAAGGAATAATTATTGTTCAACTCCATGTACTCATCATAATAGGCGAATAAGAGCAGAATTTAAAGGTCTTGTTGCAGATACAATGAATAAAATGACAGGTGGAGTGATGAGAGAAGTTATTGATAAGACGGTAAATGGAATTTGGTAAATTAGAAGAGGTATTATATGAGTCAATGGATTAGAAATAAGTCATGTGAGATTTGCGGAAGAATAGAAGTTGGATTAGTAGAAATGAATGTAGGAAAAACTAAGCATTATCTATGTTATCCATGTATGGCAAATTTCGCATCAGACGTTCTTGAGTACGCAAGAATGAATTTGACAGAGAAAGTTAATGAATATGGAAACACATATTTTATAGATGGGAAATAAATTATTAAAAAGGAGAAATATGAAAATGAAATCAAGAACAATATTAGAAATCAGAAACTTATTGCAGGATAAAGCAAAATCTTCAGAAGAAGAATATGTAAATGAAAGAAACAGGTTAGAAAAGAAATATAATACCGATTGGATTACGGCTCATTGCGAAGATGAAGAACTATATAAATTGAATAGGTTAAAGAGTGAAGAAGATAAATGGAAAAAAGTTTTTGACGAATTTGAAGATAATGAATTCTAATGAAAACTTCGTTTCCTTTGGATTATAAACGGAGAATATAACAGTAGAAACAATTAACAAAAAAATAAATATAAGAAAGAAGAGGTACAAAACATGGATGGATTTATGATGTTTAAGAAGGCTTTACAGAAGCACTTCGATGAAATGCAGAAAGAGGCAACACATTTATTTGAGGTAAATGTAGATAAGGATGAATTATGGAATACATATCTTGATAGCTTCCCTGCTGGTACAAATGAGATTTTCAGAGAGCGTAGAGAACATGATTGTAGTTGTTGTAGACAGTTTATTAAGAATATTGGTTCTGCTGTCACTATCAATGATAACCAGATTCATACGATTTGGGAACTGAATCTTGGTGATACAACATATCAGCCAGTATGTGATGCACTTGATACTTTCGTAAAAGCTCATACAGTTACAGATATTTATACAACTAAGTTCCCTAAGATTGGTACAGATTTTAACTTTGAGGAAATCAATGGAAAGTCTCATCAGTGGGATCACTTCTTCTTAGAGCTTCCAAGCAAGTTCGTAAATAGAAGTAGCCGTTCAAATGAGGAAGTTAAGGGACAGTTCAGAGATACAAGAAACGTATTTAAGCGTTCTCTTGATGAAATTACTATGGATGCACTTGATACAATTCTTGAACTTATCAATTCAAATACACTTTACAAGGGTGAAGAGTGGAAAGGTGTGCTTACAGAGTTCAAGAAGTATAAGAAGGAATATGATAAGCTGACTTCTGATACTGAAAAGGATTTATATGCTTGGGAGAAGTCGGTAACAGCAGGTATGGCTATCGGTAGAATTAGAAATCATTCCATTGGAACACTTCTTATCAATGTAAGTGAGGATATGGATCTTGACACAGCAGTTAAGAAGTATGAGCAGATTGTCGCTCCAAGCAATTATAAGCGTCCAAAGGCTATTTTTACAAAGAAGATGCTTGAGGATGCAAAGAAGACCATTGCAGAACTTGGATATATGGATTCATTACAGAGAAGATTTGCTAATCTGAATGATATTACTGTAAATAATGTACTGTTCTCAAATAAGAGTGCTGCAAGAAGAATGGTTGGTGCAGATGATATTTTTGGTCAGATGGAAAAGGATGTCGCTGTAAGTCCTAAGAAATTTTCTAAGGTTGAAGAGATTTCAGCACAGGATTTCATTGATAAGGTACTTCCAACTGCAAAGGAGATTGAAGCTTTTGTAGAGAATAAACATGAGAAGAACTTTGTTTCTATGATTGCACCTGTTAATCCAGACGCTAAGACAATGTTCAAATGGAACAATGGATTGTCTTGGGCTTATTCAGGAAACATTACTGATTCTGATATGAAGCAGAATGTAAAAGCTGCTGGCGGTAATGTCGATGGTGTACTCAGATTTTCTATTCAGTGGAATGAAGATGGTCATGATAATTACGACCTTGATGCACATTGTATTGAACCAGATAAGAATGAAATTTTCTTTAGTAATTGTAGAAAGCCAAGTGTTTCAAGAATGGGTGGTCAGTTAGACGTTGATATTATTCATCCAGATGGAAAGGTTGCAGTAGAGAATATTACTTGGGAAGACCTGTCAAGAATGAAACCAGGTGTTTATAAGTTCTTTGTACATCAGTATTCAGGAAGTGTAAGGCATGGATTTAGAGCTGAGATTGAATTTAATGGAGAAATTTACAAGTTTGATTACGATAAGTCGATGAGAACTGATGAAAAGGTTCAGGTTGCAGAAGTAACACTCGATGAGAATGGAAACTTCTCAATTAAGGAGAAATTAGCAGGAAATTCATCTATTTCAAGCCGTGAGATTTGGGGTGTAAATACAAATCAGTTTGTTCCTGTATCAGTAATTAGCTATAGTCCAAATTATTTTGATGAGCAGGATGGAATTGGTCATAGGCATTTATTTTTCTTCCTGAAGGATTGTGTGAACAACGAAAGTCCTAATGGCTATTACAACGAGTTCTTAAAGAGTGACCTTGAAAAGCACAAGAGAGTATTTGAGGCTTTAGGTGCTAAGTGTCATGTAGAAGATACTGATGATCAGCTTTCAGGAATTGGATTTTCTATGACAAAGAGAGCAGATTTAGTTGTTAAGGTTAAGGGCGCAACAGAGCGTGTAATGAAGATTAAGTTTTAATTAGAAAAGGAGATTATTATTATGACAAACAACGAATTATTTATCAATGCAACAAGAGCTAACTATCAGTTCCCATTCAGAGGAATGATTAATGTAATTGATTTGTGGGATTTATCTCTCACCAATCTGGATTCAGTGTTTAAGACACTCAATGCAGAAGTAAAGAAGTCTGAGGAAGAAAGTCTTCTGAATACCAAGTCAAAGGAAGATGAGGAGATTTCTAATAAAATTGAAATTGTCAAGTATATTGTTAGTGTGAAGCTGGATGAGAAAAAGAAGAGAGAAGACGCTAAGAAAAATGCTGAGATGAGACAGAGATTGCTTGAAATCAAGGCTAAGAGACAGGATGCAGCACTTGAAAATATGTCTGATGAGGAACTGGATAAGACACTTGCAGAATTAAGTGAGTAATTGTTACAGATATACCATATATAGTATTAAAAATAAGCAATATATACTATATATGGTATATATTTTACATTAGAAAGAAACGCACATTTCTTGCGGAATTTTTGGAGGTTAAGACAATGACAATTAAACAGATTAAGGACAAATTAAAATCAAAAAAGTATGACTTCCTGAGAACAGATAAGAATTTGGATAACAATATCATTATCTTAACTCTTGGTGGAAGTCATGCATATGGAACGAATAATGAGGGTAGTGATTTAGATATTCGTGGTTGTGCATTGAATAGTAAAATGCAGATTCTCACTAATGAGAATTTTGAGCAATTTGTAAACAATGAAACAGATACCACGATTTATGCATTTAATAAATTGGTCGCATTATTGAGTAACACCAATCCTAATACAATAGAAATGCTTGGAAATAAGCCTGAACATTACTTTTATGTATCACCTATTGGTCAAGAGCTAATTGACAATGCACATTTATTTTTATCAAAGAGAGCTTGCCATTCGTTTGGCGGTTATGCTAATCAGCAATTATACAGATTAAATCAGAAAGCTGCACATCAGATGTCGCAGTCTGAATTAGAGAAACATATTCTAAAGACCCTTGAATTTATGCAGACTGACTTCACAAAGAAATATACACCATATGAAGATGATTCTATGAAATTATATATTGATAAAGCTGTGCAGGAAGGTTATGACACAGAGATATTTATGGATGTAAAATTACATCATTATCCATTAAGAGATTATTGTTCTATGTGGAATGAGCTTCAGAATACAGTTCGTCAGTATGGAAAAATTGGCAAGAGAAATGAAAAAGCAATTGAACATGGTAAAATCGCTAAACATTCAATGCATTTGATTCGTCTGTACATGATGTGTTTGGATATTCTTGAAAAAGAGAGAATAATCACGTATAGAGAAGACGAACATGATTTACTTATGGATATTCGTAATGGTAAGTATTTGGATAGCAACGATCAGCCAATCCCAGAATTCTTTGAAATGGTAAATGATTATGAAAAGAGATTAGATTATGCGAAGAAAAACACAAGTCTTCCTGATAATCCTAATTATAAGGCTATCAATGAATTTGTTGCTAGTGTAAATGAAAGGGTGGTAAAAGGTGAAATCTAATTTGAAGATTGAAATTCCATCTGGTGCAAATGAAATTATCCATAGTCTACAAAATAATGGATATGAAGCTTTCTTAGTCGGAGGATGTGTGAGAGATAGTATTCTTGGCAGACCAATTCACGATTATGACATTACAACTTCTGCCACACCAGATGAAATGATGGAAGTATTCAAGGACAAGAGAATTATTGAAACTGGTTTGCAACATGGAACTATTACCATTGTAATTGACGGTGAAGGATATGAATGTACAACTTACAGAATTGATGGTAATTACTCAGATAGTCGTAGACCTGATAGCGTAACATTTACACGAAGTCTTAAAGAAGATTTAAAGCGTAGAGATTTTACAATCAATGCGATGGCATACAATGATGAAGTTGGTCTTGTAGATCCGTTTAATGGCATGGAAGATATTGAGCATTATAAAATCAGATGTGTTGGTAGAGCAGAGGATAGATTTTCAGAAGATGCTTTAAGGATTTTACGTGCTATTCGGTTTGCTTCACAATTGGAATTTGTGGTTGATTTTGATGTAAGTTTTAATATTCATAAAATGTATAAGAATTTAGAGAATATATCTATTGAGAGAATCAACAGTGAGTTCTGTAAAATTGCATTATCAATCGAGTTTTATATACAGATAGGATTATTCCGTGAAGTATTCTCGCTATTTATTCCTGAAATAAAAGATATGTTTGATTTTCCGCAGAATAATCCATATCACATCTATGATGTATGGAATCATACAGTACATGCAGTACATGCTTATGAATGTGATTGTGAACCCGACTTGAATCCAAGAGATTTGATTACATCATTGGCTGTATTTTTTCATGATATTGGAAAGCCACATTGTTATCAAGATGGCGAGGATGGCATTAGACATTTCAAAGGTCACGGAAGAGTAAGTGCTGACATGACCAACGAGATTATGAAACGTCTTAGATTTGCTAATGATACAAGAGAGAAGGTCGTTGAATTAGTCTATTATCATGATGCTACTTTTGAGGTAGGAAAGAAATATATCAAGAGATGGCTTAATAAAATCGGAGAAGAACAGTTCAGAAGATTACTAAATGTTCGCAGAGCTGATATTAAAGCACAAGCAGACATGAATCAGGAAACAAGATTGCAAAAGATTGATAATATTGAATATATTTTAGAAGAAGTCTTACAGGATGATGAATGTTTTTCTCTAAAAGATTTAGCAGTTAATGGTAAGGATTTAATTACTATTGGATATAAGCCAGGAAAAGAAATTGGTGAGGTATTAAATAATCTGTTGGATTCAGTCATTAGTGGAGAATATATAAATGAGAAAGAAAAATTATTAGAAATAGCAGAGAGGAGATTATATGGTTAAATTATTCACACACACAGATCTTGATGGTATAGGTTGTGCAGTTTTGGCAAAACTTGCATTTGGTAAAGATGTAGATATTTCATACTGTGATTACGACAATATTGATTCAACTGTAAAGGAATATTTGGAAACAGAACAGGACGACACAATCCCAATTTATATTACCGATATTCGTGTCAATGAAGAAACTGCTGAGTTGCTGAATAAAAGAGGCAATGTTCAGTTATTAGATCATCATCCAACAGCTCTTGGATTAAATAAGTATGATTGGTGTGATGTAGTTATCGAAGATTCCAAAGGAATTAAAACATCGGGAACTATGTTGTTTTATCATTGGTTAGGTATGAATGGTAGCCTGAGTGAAGAGTTAGAGAATAATAAAGCATTAGAGAGATTTGCTGAACTTGTGAGAGATTATGACACTTGGAGATGGTCAGAACTCGGTGAAGATGGTGTTATTTGTAAGCAGGTAAATGACTTACTTTATCTGTATGGTCGAGATGATTTTATTCATTGGTGTATTTCGGAGATACGTGGTGAAATATTCCCATTATTATCTGCCAAAGATGAGGTTGTTCTAAAGATTAAGCAGGATGAAATTGATAGATACATCAAAGAGAAGAATGAAACCATGTTTACCAGTCCTATGTGCGGTAAGGTTTGTGGTTTTGTATTTGCAGATAGGTTCGTTAGCGAATTAGGTAATAGACTTTGTAAAATGCATCCTGAAATTGATTTTGTGGCAATGATTGATATTGATGGTTGTACGGTATCTTATAGAACTGTTAAAGAAGATATTGATCTTGGTAAAGATGTAGCAAGTTTATTTGGTGGCGGTGGTCATCCAAAAGCTGCTGGTTCAGAATTTAGTCAGAATATTAAGTCGAAAGTTATTGAGGAAATCTTCGGATAATCTTTAATTCTATTCAAGGCTGATCAGCCAAATTTTCCAAAAAAGTAACAAGAAATATTTTTTCCTTTATTCTCTGTCAAAATCCTTTAATCTACAGAGATTGCGCAATCATTTATCCTAGAATTTACTGTTAAATCCTTTCGTTTTAATATTATTTTGTTGTAAAATCCTATGGAATTTGCACGTCTGTAAAAAAACCATAAGAAAAAAATAATTATTGTGAGAAGAACTGGAAGTTAGTGAACTTCTGTGAGTTTGATAAATATGCAACAAGTTCTTATTGTGCTATTCACAATGAAAACGAAAATAAAAATCTTGGTGATATTACTAAGGTTGATGAAACAAAACTTGAATCATTTAACATGATTTGCGGAGGATCGCCCTGCCAAGATTTTTCTGTTGCAGGTAAGCAGAAAGGTTCTGTATGGACTTGTAAAGATTGTGGACATGAGTATAACCCACTGACAGTTCATTGGTCAGAAAGAGATAAGTGTCCATGCTGCGGAAGTAATAACATTGAGAAGACTCGTTCATCTCTTTTGGTAGAGTATCTGAGAGTTATCAGGGCAAATAAGCCGAATTTCGGTATGTACGAGAATGTAAAGAATATTGTGGGAAAGCAGTTTAAAGATACATTCAAGATGTTTACAGATGAGTTGGACGAGTATGGATACAATGTGTACTGGAAAGTCCTCAATGCAAAAGACTATGGCATTCCTCAGAATAGAGAGCGTGTATATCTGATTTTTATTAAGAAAGAATTGGATAACGGTAAGTTTACATATCCTGAACCATTTGATAATGGAATGAGATTAAAAGATATTCTTGAAGAGAATGTTGATGAGAAGTTTTATATCTCAAAAGATAAGGTTCAGAGATTTTTAACAAATCTTAATAACGAAGACGCTTTATTATACGATGCTTGTCAGGTTAAAAGAGAAGGAAAATCAAGAGAATATAATGATTTCTGTCCTACTTTAACAGCAAGAGATTATAAAGATCCACGTCTTGTAAATGATAATGTTGTAAAACAGATTGGCACAATTTCTAAATGTGAGGGGAATTGGAAAAATCCACAGGTAGGTAGAATTTATAGTACAGATGGTTGTAGTCCAACATTAAATACTTGTGGAGGTGGTAGTCATGAACCAAAGATTGTTCAGCTAGGAAATGTAAATCCATCTGGCAAAGGTATGAATGGCAATGTGTTTGACGAGAATGGATTAGCACCGACTCTTACAACAAATAAGGGTGAGGGTAATAAGATTGCAATTCGCCAGGTTCACAAAATTGAACCACCTATTAGGATCAGAAAGCTTACTCCAAAGGAATGTTTTAGACTTATGGGGTTTTCAGATGAGAATTTTGAAGCTGCTGAGAAGATGGTAAGTAACAGTCAATTGTACAAGCAAGCAGGGAATTCCATTGTAGTAGATGTTTTATATTACATATTGGTTGAATTGTATAAGGCTATGCCATATCTTTTTGATGATTTGAGATTAAGTAGTTTTTTCTCTGGGATTGGCGCATTTGAGTGCAGTTTAAATCGTTTATATAAAAGTATTAATAGAGGTGATTTAGATTAGAATATGTGAAATTTGTGGAAGTAAATTGAGAGTCAAGCATAATAAGGCAACAGACATGGATTTATGTGAAAAACACTGTAAACAAATATACAAATATGGAAAAATTACAAATCCTTCTTCTTATAATCAAAACGATAAAAATGAAGTGAAAATTTGTGAAAGTTATGCATTATTGTTTTTGAAAAATAAAAGTGGTGAAGTAGTAGATGTGTCACTAATAGACTTAGAAGATATTGATACAGTTTTACGATATAAGTGGACGATAGGAAGTCATGGATATGTTACAAGTGGTGCAGGAAAGAATCAAATTTTATTGCATAGATTATTGTCAAATGTTCCTCAAAACGTATATGTTGATCATATAAATCGAAATAAATTAGACAATAGAAAATTAAATTTTAGATTCTGTACAAATCAAGAAAACAATCGAAATAAGGATTTATATTCTCATAATTCTAGTGGAATAACAGGTGTTACATGGAATAAGGAAAGAAATAAATGGCAAGCGCAAATTGTTGTTAATAATAAAAATATAAACCTTGGTAGATTTGACGATTTTGAAAATGCAGTAAAGGCTAGATTAGATGCAGAAAAAATCTACTTTAAAGATTTTATACCACTTAACAGAGATGGTATATATCAGCAATTTGACATAAATGGAGAATAATACAATAAGTAGTTGAAAACAAAATAGCATATACAATATATAGTATTAAATAATTACGACAAATGCTGCATATTGTATAAAAATCAAGAGCGAAGAAAGCGGAATTTCTTCTGAGTTTTCAGAGAATAAATACATATAAAAATAAAGAAAAGAGGTAACAAAATGAGAGAAACATTAATTGTTGTAGATATGCAGAATGATTTTATTGATGGAACACTTGGCACAAAGGAAGCACAGGCGATTGTATCAAATGTAGCAAAGAAAATTAAGGAGTACAAGGATGCTGGTAAGCAGGTAATTTTTACAAGAGACACACATCCTGAGAATTACTTAGAAACATATGAGGGTAAGCACCTTCCTGTTACTCACTGTGTAAAGAATACTATTGGTTGTCAGATTTCCGATAAGTTAGATTTTGATATTGAAAACGATATTCTGATTGATAAGCCTACATTTGGTTGGTTAAACTGGAAGGATTTTGGATTTGAAAGTGTTGAGATTTGCGGATTATGTACCGATATCTGTGTAATTTCAAATGCACTTATTATTAGAGCAAATTATCCTGAGATTGATATTACAGTAGATGCAAGTTGTTGTGCAGGTGTCACACCTGATACCCACAAGGCTGCATTAGCAACTATGAAGATGTGTCAGATCGAAGTGATTGGAGAGAATAATGAAGTGTAAGAATTATATCATTAATACTTTCAGACATTTTAAGAAAGTCTGTACTCATAAACGTTGGGTATTCTACTATTGCTGTAAAGTGGGAATTCCATTTCAAGGGTTAGTACATGATTTATCTAAATTTTCTCCAACGGAATTTTGGGAGAGTGTTAAGTATTATCAAGGTACTTCAAGTCCAATAGATGCTTGCAAGAAAGAGAATGGTTGGTCAGCAGCTTGGATGCACCATAAAGGAAGAAACAAGCACCATTACGAATATTGGCAGGACAATTTTGATAATGGTGGAAATCCTATTGAAATGCCAATGAAGTATAAAAAAGAAATGCTTTGTGATTATCTTGGAGCAGGTAGAGCATATCATGGTAAATCATTTAATTTTGAGAAGGAATTAAAATGGTGGGAATCTAAGAAAAGTAAACCAATTGCAATGCATCCAAATGACATGGCTTTTATTGATAAGTACATTAATCTGTTTTATGAGTACGAAAACAGAGAATATGATATTAGAACAATATTTAATCAAATCAAGAAAGAAGGAAAATAATATGGAGCAGATTATTACAAGTTTGTTGGAGACAGATGCCTACAAATTGTCAATGGGACAGGCTATTTATCATCAGTTTAGCGATTATAAAACCACTTGGAGTTTTAAATGTCGTAATAAGGATGTTCATTTTACACCAGAAATGGTAGAAGAGATCCGTAGACAGATTAAATTATATTGTGGTTTAAGATTCACAGAAGATGAACTTACTTATATTGATAATATCAAATGGATGAAAGGTTCATATGTTGATTTTCTGAGATTGTGGCAGCCAAGATATGAGGATTTTGAGATTACAACAGATTCAGATTGTGGTCTTTCTATCGAAACATTTGGTACATGGCTTAATACATCTATGTATGAGATTCCTACACTTGCGATTGTAAACGAAGTATATTTCAGAATGGCATATAACTATGAGGAATTGCTTAATAGTTTCAAAAAGAGATTAGATGAAAAGTACGAAAATCTCAGAAGCGGTCATTGGTACGCTGGTACATTTTCTGAATTTGGTCTTAGAAGAAGACTTTCTGCTGAAGCACAGGAGTTAGCTGTTGAGAAGTTTTCACATTTGAATGATACATTACACAGTCCATCTAAGTTTGTTGGTACATCTAATGTATATCTCGCAAAGAAATACAATCTCACGCCTGTTGGAACTATGGCTCATGAATGGATTATGTGTTCTGGTCAGGGCAACCACAAGCACAATCCAGCATATTCAAACTGGTATGCCCTAGACGCATGGGTTAGAGAGTATGGTGTGTTAAATGGTATTGCGCTCACGGACACAATTACAACTGATTGTTTCTTGAAAGATTTTCAGTTGACATATGCAACATTATTCAGTGGTGTAAGACATGATAGTGGAGATCCGATTGAATGGGGTGAAAAGATGATTAATCATTATGAGTCACTTGGTATCAATCCTAAGACAAAGACACTTCTGTTTAGTGACAGTCTTGATTTTGAAAGAGCTGATAAGTTATTCAGACACTTCCATAATAGAGTAAACGTTGCATTTGGAATTGGTACTTATTTGAGTAATGACACAGATGTTCCTGCTTTAAATATTGTAATGAAAACCACTAAATGTAACGGTATGGATGTTGCAAAAGTGTCTGATATAGAAGGTAAAGGTATGTGTAAAAACCCTGATTATGTTGATTATTTAAAGAGATCTATTAATTGGAGAATGAATCATGAATAAAATTTTACTTATACCAGGAAGTTTTAATCCAATTACCAACGCCCATGTTGATATGGCATTGACTGCTAAAAAAGCGGTTAATGCCGATGCTATATTGTTTATTCCTGCACATGATACATATGTTGCGAAGAAAAAGACTTTGATACCTGGATATTGTCGAGTATCGCTGATTAATTCAATGCCAAATTGTGATGAAAATAATATGTGGGCATCCGAAGTTGAAACAACCAGCTTCTTTCCACAGAGGACATACAATACTATTACTCAGATAAGAGATATGAATGAAAAAGATTATATCTTCAACGAATACTATATTTGTTTAGGAATGGATAATATTGAAACACTTACAACTTGGTATAATTGGAAACCGTTTGTTGAGGAATATAATTTTGTAGCATGTGTAAGAGAAGGTCAGAATCTTGAGACTGCTTTAAGAGAAGCAAATCTTATGGAATATAAAGATCACTTCACAGAAATTCAGATACCTGAAAATCATACTTCTTCAAGTTTGGTTAGAGATTTATGTGAACAAGGTGAATTTGAAAAGGTAAAAGAATTAGTCCCTAGAAATGTATATGAGTATTTAATTCGGTTCTATGATGTAATGAATCGAATGTAGGAAGGAGAATATATAAATGTTTGATGCTAAGAAAGTAAAAAATGAAATCGTAGAGTGGATCAGAAATTGGTTTGAACAGAATGGTAAAGATTGTATGGCAGTTGTGGGTATCTCAGGTGGAAAGGATTCAAGTGTTGTTGCTGGCTTATGTTGTGAAGCTCTTGGAAAAGATAGAGTTTTTGGTGTAATGATGCCACAGGGAGAACAGCCAGATATTGATTATTCTCGAATGCTTATAGACCATCTTGGAATCGACAGTTGTGTTGTAAATATAGGCAATACAGTTCGCACTTTAAAGCATGAGATTAAACCACAGTTGGGAGATCATTGGTCAAAGCAGACTTCTACAAATCTCCCTGCTCGTATTCGTATGACTACGCTTTATGCAGTATCGCAGACAGTAAATGGTCGTGTCGCTAATACGTGTAATCTTTCAGAAACATTACTATCTTGGGAAACCAGATGGGGTGATGCAGTTGGAGATTTTGCACCAATTAGCGACTTAACAGTAGAAGAAGTGAAAGCTATTGGATATGAACTTGGATTGCCAAATGAATTAATCGAAAAAATTCCGTCTGATGGACTGTGTGGAAGTACAGATGAAGATGCATTGGGATTTAAATACTCTGTTATGGATAGATATATTAGAACAGGCGAGATTGACGACAAAGATATTAAAAAGAAAATTGATAATCGAGTAGAAAAATATCGGTTTAAGAGAATGCCTATTCCTTATTATAAAACAGGTATGGAAAGATATGTAGACTAAAATGGCAGAAGACTTAACTAATTTACAATTTGGAAAATTAACAGTCATCAAACGTGGAGACAACGATAAAAGCGGACATGTGAGATGGTGGTGTAAATGTGACTGTGGCAACCCTAAATTGATTTTAGTTGCCGCAGGACATTTAAAATCAGGACATACTCAATCATGTGGATGTATAAGAAGAGATAATATTAAACCACAAAAGAATTTAGAAGGAAAAAGATTTGGGAAATTAATTGTAAAAGAATTTCTTGGTATAAAAAATCATAGATCATTATGGAGTTGTGATTGTGATTGTGGTAAGAAAATTAACGCTTTATCATCGTCTTTAACTTCTGGAAAACTTAAGTCATGTGGATGTTTATCTTCTGTAGCTGAGTTCGAATTAAGCCAGTTCTTGACAGATGAACAAATTATATTTGATACGCAATATAAGTTTGATGATTGTAAATATAAAAGAAGATTGCCATTCGATTTTGCAATTTTTCATCCACAAAATAAGAAACTCTTATTTTTAATTGAACTACATGGAGAACAGCATTATTTTCCGTTTACATTTAATAGTGAGTCTGATATGCAAAAGAAGGAAAATTTTTTGCATAGAAAACATTTGGATAAATTAAAAGAAGATTATTGTAGTGAAAATAATATTCCATTGTTAATTATTAGATATACAAATTTTCAAACAAAAGAAAAAATTGTAAAAGGGTTTTATGAAAAGCTCTTGCAAAAGAATATTACATTTGATGATTATATATTTTCATCAAAACAAATAAAGGATGATTTACAAGTAAAGCATAAACGTGTCTATAAAAGAAAAGTAGTCCAAATAGATATACCCAACAAGAATATTATAAGAGAATATAATAGTATGGAAGAGGCATATAAGATAACTGGAATATCATCTGGACAGATTTCGGATTGTTGTAAGGGTAATTGTAAAACAGCAGGTGGATATGCTTGGGCATATAATAACGGAAACGTTAATATTGAAGAAGTAATTAAACGTGCAACAATTCCAAATAGAACAAATGCAGTTGTGATTTTTCAAAAAGATAAAAATGGAAATATTATAAAAGAGTGGCAAAGTATAACAGAAGCAGCACATTCTTTGGGAGTAAGTCATCAAGGTATTCAAGCGTGTTGTTCAGGAAAGCAGAAAACTTGTAAAGGATTTGTTTGGAATTATAAGAAAGATTGATTCAATGCATGAGAAAAATCTGTTTAAATTACAGCCAATGCCAAGTTTTGTGTATCGGGTGTAAATGAGATACTATATATAGTGTTTATATAAAATATAGGCACTATATATAGTAATATTTTTACCAAGAAACATAGATTTCTTCTGCTTTAGTAGAGAATATATAAATGAGGTAAAACGAACTGAAAACCTGAGATGGTGAAAAGGTAAAGGTGAAGGCTGAAATTAATAAGTCAGTCAACCGATGAGCGTATAGGCTGAAACTCATTTGAGAATATAATGCCTTGGAACAAACCTCAATCCTAACATGTGATGATAAGGAATAAGGATGCTCTTATAGAGTACAGAAATGAATGTACTCTTATTAATATCAAAGGAGAATAGATCACATGACTGATTTGTTAGATTTATTTAAGATGGCTTCTATAGGAAAACCATATACAATTTCAAAATCCGTAATACATTATCCAGTGCCAGGAATGACAAAAGAATATGCTATTGAAGTATGGAAGCAACAAAAGAAACGTGGTGTAACCATATTAAGCAAAAAAGAATGGTTAAGAAAATATGGATTAGGAGAATAAATTAACAGGAGGTACAAAATGTACAGTCCATGTATGGAATGTAAATTAAGATACAATAAAGAATATTCATCTGAATGTGATAATAAGTGCGACTATGCTAATATATCTCGAAGGTTAAAATCTGCTAATAATAAACTTGAAGATTACTATAATCAACAGAAAAATAATGAATATTTTAGCGATGATGGAAAGAGATTGATTTGTAGAGTAATTGAAAATTGTCAAAAGATTGTAAATGATACCTTTTTGAGTTAGGAGGATAATAAAATGGCGGAATTTAATAAAGTGGCGATTGTAAATTTAGTAGATGATTACAATAAGAAGGATTATGGATTTGCTTTATATGATGAAGATATGAATGAAATTGTTAAGTACGATACAAACCATCCGTTATATGTGATTGTAAATGCAAGAGGAAAAGATAATAGAGTCCTTGGAATTTTAAAAGAAGTAAAGTCAGTAGAAGCATATGGTAAGAGTGTGACAGCTCAGGTTGTCGGTGTAGTTAATATGAATGCATACAATGCAAGAATTGATGAGGAAAATCGTCAGAAAGAAATTGCAAAGCAGAAAGCTTCTATTGAGAAGGAATTAAAGTCTGAGATTGATAAAATGAATAATATTGCTTTATATGAAAAGATGGCAAAGGAGCATCCTGAGAATCCAAGACTTGCTGAACTTGTTAATGCACTAAAAGAGTTAGGAGAATAAATCATATGAAGAAATGTGTAATTTTAGAAATGGAAAACAGCAAGGATTTTGAAACAGCAATGAATGATTATTTAGACGATGGGTATAAAGTAGAGTCCAGCTCATGTAATAGTAGATACTATAAAGCAATTCTTGTATTGAAGGAGGACGAATAAATCATATGAAGAAGAAAATTTTAGCAGTTGCATTAGGATTAACATTGTGTTTTGGAATGACTGGATGTACTAAAGGTGACATTGAGCCTGAAAGTAGTTGTCTTGCAAATAAATATATAGATTTAGTGACAATTTATAAAAACGATGACTATAGAACCAAAGTTCTCTATGATAAAAATACAAAAGTAATGTATTTTGTACAATGGAGTAGTTCTCAATTTGGAATCACACCTATCTATAATTCAGATGGAACAGTGAAATTATATGATGGGGAATAAGACATAGTAATCCGAAGTTTCTTTGTAACTTAGGAGGTGGCAGATGAGAAAAAATTACGAATTAGAACTATATAAATTACTAATCAATCCAGAAGAAGACGACATTGACATTTCATATGTAGATGAATTTGGATGGGTTAGTAATACAGAGTTTTATGTTTGGATTAATCTTAATTGGTTTAATGAATTTGTCAAACGATTGAATGATATTTTTGGCTATTCGCTTTTTGATGAAGGTGGAATTGAAGCAAGAATTTGTAGTGATTGTGTATGTATCGACTTAGAAGAAGTTATTTCTGGATATGGTGTTGATCTTGAAGAAGTATTTCCAAGAAGTAAGTATACACATTAAGAGAATAATACAGAGAGGTGAACGAGATATGAATATGTCTGATTTAATTGGTAGAGAAGTAAAAATTGGCGATAAAGAAGGTGAAATAACTAATGTATTGGGTATTGGTTATGAAGTGACATTTTTCAATGTTGCTGATGGCAGAGTATTTATTGATGCAAGAGATATTTATGATTATCTTGTTTAACGAATCTCGCATTTCACAGGAGGATAAGTATTGAAGATTAATGATAAAGAAAATATTAATGAAATCATACTTCGTCATAAAGGTAAAAATATTAAATTTAATTGTTTTATCAAACCATTTCCTTATGTAGAGAGATTGGATTTAAAAGAAAAAGATCCAGTTGAGATTGTTTTTGATGATTTGACAGAAGTAGATGCATTAATTGATATGTTGGAAAGATTCAAACAGGAGTCACAGGAATATATAGGCGTTTGGAAGAGGAGTGGAATTTAAATGGATATTTATAATACAAAACCAAGGAAAATTAAATGTGTTAGAAACGATGATGACGTATGGGGTGGTGGAGGTGAAAATCATCACTTATTGGAAGTAGGAAAAGAATATACACTAGAAGATATTATTGTTCATTCTTGGCACACAATTGTTTATATAGAAGAGTTCCCAGATATGAAATTTAATAGTGTTGCATTTGAAGAAATTGATTAAGGAGAATATCAATATGACACAAGCAATAGGATATTGGTTAATGAGTACAGTCATTACAGCTTTTATTGTTACATTTGATCCAGATTTTGATGTAAAAGAAAAAGTAAAGATGGTTGCAGGATTTAGCGTATTTATAGCATTATTAATGATTGCTGTAATGTTGATGTTAGGTAAATGGAAGTAAACTTGTCTTTCATTGGGAGGTGATAGCTTGAAGGAAGTGTTTAAAATGACTTGCATTGTATTTTTGATAGTAATAATTATATGTATTGTTGGAATTATGTTGGTATTAGGATTTAGTTTTTTATTATCTTTATTCCTGCCACAGTTAATTGCCTTAGTTGGAGGATTTGTTTTATGTATGTTTACTTTTACTTTTGGAATGATCTTATTTGATCAGAAGTATGAAGAGAATAAATAAGTGTGAGGTGAACGAAATGGAATTAATACTACAAGGTTGGATAGGACGTAATAGCGAAGGCAATTTAGGATTAGCTGAAGAAATTGATGATTACTATAAACCAATAACAGAATCTATTATGAATTATTTCAATTATGCATATATAAACAGAGGACTTGGTGAAAAAATCACAATGATTTCAAATGCGAATCTATGCTGTTGGTTTTCTGATGAAAAATGTACCTTAGAAGAAGCACAGATGAACTTTGACAGTTATATGCTTACAGGAAATCTACTAACACAAGGGCATTATACTGGATATTCTGAATGGACAATCACAGGGTTTTATATTGATGTACTTGTAATTGGTGGTCACGATTTAAAAGAAGAGTTTGGCAGTCATGTAGGACAGTATATACATTTGATATTAACGGATTAAGAGAATAAGAATAATGAAAGGAGATGAGGTTCGTGTACACAAGAAGGAATTCCTTACTCCAAGTAATTAATGAAATATATGGGTTCAAAATCTCGTATAGTTGATAATATTTTACCGATTATTCAAGAAAGATTGCGAGATTATAATATCAAAACATACATAGAGCCATTTTGCGGTGGTTGTAATGTAATCGACAAAGTTCAGTGTGACACAAAAATCGCTTCTGACAATCATAAATATCTTATTGAAATGTTCAAGAATCTAAATCAGATTCAAAATCTCCCAGAATTTATTACAAAAGAACACTATTCAGATGTAAGAGAGTGCTTTAACAAGAAATTAAATACATATCCTAATTGGTATATTGGAGCAGTTGGCTTTCTTGCGAGTTATAATGGACGCTTCTTTGATGGTGGATATGCAGGTATTGTTCATACAAAAGCTGATACTGAAAGAAATTACTACGATGAAGCTAAAAGGAATTTGTTAGAACAGATTCCACGATTGCAGGATATTCAGTTCCAATGTGGAGATTATGAAGAGTTATATTCTGATAGAATTGACTGCTTGTTTTACTGTGATATTCCATACAAAAATACAAAACAGTATGGATCAAGCAAGAATTTTGACTATGACAGGTTTTGGAATTGGGCTGAGAAGATGAGTGAGAAGAATGTTGTCTTAGTCAGTGAGCATGAAGCTCCTTCAGAATGGGAATGTATTTGGCAACAGGAAGTCAAAAGAACGATTGACAATACAAAGCGAGTTAAAGCAGTAGAAAAGTTATTTGAAATAAGAGAATAAATATCTGGGAGGTGACGATTTGATAGAACCACAGTTTTGTGTTCAAGAATTAATACCAATAAAATGTACTGATACTAGAATTTTAATTTTGTATCCGTATGAACTTAGGAATGAACCGATACTAAAAGACAATATTTCTAAAATGACAAAAGTGATAAGAGAATACATAAAAGAGTCTGAAATATATAGAAAGTGTGTAGATTCAATTCAAAATCTTATATGGGATTCTCAAAAAATATCTATGCAAAATGAAGCTAATGAACATCAAAGAAAAGCTGATGAATTATCAGAACAAATGAATAATGGGATTAGTCCTTATGCTTGGTATGTCAAAGGTAGGTTTAATGGAGAGATAGGTGGATTTCATTATAATGTAGATAATATAGTTTATTTGGATAGAAATTAACATGAATTTTTGGTTTCTTAATGAGGTGAAGGTTTGAAGAAATGGATATGTGAAGATGTATGTGGGTTTCATTTGGTTGCTGTTTATCCAGAAGATCCTCAAAAAACTTTATGTGAAATGGTTTCAGATGGTAACTATGGTGACGAAACTGTAACATTAAATAGTCAAATTTCTATTCAAGAAGATGAGGGGATTTTCATTATATTGGTAGATAATAGATATGAAATCTGTGTTAAAAAGATTAAGCTTGTTATTGTTGATTAAGTAATAGAGAGTATGGCTCTGAAATGCCATAAAATCAAGGATTTCAGAGGTTGAAAAACCACATGAAACGTTTCATTCGAGGAGGTGATCTATTGGACTTAGATAGAGCGATAAGAATTATAAATTATGATATAAATGAAGGTGAAAGAGTATCTGATCAAGAACAAATTGAAGCACATAAAAAGTTTTTCAAGGAATTGTTTAGTGTCGATCTTATGGACGAAAGGGGCAAATATAAATCTGCATATCAAATATTTTCTGAAGCAAGCAACAATAAATTAAAGAACAATTCTGTTCAGATTTCCAATCATTAAAGAGAATAAACCAGTAAGAAAACCACATTTCATATGGTTGTGAAAGTAGGTGAGAAAAATAACAGAATTAGAGAAGAAATATTATAAGCTTTTAATAGGCGAAACGTTTCATTGTTATGATATTACATTAAACGAATTACTGATTATTATGAATGCAGAACTTAATATCAATACATTATCTTTACAGAAATCAGGAAGACATAATTTTTGTTGTAGAGTCGATGACAAAACCAAACAGTATTATTTACGAAAATTTGGTTTGTTGAATGAAGATCGAGTAGAAATAGGAGAACAGGATGGGTAAATCATTAGAATTTGTAAAAGAACGAATTGCATCAGGTCAGTGCAATGGCATGGAGAATAACAAATATGAATCCATGATTGAACAGGATATACGAGAGTTATTTACGGTTATTACTTGTACCAAAGATGGAACAATTTTAATAGATGTCCCTTATCTTAAAGGTGACAAACCTTATTTTAATGTAATTATTAAGCATGATCCAGATGCAGATTTTGAATATTTCACAATGCAGCGGTGCAATTGTGATGGAACGTTTGTATTCTTTCAAGATTTAATGGGTGAGTGCATAGATAAAATGATTCATCTTAAAACCTGTAATGTAAATAAAGAGATTCCAAAAGATTTAACTGGATATTCTATTATCTATACTGTCGGAGATTTTGTATTGGCAGAAGAGTTTGGAAAAGAATTTGCAACTGAAGAAAAGCCTTGGATGCAGAGTAGATTTACTGCTATGTTGCCAATTAAGTTTGATGTAGTAAGGAATGGAGAATAATGTATTTTGATTTAAACATTGGAGAGTGGGAGTTTGAAAACGATTATGAAGACATCTACTTTCTGTTTCGTTGTTTATACAATGCAAGAACTGAGTTATACGACAGAACTCTTACTGATATGAGAAGTAGGTGTGATCCGACTGAAGCATTTATAGATGGTTGGAATAAAAGTAAATCGAATTCGTATTCCAAAAGACTATATGATAAATGTGTGAAGTGCATTGAGTTAAAAACAAAAAGTCGTTTTATACACAGATACTGGAAAGAATGTGTTTGGAAGTTTCAAAGTCTTTCTGCACAAGAATGGATAAATTTGTATCAGTAGTTAATTAAAGAAAATAAATACGATAGTTGGATAATGGAGTATATATAAACAGGAGAATAACAATTTGAAAAACACACTATTAGATGTAGCTCAAAACTTTGATAAGATGAGTGATTCAGAAAAAGCAGAAGTAAACGATAATGTCAGAAAACAATTTGACAATATTATTCATGGCAAACCTCCAAAGACGGAACGAGAAAAAGAGATTGACAAGCTTGCAAGAGAAGAATTAGAAGAGTACATACGAAAGAAGAAAGCTTTTTATGACAATCCTATCCATTGGAATAACAACAAGCGTAGAAGACATGGACTTCCTGTATTAAGAGGTAACGTTAATAAATGCCGTTTGAAAGAATATTTAGGATTTCATCCTTCTGTACGATTCTTTGGTATGATGGAAGATTTATTTGATGAGATATTGATTACAATTATGGAAGATAATCTAAATTCTTTTGTAGAAGTAAAAGATTTGGCAGTTGGTGATGCAAATGTATTTAAAGTGAACAAATAGGAGAATAACAATATGAGAGCATATGAATTACGACAACATGACGTAATTTCCTATTATCCTCCACAACCACACAAACAGGAATACAAACTTGGACAACACATTTCAATTAACGAATTAGCCGAAACAATGTTTGGTTCACCTGCTTTAAGGTTAGATAGAGATAAAAATGAGGACAAGATATTTCGAGTTATAGAAATAGAATATGTGAAATTTCCGTGGTGGAAGTTTTGGAAGAGAAGAAAATACGTTGAAGAATATCATTTAGAAGTTATGTAAGGGAGATAAATTAAATTATGAACAAGAGACAGAAAAAGAAGTTATTTAAACAGACGCTTATTAAGGTTAGAAAACTGCATCCACAAAAGGGTGATGTAATTTGTTTCCAGCCAGATTTTGATTGGATTGATGCAGAAACTATGTGCCAGTTTATGAAAGTTTATTCGAATAATGATGTTTTCGGTGAATCGAAGTTGGCTTTTGTACCTGCTGATATTAAGCAACTTAAATATAAAAAGAACGCTCAGATATATATTAACAAGTTGCAAAGCATTGTAGATCAAATGGGAGAATAAATGAATATACAAACAATTGAAGGTTTAGGTTATAAAATCCTCATAACTGAGTATATCGCTAAAGATGTTCAAAGAAGAACTCACAAGAAAAAGCGTATTAACAAGAAGTGGTTGAAAAGATACGGTATAAAAATTATACCAGATAACACGAAAATACTTCTAGTGAATAATACACTTATGATGACAGGAAAATGTTATGAAAAATTAAGAAAACTCACAGATAAAGACGCTGATAGTATGGAAAAATTTTTGAAAAAAGTTACTAAGAAACAATCTCAATAAAGAAGCATTTCCTTCGGATTTTTTGAATGACAAAGAGAGAATATATACATAGAAAATAGAAAGAGAGGTACTGAAAATGGCAGAAAGAGCATTAGCGCATGTAGAAAAGATTGAATGGATCAGACCGATTGAAGGAGCTGATAATATTGAACTCATTGGAGTTTTAGGATGGGTTTGTATCGCCAAGAATGGTGAGTTTAATGTAGGAGATATGGCTGTTTATATTGAAATTGACAGCAAGTGTCCTGAAACAGATGAAAGATTTGCATTTTTAGCAAATAAGAAATTCAAAGTTAAGACTATGAAACTTGGCAAGTTCAAGGTAATTAGCCAGGGACTAGCCTTACCATTATCACTTTTCCCAGAATTACAGGATAAAAATATTGGTGATGATGTTACAGAAGCTTTGAATATTACATATGCTTCAGAAGAGGATGCTGCAAGAAAGACCAATAAGGTTGATTCAAATGCTAAATATAAGTCAATGGCAAAGCGTAGACCAAAGTTATTCGCCAACCCAATTGTAAGAAGGATTATGAGATACAGCATTGGTCGTAAGATTATGTTTCTATTGTTTGGTCGCAAGAAAGATAATCCAAAGAAGTTCCCAGATTGGATTATCAAAACAGATGAGACGAGAATTGAGAATGCACCATTTTATCTTCAGAGTACAGAAAAGTGGATTAAGACTGAGAAATGCGATGGCACAAGCTGCACATTTGCAGTTGATAGATTGAAGAAGGGCAAGAACAAATTTGATTTTATTGTATGCAGTAGAAATGTAAGACAGGCTGATAGAGAACAGGCTTGTTATCACGAGTCAAATATTTATTGGGAATTGGCTGATAAATATGACATTGAAAAGATTCTTACGCAGTTTGCAACAGAGAATAATTATAACAGAGTTGTGTTGCAAGGTGAAGGAGTTGGTTCAGTTCAGGGCAATCCATATAAATTTACGGAGAATAAGTTATTTGTATTCAATCTGATTATTGATGGTATAAGACTTGGAACTGTAGAAATGGCTGATTTCTGTAAGAGTCATGGATTAACAAGTGTGCCAATTATTGATACGGCTTATGAGTTACCTAAGACTATGGAAGAGATGAAACTTGAAGCTGATGGATATAGTGAATTAAATCCAAAGGTTAAGAGAGAGGGTTTTGTATATCGCAGTATTGATGGTCAACAGAGTTTCAAAAATGTGAGTCGAGAGTATTTATTAAAGCATAATGGATAGGAGTTATTTATGAATAAACCTACACTATGGATTACATGCGGTTTGAGTGGTAGTGGCAAGTCAACCATTGCTACTCAGATTGCCAATGAGAATCCAAATACAGTAATCGTATCATCAGACGCAATTCGTGAAGAATTGACTGGTAATTACGAAGACCAAGAACATAATGAAGAAGTGTTTAAAATTTTTCACAATAGAATCCGCAAGAATTTGGAGAATAAAATGAATGTAATTGCTGATGCGACTAATCTGACTATAAAATCTCGCAGAGCAATTATGATGAAAGTGAATGGTCTTGAAGTACATAAGGTTTGTGTGGTTATTCCAAAGCCATTTGAACAGTGTAAGATTGATAATAAAAATCGTGAGCATCCTGTCCCTAATGAAGTATTGGATAAACAGATTAGAAGATTTCAGATCCCATTTTACGAAGAAAAATTTGATGAGATTCAGATAAATGTATTTCATAAAGAGAATCGTTTAACTCTTGGAGAAATGTTTTCTATGATGGAAGGGTTTGATCAGAAAAACCCTCATCATACTATGGATTTATATAATCACTCATTTCATACATATGAGTTATTTAGTAGTAAATGCTATCCAGCAAAATATAATATAGCTGCATTATTACACGATTTTGGAAAAATGTATTGTCAAACATTTGATGAGAATGGCATAGCTCATTACTATGAACATCATGCAATCGGTTCTTATTTAATTTTAGAGAACCTATCAGGTATATTTTACGAAAATATTGGTGACATATGTTTTCTTATCAACTATCATATGATGCCTTTTGGTTGGGATACTGATAAAGCAAGGCAACGTTGGAAAGAAAGATTTGGGGAATATAAGTATAAGATGCTTTTAGATTTCAATGAATGTGATAAAGCGAGGTAACTGTATGAGCAGTATTTCAGTTGGAGAATTAAAAGTGATTCTCAATACATATCCAGACGATTATGAAGTTGTTATGAATATCAAGCATAAATATCCAATCTCTAAGGAAGAAGGTCTTATAGGTTGGTATGTTTATATCAATGGCGTAAAAGCTGACGATGATTTTAGAGAGATTAGGTTGGTGAATTAAGTTAGGAGAATAAATATGTATAAACAGATTATTATTGCAAGAAAAGACCTCGCAATGTCGTCAGGAAAGCTTGCGGCTCAAGTCAGTCACGGCTCTATGGCATTTCTCAGTTGGTTTATTAGAAATAATGCCGATTTAGATGGTCATGTCGATGGTTATATTGACGAAGATATTCTTCATAATTGGGTTGAGGGCGAATTTACAAAATGTGTTCTTCAAGCCAAGAATAAGAATCAGTTGCTAAAAGCTAAGACTATGGCAGAAGAATTAGGAATGATTGAAGGTAAAGATTTCTGGCTTATAAGTGATAACTGTCACACTGAATTAGAACCCGAAGAAGATGGTAGAACACTTACTGTAATTGGTTTTAGACCAATGGACAGTGAGATTATTGATCAGATTGGAAGAAAATATCATTTATATATGTAGAAATGGAGAATATTAAAATGGAGAACAGATTATTACTTGAGAGTGAAGTGATTAAAACAGTAGATAAACATACAAACGATGAGAATCAGTTAGATAACGACATTAGCTGTATTCTTGAAGAAGTAAATCCTGTCGTATTGGTTGGTTCAAAAGAAGCAATAGACAGCTTAAAAGTAGATAGTAAACCAGTACAGAAGCAGAAACGAGTTGAACTATTCGAGAATGAAGATGTTATTTTAGAGCAACGTGGTAACAGATATTATCTATCTCTGTATGATAAGGAAGGAAAATTTCAGAGAGAAGTCACTATTGATGTCAAGGACGATTACAAGGTTGGACTTGGGAATGGTAAGTAAAGGAGATTTATGAGATCAGAGATTAAAAGACGACAATTTTCTGAAAATCATCAATCTTGGTTCTCTCATGATTATGCTTGTTGGGCAAATAATCACAATGGTTGGAGAAAGATGAAAAAGAAGAATCGTAGATTATTTAAAAAGAAGTATAGAAGAGAAGTTGAGAAAGATATTAATAAAGAATTAAATGATATGCAATAACAGTAAATTCAGGTTTCCTTGATTATAAAGAGAGAATATATTAATAGATAAACAAATGCAGGAAGGAATAAAATTATGAAAATTATTGAAACAGGAACTACGTATAAAGTGTATGGAGAAGATTTAGTTGTGTTAGACAATCTGCCAGCTCAGACATATAAAGTTGGATGTGGTCAGTTTACAGGTTTCTTCTTAGAGAAGCAGCATGATTTAGAGATTAAAGAGGATAAAATCTACGGAGTTCATGAAGAAAAAGCGAATAAAGTATTAAACAGATTTGAGAAATCACGCAAGAATTTAGGCGTAATTCTCAGCGGCGATAAGGGTATTGGCAAGTCATTATTTGCAAGATTATTGTCTCAGAAAGCAATTCAGAATGGAATTCCTGTTATCTTAGTTGATGATTTTATCCCTGGTATTGATGATTTCTTAAACGACATCAAGAATGAAGTGCTTGTGTTATTTGATGAGTTCGATAAGACTTTTGCCAAGAGCAAAGACGAAGATCCACAGTCAAAAATGCTTTCCTTATTTGATGGCACGAGTTCAGGTAAGAAATTATTTGTTGTTACATGTAACAATTACAGAGATTTGAATGAGTATCTTATCAATAGACCAGGAAGATTCCATTTTCATTTCAGATTTGAGTATCCAACAGCAGATGAAGTAAAGGATTATTTAAGAGACAAGCTTGATAAGAAATACCATTCTGAAATCAACAAAGTAGCTTCATTTTCAAGAAAGATTAAGCTTAATTACGATTGTTTATCAGCTATCGCACTTGAATTAAATGAGGGTGAGACATTTGAGGATGCTATTAAGGATTTGAATATTGTTAATACATCCGAAAGACAGAATACATACAAACTTACATTGTTTACAGACGAAGGTGTTGTATTCAGTTCAAATGATGTAAGAATTGATTTATTCAGTGGAGAAAATAACAATATCTGGGTTGAAGATTCAGCAGATAATGGTATTTACATCAACTTCAAGGGTAATAGCGCAGTATTTAATAATAAGACCAATTCATTTGTCTTATCAAATGACAAAATTAAGGTTGATTATGATGAGGATTATATTGATAAAAAGCTGAGAGATATGTATAAAAATCTGCATTATACTTATGCTGAAATTGCATTAAACTATGGTAATCGTATTCACTATAACTTAGTGTAACTTCGCATGAAAGCAACATTTCACAACTTTAGAAAGGAGAAGCACAAATGAATTTGAAAAAGATTAGAAGTGAAGATTTGATTTTTAGCAATGAAATTGAAGATGATAGAACAAATACATACCTAACACTGAATGATTATGATTGGATGAATTATAATCTGTCTACTCGTTTTAAGACAGAAGAAATGGGAGTATTGGATGTTGAGTTTGAATTTTTTGGTTTTTCTACTTCGCAGATGAATGTAAAGCAGACATTAAATGGCAAGGTACATGAAATTACATATGAATATCCAACAGATATTTTCAGTAAGAATTTGATTAAATTCTTAGAGAAACACATCAGATATTGGAATGAAGAGTACGCATTTAATGGTGAAGAAGAAGTTATAGATTTCTTTAATGAAGTTCTCGATAAAGGGACTGCCAAAGATGTTACTGAAATCAATGAAGACGACAACAGACCACAATGCTGCATAGAACATGATAAGTATTTCTCGACATGTGACATCTGTGAGTTTGGAGAATAATATACTGGAGGTGAAAATATGTATCAAAATTGTTGTAAGAAATGTGGAAGTATTTCATTACATACTGAAGTAAAAGGTAATAATACAGGACTTTATTGTGATGATTGCGGTGCATGGATCAAATGGCTTGGCAAAGATGAATTGAGAGCTTTTGAACATGCAAATAAATCAAGAGGTTTGAGGGCGACTGCAAAACTATATGATGAAGCGTTTGTCAATAATGAAGTAATTGAAAGACTTTGCAGATTTATAGATGGTATTGATAAAGCTATTGATAGTGTGTACAATAACCCAACGGCAGAACACGACAAACTTATTTATAATAATGCATATGCTTTTGCTTTAGAAAAATGTAAAGTAGGTGTCCAGAATATCATTGAAGGTAGAGAATTTAATGATTCAGGAAAGAAATAGAGAGGTGGAATATAAATGAAAATTCTTTCAGTAATGAACAATCATATTGAAGAAGCGGAAAAGAAGGATTACGGATATGGGTGTACTTGTGATAATTGTGGAACAACTTTTATTTTTGAGAGTTCAGAAGCTGCATATCCAAGACACATTAATCCTAAACCGAATGAATGTTATGTGTCTTGCCCAAATTGCAAACATATTATTGCTTTAGCAAAATGTACTAAATTTAAAACATCATATGAGTTGAATGATTTTAAAAGAATTTATGACGAATAAGTCAATTAGCAGTAAACCAATCTTTCTTTTGAAATTTTTTAATCATATCTAAGCCATTCGGCTATGGGAATCCCAACAAATAAGAGAATAAATTAAGGAGAGTAAAGATGACTAGAGAAGAATTTATTGCAAGGGTAAGGCATCTTGGATGGTGTTGTTATCAGATTGCAGCAGGACAGGATTATAATATTGAACCCAATGAAGATCAGTTACAAAGTTTATTACAGGGTGTTACATTTGGATTACAACATTTAGATATGACACCTGAACAGAATCATGAAAATTGGATGGAGTGCAAAACTAAACAGGGTTGGGTTTATGGAGAAGTGAAAGATTTTGAAAAGAAAACACACCCAGATTTAGTACCATTTAATGAATTACCTAAAATTGAAGCAGACAAAGATATTATGGACGCAATGATGAATAAAGCTGCTAATGAACTTTACGATATGATTTTCAATGAAATTTCACAGTAAATTTTTCTTTCTTGTGAAGATTGGAGGTATTATATGTCTTTTACTGTAGATTTTAGTTCAATAAGAACAGTTAGAGTTCACAAAGAACAATTTGATGCAATAGATAATAAAGCAAATGTCGTAATGATTACTTGCATTGAGGACGGAAGAGTTATTCCATTCAATAGAGCTGATGGCGAAAAAGATAAAATTGATAGATTAAACAGAAATAGTGGAGAATAACATTATGGATAATTTAACACGTAGAGAAGAAGTAAATCTTCATGAAGCAATTCAGAAATCTTTTCCTAAAATTCTTATCAAGGATCTAACAGAACATGAAAGAATCTGTCCTGTCTGTAATGGTCTTGGTATGATCATTGAAAACAATATTTATGGAATCAAAGGTGACAAGTCCGAAGCTGGGAGAAAATATCATTTCCCATATAAGCATCAAGCACTTTCATTTTGTCAGAGCTGTTATAACGGAGTGCAGCGATTGTGTTCTTATTGCGGAGAGCCTTATAAAAATCAGGCTTATTTACATTGCGATTGCGAAGGGCAGAAGAAAGCTGACGAAGAAGAGAGAATAAAGAAGTGGAATGAGAAAGTATCTAAAGCAGTTCCAGTTGATGAAAAAGATGTAAACACGATGCTTTACTGTGAAGAGTTTGACGAGTATTACGATACTGTTGATGATTTCTTTGACGATTATTTTGGGCGTTATACAGATGAAGAATTTAATAATGATGGCAGACCTGAGAGATTATGGGTGTGCAGCGTGGAGAAGATTCATATTGATGCTGACAGTGTAGTTGACAATGTTTGCCAAGAGCTACATGAAGATGCTTATGAACAGTGTGATATTGGTGGTTTGCAAAATTTGTTAGATACCTGGTGTAAAGATCATACAGGAGCTACTACATATTATCCATGTTATAAGCAGTATGTAGAAATTGATTGGAGTGAATATGAAGATTGTAGCAGGTAATTATTTCGGTAAAAATATTTAGTTTGTATGTAGATGCTGCAACTGTGTATATGAAGTTGAATCAAAGGATGATTGGAATATTCGAATGGTATTTCCTAACTATTGTAGTTTTAAATATAAAGTTCCTGAATATGAAGTAGCTTGTCCTAACTGTGGTCATAGAGAGTATCTTGGTTTCGATCAAGATGATTTGATAGGAACTGAATCTGAAAATCTATATTGTCCTTGGATTCCTCTATTAAAGAAAAGAGAAGACTGGAATAAACGATATAGGGTTGAGTCAATAAGAGAATAAATATTTGTGAGGTGAGTAGATGAGAGCATACAAATGTGATGTTTGTGGTAAGTATTGTGAAGATTGTTTTGAAATTAAGGATGATACATTTGATGTCTTCCCATCAGATTTTGTTGACAGAGGACAATATGATAAGAAAAAGGTGGAGGTACGAGATTTGTGTTCTGAATGTTATGTAGATATTAGAAATTATATTCATAACAAAGTATTCAATAGGTTTAAGAAAGAGGAAGAATCGAAGTAAAGATTCGTTTCTTTTGAAAATTTGAAAGGAGAATATATTAAATGAACGAAGAATTTTTATTAATCGTAGAAAGCTTAGAAAAATATAAGGATTTATTAGAAAGCAAGGATGATGAAATTTGTGATGGAATGACTGATAGTGAAAAAAGAGCATATCAGTTAGGGATTACAAACATGTATGAAATGTTGAAACAAATTATTGAACATGATCACAACGAAGGTAATTATAACGTATTTGTTCCTGAGATTAAGGAAGAAGAATCTGGTGAATATGATTTAGAAGATTTTGTTAAATGGGATTCTAAGAACAGAGAATAAATAAGTAGGAATTATCGGTTTCCTTGTAACAAATTAAAAATAAGAAAGAGGTAGAAAATATGGCATATGGAGTAAAAGTAGGAATTAAAGCAAAAGATATTTATGATAGATTAACACCTGCTGAAAAAGAAAGATTTGAAGAGATTATTATTTCAGATGTGGACAAAACAGAAGATGAAGTAATTATTACTGCAATTGCTATTGAAAAACATAATTATGATGAAAATAAATATAAGGAACTTGCGGAAAAGGAATCTTGGGCTATGCAAAACATTGGGAAAATGAGTAGTTGCCCAAAGAGATCTCTGTAAAAGTCGCAGTAAATTTCGATTTCTTTTGGAGTATATATATAAGGAGGATTGATACATACGAATTTAGTACAAGCATTAGAAAAGCAGATTGAATTCTGTAATCAATATACAAAATATAAATGTGGAGTATTTGTAAGAACAAAAGCACAATGCGAGATTGTAATGAAATGCATTTCAAACTTATTGTTAGATCGAAGAAATACCCAATTAAGAAATTATGCATGGAAATTAGGCTGTTATTGGAATAATGGTAATTGTATTGAAGTATTACCTGTAAACGATTCCGTTAGAGGACACAGATTTAATGGTGTAATAATTGAAAATGAAATCGAAAAAGATATTGTTAATTCTTTGATTATGCCACATTTAATGGTAAGGATTGATTCTACTGGACACAAAATTGAAGAATTTAATAATGTTAAAGAGCGAATATTTACAGTAGATATTAACAAGAGTGATGTCATCGAAAGTAAAAATCGTTCAATTTATATTTCGACTGGTTGGCAGAGAAATATGTTAAGCAGAGGATTAAGAAATTCAAGTATGTTTATTGATGATTTAAACGAAGAAATTTTTAAGAAGGAGTATATGTGTATGTTTAATAATCACACAGCAGCTTTTAGAGTTGCACAGGTAGGAACAGATAAGATTTTTGTTTATAATGCGACTGGCATTCCAAAAGAGAATATTAAATATGAGACAGAGTTTGTTAATAGAACTAAGGAAACTTATCTGAATATCAAAGGCGAATATAAAGTTGAAGGTATTGGATTTGAAAATGAAATTGATGTTCATTTACTTATTGATACTGATGTATATGATAAGTATGAAGTTGACTTCCATGATGGTCTTGTTCTTGTGTTTTTACATGAGATTATCAATGAGAAGCCTGTTTTAGAGGATGTTTCAAAAAGTAAATAAAAAAAGGAGAATATACATATGAGCAATTTAAAAGAAAAATTAACAAAAGGTGGTGTAACAGCAGTTATTGTCATTACAATTCTAATTGTATGCTATGGACTTAGTTGGATTGTTACATGTGGAATAATCAAACTTATTACAATGTGCTTTGGTTTGACATTTAAATGGTCTATTGCAACTGGGATTTGGTTGATTATTTGTATTTTAAGGTCAGTTTTCAATGTAACAGTGAAAAAATAGAGTCGAAGGAAACTGACATTTCTTTGGCTTTACAAACCTAGTATTTATAAGTGTTTCAGAGGTCAAAAATTTCAAAAATGCTCAAATCGAGCAAAAATCCCTAATTTTCAATGATTTTTAGAGAATAATAAAAATGAGGTGCTGAAAACCCTTATAAATCAATGGTTTTACAGTATCAATATCAAGAAACAGAGAATATAAAAATAGCAAGAAATCACTGTTTCATTGGTTGTTAGGAGGTGAGAAAAGTGCCAACAGGTTATACAGCATATATAGAAAATGGAGATATTACAACAGGAAAAGATTTCTTAAAGCTTTGTACGAGGAATTTTGGTATTGCTATGGACATGAGAGATGAATTATTATCAGTACCAACACCAACACATTTTGAACCAAATTCTTATTACAAGAAAGAATATGATAAAGCTGTTGAGGTTCGTAATAAGTACAGACAGATGACTTTTGATGAAGTAAAACAGGAAATGATTAAAAGTTACAATGATAGAATCGCTTCTGCTAAGAAATGTTTGGATAATTATAAAACAGAGGATGAAAAATATAAGAAGGTTAGAGACGAAGTTGTGAAGTGGAATCCACCAACAGATGAACATAAAGGATTGAAAAAGTTTGCATTAGAGCAAATAGATATATCTATGAACACATCTTATTATAAATACTTGGAAGATGATTTGAACAAGGAATTAGATATTAGTGACAAAGCAGTTTATGCTTATATGAATGACATCAACGAGTCTTGTGAAAAAGATGTTGAAAGGGCATACAGACGATGGCAGGAAGATTTGAAACGAACTGCTGAAAAGAATTTGTGGATGCAACAGTTTATAGATAGTTTGGAGAATATATAAGTGAGGTGAGATACATAGAAGTAATTGAAACAAATCTAATCATTGATGAAAATAATATCATCAGAGATCATCAATCAAGAGTGGTTGAGGCAGACAGTTGGAATGAATATTGTGAAGCACATAAGAATTATGATGGTAAAGCAGTTTTCTTCAAGTCAAAAGTTATGAAAGGAAACAGTATCCAATCTAATTGTAAAATTTCAAATCTGAAATATGATGAAATGCATTTATCTTGTAATATCACAAAATTAAAAGATAATGGAGAAGAAATATTTACAGATAAAAGATTGGCATATCTAATAGTTGATCCGACTTAATCAAGTCAAAAATTTCCAAAACAAATAACTGAATAGAGAATATAAATATGGGTGGAAGAACAGCATACCCTTGGGTTTTTATACTCAAAAATCACTGTTGAAGATAGATGTTTACATAAATTAACTTCTGTGTTCCAGTCGTAAGACTGTTCAAATATAGTTATCAAAAAAAATTTATCACATATTATAAGGAGGACATTTTTTTTAAATGGCAGAAACAAAGAAAAAAGGAAGATTATTTGATTTACCTGAGACAAAGGGTGCATTCCAGTTAAAAGGAGTTGTATCTGGTATGGAGAAGGATACGGCATTTAAGGAGATTAAGACTAAAAGTGGAAAGCCTATGAGAATGCTTAATTTTGGCACAAGTTATCTTGATGGTGAAACATTATATGTCAATCTTCAGGGAATGGAGCAGGAAAATGTTTATTTCTCTAAGAGAGCTGAAAAGAAGGGCGAAAAGGCTGATACTGTCAAAGTGCCTTGGGCTGATAGATTTTCTTATAACCGTGAAGGCTATCGCATGATTGGTAAGAATATCGGTGTAAAGAAGAAGGTTGATTCTGAGGGCAAGACGGTTAATGACAAGAAGGTTCTTACAGATTTTGATGCTTGTAAGGAAGTTAAGGAGAATCTGAAGGATGGTGCAAGCGTATTTATTCGTGGAAACCTTGATTATAGCAGTTTTACAGATGATAAGGGTAATAAAAGAACATCTACAAAACTTGTTCCAAATCAGATTTCACTTTGCTCAGAGGTAAACTTTGATGATGAGAAGTTCGAGAAGCAGAATGATTTCAACCAGGTAATTATTTTCATGGGAATCGAGCAGGAAAAGGATGATAACGATAAGCCAACAGGCAGATTTATTGTTCTTGCAAAGATTGTTACATACAGCAATATCGAGGATGTTCAGTTTATTATTGAGGATAAGGCTCTGGCTAATAAGTTTAAGAAGTCACTTAATCCTTACAATGCAATTAAGGTAAGTGGACATATGATTTCTTCTACTCAGACAGAGACAGTTGCAACAGATGATGATGATAATTGGGGCGAAGAGGACAGTATAGAGAAAGTATCTGCACCTACAAAAAGAGAGTTTATTATCACAGGAGCAAAGGGTTCTTCAATTGATAAGGAACTTTATACAGAGGAGAATGTAACAGAGGCTATTGCAAAGATTAAGAATGCAAATAAGGCAGAGGAGAGTTTTGGTTCTGAATCTAATGATGATTGGGGAAGTACTGATGGTCTTGACGAATCAGATGAGGACGAAGCTTGGGATTAATCCTTTAACAACTAGAGAACAACTAAGTGGAACGTCAGTAATGGCGTTCCAATAAATCAATATTATAGAATTACGGAGGAATTATTTAATGGCAAAAGCAAGAAAAGCGTCAGTCACACAGAGTAAGTTAGGTATGATTTTATATGGAGAGCAGTTTACAGGTAAGTCAACAATGGCTATGCAGCTTGCATACTTTAAGCGTCCTGATGGAAAACCTTTCAGAGTTTTATACCTTGATCCTGAGACTGGTTCAATTGATGATTATTTAGGTGACTTAGAAGCAAATGGTGTAAACCTTGAAAATATTTATATTGTATATACTCAGTCACTTGGAGAAGTAAGACAGTATATTGCAAAAGTTAAGAATGGAGAAGATTTCTATGAACTTGATGATGACGGAGATGAGACAGACAATGTAGTTCTTGACGCAGATGGAGAACCATTTAGAGCAGATGCAATCGTTGTTGATGGTACTACAATTCTTAACTTAACAACAAAACAGGGATTAGTAGAATTTTCTAAAAAGAGAAATAAAGTCAAAGCTGATAAGGATGGACTTGTTGGTGATGCCAGACTTGTTAAGATTGAGGGAGCAGGAATGGAGTTAAAGGATTATCAGACAATTAACTTCAAAGGACAGGATTTGATTCTTGATCTTATGGCATCTGGCGTTCACTATATTGTAACTGCTAGAGAGACTGATGAAAAAGAAACAATTAAGCAGTCTGATGGTTCAACTATGAGTGTTGTAACTGGTAGAAAGATTCCTGATGGGTTCAAAGGTATGACATACAATGTTAAGACTGAAATTCGTATGTACAGAAATGAAGAAGGAACAGTATGTGCTCATGTTAAAAAGGATAGAACACACACACACGAAGACAATTCGATTATCGAAGATCCTACATTACTTGATTGGCAGTCAGTTATTGATAAGACAGCAGATAAGAAGGCTTTTGTAGTAAAGAATGACTTAACAAAGGCAGTTGATGTTGAGCAGGATATTTACAGCAAAGAGATTCTTGGTAAGGTCGGAGATCCTGATAATTCAGAAACAACAAGCACATCTGATAATGGTAACAATACAGATATTGAAGCGATTAAGAAAGAAATTATTGCTAAGAGAAATGCACTTCCACCTACAGAGAAGAAGGTAATGAAAGAAAAACTTGAAGCAGCAGGACTCCCTACAGTATACAAGAATGTAACTGATATTGAGATTCTTAATAAAGTATTAGCAATGTTTGATTAAATTTGGATTATGTAAAGGTAGGATTATGGCAAGATACACAACTAACAATAAAAATGGTATTAAAAGAAAATGTGGTTGTTGCGGAGAAAACCTTTATATAAACAAGAATAATATTGATGATGCAATCTACTATGATAAAAAAACATATCATAGTAGTTGTTTTATCAATATATGTCAGAAGCGTATTGCTAATAAAAGGGTAGACGTATCAGCAAAATGGACTTGGATATATAACCACATTGATTCTATAAAAAAGGATACATACTCACATCTTGCAGTAGCAATAGAGCAAGACGAGATATTTGAATTTATTAAAGAAGCATATGATTTGACAATTATCCCTACTACCATATGGCAGAAATTGGGTAACATTTATAATGGAACTTTTAAAGGGATGTCGGTAGATATTCCACCTTCAGACTTACTTGATATGTGGCAAAGAAAAATAGATATGCTTAATGGTATTGCGAAAAAGAATGAAGTAAAAGGTATTCATATGCAGCCAGAACAACGACTTTCGTATGATTTATCCATTTTGGTTAATAAATATGACAGTTATTTAAGGTGGAAAGAAAAACAGAAAATACTTGAAGCTGAGAAAGAAACAGAAAAATCACAGAATATTGTCAGTCAATCAATTGGCTATACTAATGTGTTCAAAGATAGTAAGACTGATACAGATGATATTTCAGGCTTGGTGGATGATATTTTTGGATAGGAGATAATATTGGATAATGAACATGAATTAAAAGATTGTAATGTGCAAGCAGAAATCCTGTTTGTTGGTTCTATAGCAAAGGATTTGGACTTGATTGTAAATTACAGCACATTTATGAGAAGCAAGTATGATTTCTCTGATCCTGCAACAAAGTTCTTTTATGATAATCTTGAAACTTACTTTCTTACATTTTCACAAACATTAGATGAAACAAAAATGAATGTGTTTATGAGTCAGAATGAAGAACGACTTAAATTATATAAGCAGTATAAAGGTTGGAAAACGCTTCAAAGGTTTATGACATTGGCAGATGAAAATGATGTGAAAAATTATTTTGATACTGTTAAGAAATATTCATTGGTAAGAGAGTATGGAAGAAATGGATTTCCAGTTGAGAAGATATTATCTCATAGGAACTTTGATAAAATGTCACCAAATGACATTTACAGAATTATCCGTACAAAAGCAGATAAGATAAATACAGTAATTAATGCTGGTGAAGAAGCTGTTGAGCTTACTGATAAAAACTCATCTCAAATCGACAAATATCTTGAAAAGCCAAATTTCGGCTTACCTTTTCCTTGGTATATGTATAATGAATTTTTTCTTGGTCTTAGAGAAACAAAGGTTCTCTTTGAAGGATTCCTTTCTAATGAGGGTAAAACAAGAAAACTTGTACTTTTAGCAGCTTATGTAGCACTTGTGCAAAATGAGAACTTTTTTCTTATGAGTAATGAGATGGACGAAGAAGATCTTCGTAGTTGTCTTATTACGACTGTTATTAATAATAAAGAGTTTCAAGAGTTACATGGCGTACATATTACAAAGCCTGAGAAAGAGATTGTGTTAGGTGTTTACCATGATAAAAATGGTGACATTATCAGAAGAAAAATTGATGATAATGGTGTTTATCTTGAAAGCAATAAAGATTACATAGAGAGAATAAAAGATACGTCAGAGGAATATTGGAATGTAAAAAAAATTACAGATTGGATTGATAGTAGTGATCGTAAGGGCAAAGTTATGTTTAAAGATGTTGGAGATGATTATAGCCCTGAGAGAATTGAATTTGAGTTGCGTAAAGCAAAGATGGTTCAGAACATTAAATATTATGGTTATGATACGTTAAAAGGTTATAACACTGATGATTGGTCACAGATTAAACAGTTTGCAACTAAATTAAAAGAATTAACAAAAAAACTTCGTATGAGTGGATATGCAGTATTCCAGTTAAGTGATGATACGGTATTTACTGATATTTTTAGTTTAAGTAGTAATAACATTGCCAATGCAAAGCAGATAAAACATGTAGCTGATATTCTAAACATTGGTAAAAAGTTAAATAAAGAAGAATACCATAAATATCAAGTTGTTTTAGAATGTGATTCTTGGGGTGAACCAGTGACGGAAGATTTGGATTTAAGTAAACAATATTTTTGTATTAAACCAGATAAAAACAGAGCAGGTAGCAAGGATAAGATTATGTTATTTGAGATTGATTTGAACTTAAATATTTGGAGAAATATAGGTTATATCATTAAAAAACCAAAAAATAGTGACTAATTGGAGGTGGCAGCTTGGATGTAAAAGAGTTGAAGAATTATATATATGAAAATAATTATTGTGAACAGATATTAGAATCCGTTGGTTGCCACCATATCAAATATCATTCAGTTGGAGCATATTGGACTGCTGGTAATCCTGATGGAGATAATAAAGGAGCAATTATTTTATATAATAATGAGTCCCTTATCTGCTTGAATAAAACTAGACAAATGATAAAGGGTAACAGACAAACAGATATTATTGATCTTGTGTGTTATGTCAAAGACCTTACATTTCCAGAAGGATTAAAGGAAATATGCTCGGAAATAGGAATGTCTTATTATCACGATTTTGAAGAGGATATTCCAGATAGTTTTAAAATACTGAAAATGTTAGAAGATATGGATTCTAATATATCAGAAGAAAAAGAAAAACCATTACAACCTATTTCGGAGAAAATACTTTCGTATTATAAGCCTTATGTAAATGATTTATTCTACGAAGACCATATAGATTATGAAACACAAAGAGAGTTCGAGATAGGTTTTGATGAAGAAACAAACCGATACACAATTCCTATTCGTTCTGAATTAGGAGATTTAGTCGGTGTAAAAGCAAGATATTTTGATAGAAAAGTACCTGATGGAATGAATAAATATATTTATTTAGAGCCATGTGCAAAATCAAAAATTATATATGGATTGTATAAAACTCTTCCTTATATAAAAAGAACAGGAAGGATTTATGTTGGTGAATCTGAAAAATTTGTTGAACAAGCATGGAGTTATGGTTATCAAAACACTGGTGGTACAGGTGGGAAGGAACTTTCACAATATCAAATTGATATGTTAGTTAGACTTGGTACAGATATAATTTTATGTTTAGACAAAGATGTAAAAAAAGAAGAATTAGAGGAATTAGCAGAAAGATTTCCTGATGGTGTTCCACTTTATTATATGTTTGACGAAGACAATATTCTTAATGAAAAAGAATCCCCAACAGATGATCCTATTAAATGGAGGTACTTGGTGGAGAATAACATATACAGATTAAGATAGGAAGGTGTGTATTTGAAGTATAAATTATATGAAAATAGCGACAATAATACTTCCAATGTATTAGAGGAAGTTTTAAAAAATAGAGGCGTTGATGATTATGAAAAATATCTCAACTTAGATGAAGATGTTTTAATTCCATACGAAAATTTGGATAACATAAATAAAGCGGTAGAATTATTTATGAAACACTTTAATAACAAGGATAAAATTGAAATACTTGTTGATGAAGATCCAGACGGTTTTTGTTCAGCAGCTATGATGTATTCTTATATTAAGAAAATGAATGCTAATTATCCAGTTAATTACATATTACATGCAAGAGCAAAGGCACATGGGCTAGATGATGACATTGTGATATCTGATGATACAAAATTATTGATTATCCCTGATGCTGGTACAAATGACACAGAACAGTGCAGAGAGCTTTCAGAAAAGGGTATTGATATACTTATTCTTGACCACCATGAGTCAGAAGAAAAAAATCCATATGCATTAATTGTAAATAATCAAATGAGTGACAATTATTCTAATAAGGATTTTTGTGGAGCAGGTGTTGTATATAAGTTTTTACAAGCATTAGATGCTGAGACATGGAATGAATTCGCAGATGACTATTTAGATTTATGTGCATTAGCAAATATTAGCGATGTTATGGATATGCGTTCATTTGAAACAAGATATATTACAAATCTTGGATTACTCAATATTACAAATAAATGTTTTCAGGCACTTATTAAAGCACAAGATTACAGTATGAATGGTAAAGTTAATATTCACAATATCCAATGGTATATAACACCTATTTTGAACGGAATGATTCGTATCGGTTCAAGTGATGAAAAGGAATTGTTATTTAGAGCTTTTATTGAAAAAGATGAGTTCTTTGAATATAAAAAAAGAGCTACAAAGGATAAACCAGCAGAAACAATTCAGGAAAGCATTTATGATAGAGCTGCTAGACTTTGTAAAAATGCAAAATCACGACAAGATAAAATGAAAGAAAAAGGCGTAAAAGCCATTTCAGAAGTTGTAGATAATCTTCCAATTGATGATAAAGTTATTATGGTTGATGTATCTGACTTACTTGATAGTGGATTAACTGGTGTTGTAGCAATTAAAATTGCAGAGCAATACAATAAGCCTTGTATTCTGTTAAAGAAACATTTTGATAAAAAGACAAAAACAACTGTGTTTGGTGGTAGTGCAAGAAATATTGATAACAGTCCAATTGATAGTTTTAAAGATATTGTTAATTCAACAGGGTTCGTTAATGGTAAAGGTCATGCAAATGCTTTTGGTATTGTAAATTTACCAGTTGATGATAAAGAAAAAGCAATTAATATGATGAACAGTATTCTTAGAAATACTGAATATGATTCTACATATCGTGTAGATTTTATCTTAGACATTAATCATGTCACAATCCCTTTAATTATTAAGTTATCACAGTTTGAAGATATTATTTGTCAAGGAATTGATGAACCTATGCTTGCAATAGAGAATATATCATTGACAAGAGATTGTTTTGAAGTATTTGGCAAGAATGAGGATACTATCAGTTTTATGGTAAATGATATTAAATACATTCAGTTCAAATGTAAAGAAGGTAATCAGCTATATGATTTTCTTCAAAACGCATGGGATGATAACGATAGTATTACATTTAATATTGTCGGAAAACCTTCAATAAACGAATATAACGGTATTAGAACACCACAGATTATTATCGAAGATGTAGCTGTTATTAGTACAAATAGTAACGATGAAGACGATGATTGGTAGGAGGTGAGTTATGTATAGTTCATTACATAACCATACATATTATTCATTACTTGATGGATATGGTAGTCCAAAAGAAATGTTGGATAGAGCAAAAGAAATAGGGTTAAAGGCATTTGCTATAACAGAACACGGAAATGTATATTCCCATATTTATTTTGATCTTATAAAAAAAGACTATCCAGATATTAAAATGATATATGGATGTGAGTTATACGAATGTGAAGATATCACTGTTAAGGATAAAGACAATAAATATTTTCATTTGATTTGTTTAATAAGAAATGAGCAAGGCAGAAAAGACTTAAATAAAGTTATTACAAAAAGTAACTTTGAAGGGTTTTATTTTAAACCACGATGCACAGTAGAAGATATTAAACCCTATGCTGATAATTTTGTTATTTCTTCTGCTTGTTTAGCAAGCAAGTTAGCGAGAGAGTCAGATTTTGAGAAGTGTATTGAATATGTTAATGAATATAAAGAAGCCTTTCCATATTTCTTCCTTGAGATGCAGTCGCATTCTCATCAGGATCAGTGTTCATATAATCAGAAAATCTTAGAACTTTCAAAAAGAACAAATACCCCATTTATCATTACAACAGATAGTCATGCACCTAAAAAAGAAGATTTGTATTATCAGGACAAGCTTATTCAGATTGGTAGAAAAAGTAGCAACAACGACAAAAATGCTATCGAAAATAGTGAGGTATATGAAGGTTGCTATATGCAATCTGAAGATGAAATCCATGAAATTATGGATAGTCAGATTGGATATGAAAATGTATGTCTTGGATTGGAGAATACTAATAAGGTAGCAGATTTAATTGAAAATGTAGATATGCCATTTCAGAAACCACAGTTACCTACATTCCCATTACCTGATGGATATAGAGATAATAATGAATTCTTATGGCATTTAGTTAGACAAGGTTGGAAAGATAGAGGATATGACAATCTTAGCGAAGATGAACAGCAAGTAAGAAGAACTAGGTTAAACTATGAGATGGGTATTATTCATTCGATGGGGTTCGATGGTTATTTCTTGTTTGTATGGGACTTTATCAAGGCTGCTGAGAAACTTGGAATTGAAGTTGGTAAAGGAAGAGGAAGTGCAGCAGGTTCTTTAGTTTGCTATTGTTGTCATATTACGGATATTGATCCGATTAAATATGGACTCATTTTTGAGAGATTCTTAAATCCTGAACGAGTAGGACTTCCTGATATTGATACAGATGTTGGTAATAGAGATGCAATCATTGATTACCTTGTAGATAAATATGGAGAAGAAAGAGTATGTCAGATTATTAACTACTCGTATATTACTCCAACGGTTGCAATTACTGACGTTGGTAAGATACTTGGATTTCCATATAATCAGATGCAAAAACTTTCACAGAAATTTACATTCGACAAATGGGATGACTGTATGAAAGCAAATCCAAATTTACTCGCAGACAACCCACAATATGCTGATTTGTTTGATATTGCAAAGCATTTAAGTGGTCGTGTTAAAACAGTTTCTATTCATGCTGGTGGTGTTGGAATCGTTGATACAACAATTAATGACTATATGCCAATGAAAATAGGAACTAAGGGCGAGCATGTAATTCAAGTTGATAAACATTATGTAGAAGACATTGGAATTGTAAAGTTTGACCTTCTTGGAGTAGCAACACTTAATCTTGTGAAGGAAATTAAGGATGATTTACACTTAGATCCTTGGGATTATGATATCAATAATCCAGAATTTGAGAATGACAGACCTACATATGAATTATTAGCAAGTGGTAAGACTAATGGTGTATTCCAGGTTGAATCAGCAGGAATGAAAGATTTGCTTATTCGGTTAAAACCAAAACTTGAACAATTGGACTTTGAGGTTATATCTGTCATTTTGGCATTATATAGACCTGATAGTATGGGAGCACTTGATGAGTATGTTGAAATGGCAACAGGTGGAAGTAGACCACCATCAATTCATCCAGATATGGACGAAATCTTAAAAGATACAAATTACTGTATGATCTATCAGGAACAGCTTCTTGATATTGTTAAGAAGTTTGGTGGAAGAACATACGGTGGTGCTGACTTATTCCGTAAAGCAATCGGAAAAAAGATAGTTGAATTAGTACAGAAAGAGTCAGAAATTCTTCGTGGTGAAATTGTAGCAAACGGATATTCTAAAGAAATTGCTGATAAAATTGCGAATGAATTATCACAAAAAGGCGGTTATCTATTCAATAAATCGCATTCATACAGTTACGCAGTTCTTTGTTTCGAGACAGCTTGGTTCAAAGCTCATTACCCAACTTACTTTTTCAAGGCATTATTCAATCAGAATAAAGATAAAGCAGGTGCAATTAATAAGTATATTCTTGATGCAAGGTATTTTAATGTGGATATTATGCCACCGAATATCAATCATTCTGGAATGAATTTCACAGTTGATAAAGATAAGGTTCTTTTTGGATTATCTGCTATTGGTGGAATTGGTGAATCACTTTCTAAGCAAATTATCGAAGAAAGAGAGAATAATGGTATATACAAATCGTTTGATGATTTGATTCAGAGACTTTCTTTAGGTAAGGCATCTGTTATTGCACTGATAAAATCTGGTGCAATTCCTTGTAAAAATAAGCGTGAAAAACTTATATCATATCTTAAATCAGAGTATCAACCATTAGAATTCTCAGAAGTTCAATCATTGCCTACCTATAAGAAACTCGAAGAAGATTGGAACATTAACTTAAGGAAGTACGTGATTCCTTCATCTGGAAAACGAATTGTATATGACAAGAAAGCACTACTTGCTGAATATAACAGATTGAAAAAGATACAGTTTGAAGAAAATCAGAAGGTAAGATTCCAAAAGTACATAGATGATAATAAAAATTATCTTGAAGACGAACAGTTTTGGGAATTCCAAACATTACAGGTATTTATTAATGATAATCCATTTGATGCAGCTTATACATTCTTGACACCATTTGAGGATGTACCTGATGGTGAAAAATGTACTTTAGTTGGAATTATAGCAAAAGTTCAAAAGAAAAAAGATAAGAATGGTAAGCAGTTCGCATATATAAATATCTATTCAAGTTTTGGACTTGTTGAAGGAATTGTATGGCATAGTCAATTAAAGGAATATGAAGATTTAGTAAAAAAAGGACAGCAAGTAGCAATTCTTTGTAAGAAAGATAGCGAAGAAAAGGTAATTGTAGAAAAATTAAAGCCATATAGCAAATGGCTTGAATATGTAAGGAAGAAAGGAGTATCAGTCTAAATTGGATGAAGATGAGATTTATAAATTTACAGCAATAATTACATATGAACAATACTATTCGGATGATTCAACGTGGGGTGTGTTTGGATTTTCAACAAAAGATGATATTCCATTCTTTACAAAACCTACAAAAACATTCGATCCGTTTGGTGATAATAATTCTGCAAATAATACTGATGATAAAAAAATGAGTAAGTTAGCAGGAAAGATGCAACATTTAGTTGTTGGTGGAGAATATGTGGTTAAGGCGAAATATAAAAAGGATAAAAAATATGGCGATCAATATACACCGATTGCCATATACGCCATTATTCCACAAAGCAGAGAAACACAGCTATTATTTTTGAAGTCAATGATTCCTGAATGGATGGCTGATAATTTAATAAACGCATATCCAAATGTAGTTAATGATGTAGCGAATGGCACATTAAAAACTATTGATTACAGTCTTGTAAAAGGTGTTAGAGAAATTACTTGGAATAAAATCAAGGAAAAAATCATTAATAACTATCTCATTTCTGACATTATCTCAATGCTAAAACCAATTGGTGTCACTTATGCAATGATTAAAAAATTGCTTTCAGAAGAACCAAATCCAGTTTTATTAAAGCAAGAGTTAGAAAAAAATCCATACATCATGACAAAAATTGATGGGATTGGGTTTCGTAAATGTGATGATTTAGCACTGAAGTTAAAACCTGAACTGATTGATTCTACACAAAGACTTGTGGCTTTTATCCAATACTATTTCAAAGATTTAGGAGAAAGTAAAGGTCATACGTGGTGTTCCGAAAAGATTTTAAGGGCAGCCATAAGTAATAATATATACGAGTGTTGTAACAAGGTTGATTGGCTATTAGAAAATAATGACTTTCTTCATATTGATAATGGTCGAATTGGTCTGAAATATTATTACGATATTGAGATGCAAATTTATCATTTGATTCTGAATAAATCTAAAATTGAAACAACAATCAATATTTCTGATGAAGCGATTGATAAAGCAATTAAACATGCGGAAGAAGAACAAGGATTTGATTATGTGGTAGAGCAGTTAGACACAATTCATAAGAGCTTACATAGAACTGTTAGTTTGATAACTGGAAAAGCAGGAACTGGTAAAACGTCAATAATGCGAGCAATTGTTAAGGCTTATATGGAGAATAATTATATGATGACAGCTTCAGCACTTTCAGCAATGGCAGCTCAAAGAATTACAGAAGCAACAGAATTTCCTGCAATGACTATTCATAGAACACTTGGATGCCAAGGTTTAAATGATTTTACATACAATAAGGACAATCATTTGATTACAGATGTTGCATTTCTCGATGAGGGAAGTATGGTTAATGCCAGTTTATTTTTACATTGGCTTGAGGCAATTGGAGATAATACAAGAATTATTATTTCAGGAGATCATAAGCAGTTACCACCTATCGGATTTGGTAATGTGTTCTCAGATTTGATTGAAATATTTGATGATTCAGTTGTAAGCAAGTTAGTAAAACCTATGAGACAGGCAGAAAAATCAGGTATTCTTGTTGATGCAAATAAGATTCGTGAGAATATAAATCCTATATCTGAGAAGTTACAGCCACGAATTATTCATGGTGAGTTACAGGATATGTATTATATGTTCCGCACAAATCGACAGTCATTATTTAACATTGCTGTTAAGACATTCATCAAATCTGTTGAATCAGATGGAATCGACAATGTGGTTATTGCAGTACCTCGTAGAAAAGATTGTTTGAATAGCACCAATGAGATTAATAAGGTTATTCAAAATGAATTACTTGGTGATGTTTTAGAGAGTATTGAAGGTTTTGATACAACTTTCAAACTTGGTGCAAAAGTCATGCAAACAGTTAATGATTATGACAAAAATGTATTTAATGGCGAGATTGGTTATGTGACAAAAATCAGTGAAAGATATGATGGTAAGAAAAAGGAAGAGTATTGTGAAGTAACTTACACTGATATTTTTGGAAAAGATAAAATCATTGAATACACAAAGAAAGAGTTAGCTGCTTTGGATCTTGCTTATGCTATGACAGTACATAAATTACAGGGTGCTGGTCGAAAGACAGTAATTGGTATTATTGATAATACACATCATCAGCTTCTTGATAACTGTATGCTTTACACATTATTGACTAGAGCAAAGAAGAGATGTTTGTTATTAGCTGAACCAGAAGCATTTTTACAGTGTATAAGAACAAGTCATAACAATAGAAACACTTGGATGATGTTAGAAACAGAGAATAATACAGTAGAAGAGTAATTTGAATTTCTGGAATGCCCATAAATAGGGCGTTTCAGAGACTCAAAAATCAAAGGAAAGACGGATTTCTTTTGAAATTATATACAATATATAGTAGCGGTAGTAATGGTACACAACTATATATTGTACATAGAAATGAGGTGAGTACAATAAATGATACATGAACTAAAATCTAAAAAAGATTATCCACCTACGAGTACACAATTATTATTATACACCAAAAATCATGGAGTGCTAGTTGGTTTTTATGATCCAAGTACAATTGAATTATGTGGTGGATGTGGATTCTTTAAAAGATTTAAAGATAAAGAATTTGGAATACATTCTATACCACATAACTTTTATGCATGTACAACAAACGGATTAACTGATGTTTATGCTTGGTCAGAGATTCCAGAAACTAAAATATCAAATGACGAATTTAGAAAGTGGCGCAGAGAAGAAGAAATCTCTCAGGGATTGGTCGCATTTTATGTTGGATGTAACAAAACAACAATTAGTCGTTGGGAGAAGGGACAAATAAATATTTCACTTGAGTTATATGAAAGAATAATGAAATTTTACAAGGAGAATAAAGACTATGATTCAGATGAACGAAGTAATTAGAGATTTAAAAGCAGGAATTAGTGAAAGAGACGTTCTTGATGAGGAAAGAACATATGTTAGTTGCGAGTGTGAGGATAACGATGAAAACTCGTTTGTGATTAAATATCACAACTATGAGACAAAAGAAGAGGACAAGTATCGAATTATTGTAGAAAAATTATAATAGGAGGATTTATGAGTTCAAAAGACAATTCATATGCAAATACAGACAAAAAGACATTATTTTTATCTGATGATGTAGACAACGAATCTATTGGTAAATTAACATGGAGCATTTTACAACAGATTCAAGAAGATGATGAGAAAGATGAGAAGGAGAAAGATTATAAACGTGAGCCAATTAAGTTATATATCAATTCACATGGTGGATCTGCTTATGATATGTGGGGATTAATTGATATTATTCTCAATAGCAAAACTCCAATCTATACATATTGTACAGGATATGCAATGAGTGCAGCTTTTAAGATTTTCTTAGCAGGGCATAAAAGGTTTTGCTATAAACATTCAACATTTATGTATCATCAGATAAGTTTTTGGAGAAGTGGTAAATATCAGGATTTGGTAGAAGACAGAGAAGAAATGGACTGGCTGAATACAAAGATTGAAGAATATGTAATCGACAGAACCAATCTCACAAAAGATGATATTAAGGAGATTCGTGAAAAGAAGAAAGATTTTTATATTCATTCTGATGAAGCAGTCAAGTATGGAATTGTTGATGAAGTTTTGTAAAAGTTGAATTGACGGATTTCGTAAGGAGGTAAAATACATGAAATATAAAATTAGCAATGCATACATAAATGTAAATGGTGAAGATATTGCTGTTGGTGCTGTTCTTGGAGAAGAGGATAAGCCACAGTCTCCATTTAGAACGGAATATATTACAAATTCAGAGTATGAAAAGGGGTTAAAAGAATTTCGATATGGTAAACAACAAATTGGAGATTGTGTTCATCATTGTATAACACAGTTTAAAAACTTTACTGCTACATGCCCAATAAAACAGAAGTGGATTGATGAATTAGAAAAAATGGGATACGACATATCAAAATTGAAATATGAAATTGCAGAGTAATCGACAGTTTCTTGTGAAGATTAGAGGTGATTAAGTGGTATTAATAAATGACAACTGGGAAGAAGTTAGAGATTTGGAAGATGTTTCTAAAATAATCAGAGAATATTTTAATGAAGATTTGGCTTATGAAATGGATAAGATGATCCCAGAACACACAGATGAGGAATATCAAGATTTAGAATGGCAATTAGAGGAAAAAGATGGTGATATTACTTCATTAAAAGATGAAAATGATACTCTTGAAAATCATATTGAGATTTTAGAAGAGAAAATAGAAGAGTTGGAAGAAAAATTAGATAAATGTAAATAACAAGAAACCATTATTTCATGTGGAGATTAGGAGGAAAAATATGTCATTAGATAATGAACCGATGAAAGTAAGCGTAGCATTAAGAATTGCAAAACAGTATTATCCACAGGATAAATTAGAACATGCACTTAGAGTCGCTACATATGTTGCTGAAAATGAAATGATTCCATCTGAATATACAGACGAATGTGTTGCTTTAGCAATTATGCACGACTTATTAGAAGATACAAATTATAATCCAAAAGGATTACCTGAAAATTTTACCAATGCATTGAAGATCCTAACGAAAGCAAAAGAGGTATCCTATGATGATTATTGTAAAAGTATTAAGAGTGTTTGTCATATAAACTACCGTAAGTGTGCATATTGGGTTAAATTAGCCGATATGAAAGATCATTTGTCACTAACAGATACACTTACAGATAGGTTAAAAGAAAAGTATCTAAGTGGATTGAGATATTTATTATAGAATGAATCTAAACTTTCTTGCGATTTAAAGAAGGAGAATAAAATGAGCGCAGATAACGGAATTTATATTTTAAAGACAAAAGATCAGTACAGAGTGGCACATCTTTGTGCTATTGATAATGTAACATGGTCAGTAATTAACGGTGACTGGAATACTGATATGAATAAGAGAGGAAAACTTGTTCCTACTAGAGTTGTTGAAATGTGGGGGAATTGTAAATATACAAGAAATGAAAACAAAGCATTTAAAATTGCACACAAATGGGCTAGTAGCCTTCCTATATGTGAATATGGAGTAAATGTTATTACATACAACAAGACATGGAAACACATTGTAGAAGATGCAAAAAAGTATGCAGAAGAAGAAATTGATTTTATTAACAAACAAGGAACAGACGGAAAAAATGAGTGGTATAAGTGCCAGTTAGAACGCTTGCAAAAAATTATTAATGGGGAATATTCACAAATGTAACTAAATAATTTAGCTATGATATAATATGTTTCGCATATCTTAGAGCAATTCGCTCATTATTTCACGAGAAAAAAGAGAATAAATAATCAGGAGGTGATTGGTATTGAATGGTACGTTTATTATCATGACTCAAATGCACAGAAAATTATTAAATGGAATGTATTTAATCATGGTACTTTTACAGAAAAAGTTAATAAGTTATTACAAGAAAATTTGTCAAAAGATGAATTTGCAGACAGTTTAAAAAAATATCTTATGTATTATATGTGGTCTAAATGTGAATATGAAATAATTTTATCACCTTGGACTGGACGAGCAGATGATATTAAGATTGATATTTACGACCAAATAATGATGAACTGGAACAGTTTTGTTGATTATGTTTGGTCGTTAAAAGAAATAAAAAAGGAGCAGAACAAAATGAGTAAATCTATTAGTAAAGAAATGTTGTACGAAGAGTTTTTTGATGGGGTTTATGAATCAACAAAATACTCAGGTGACAGTGAAAGCTTCAAATATTCTAGTTTTATTGATGGATTATGTAGTATGACACACAGACTACTTGATAAATTAGGCGAAAATGAAGATGAAAATTCAAAGTAAATTGGACTTTCATTGGATTTAAAAAGGAGGAATAAAATTGAAAGCAACAGTAACAAGTATTACAGGATTTTATGGGGCATTCGTTTCAATGTTTATGAGCAAAAGAACTTGGACACCTGAATTAGACAAAGAGATCAAAGAAGTTTGTGATTCTGTATTGGATAACAATGGAAGACTGCGTGAAGAGCAGGATAGTGAGAATCTCGAAAAGTTTAATAAATGGCTTGGTATGCTACTTCGTATGGGTAAAAGACATATTACAGTTCTTAGATTTTTAGATATTGAAATTATGACAGAGGGGATGCATAGGGCTGGGCAGGACGATCTTGATAGCCACGCACGTAGATTTGAGAATCGAATTATTAGAAGTAGTACAAGATTAGCAACTTTCGCAGATGGGGAAGTGTCTGATTTTTATAAAGATAAAGTCCTTACAGATGGACAGGCATGCAAGAGCCTAGGATATGAACTGCCAAATGAGATTGAATACGAAGGAAAAACATATGTTAAATCCACAAATGGTTATGTATTAAAAGAATACGAGAATAACAAGGACGTAAAACGTGGTCTATATATGTTAGGAATTCCAAGTAATTTTATCTCAAAGATTAATTTGTGTGAATGGGGACATGTATTTAAAGAACGTTGTGCTGATGGTGGAGCTAATCCAGAAGTAAAAGAATGGGCTGAACAAGTAATGAAACAGATTACAGAATTTCATAAAGATATTACAAGAGATTATGTTCTATCAATTCAGAATTAGAAATGTTCATTTCATAGGAGGTGATTAATATTAGAAATCCAAATAGATTATATAATTTTTATAACGAAGTAACCCGATTACACATGACATACATGCCTGATTGGAGAGTAGGACAATTTTGGATGAACTTTTTAGGTTGGGTACAGAATGAAAAGAAACGAGATCCATTCTTCCCAGAAGAGTCAGAAATGCTTACATACTTAAAAGAATATTGTGGAGAAAAGGAGAAAGTAAATGGATAAGTTAGAAAGAATAAAACAACTTATTAAAGAGTTGAATAATGCTTCATATGCTTATTATAACAACGTTCCAATCATGCCTGATTATGAATGGGATAAAATGTATGATGAGTTAATAAATCTTGAAGAAGAAACTGGTATTGTATTATCTAACAGTCCTACTCATAATGTTGGTTATACAATTGCAGATGAACTAAAGGAAGTAAAACATAATCATCCAATGCTTTCACTTGATAAAAGAAAATCAGTAGATGAGTTGGTTGAATTTATTGGAGATAAAGATTGTTTCTTATCTGTAAAAGCAGACGGTCTTACAACCTCGCTTCATTATATTGATGGCAAGTTAATAGGCGCAGAAACTAGGGGCGATGGAGTAAGAGGTATTGAATGTCTTCAGAACGTATTGACAATGAAGAATGTTCCAAAAGAAATTCCATATAAGGATGAGCTTATTATTGATGGCGAAACAATTATTAGATGGGACACTTTCAGAGAGATTAATGATAAACTTCCAGAAGACAAGAAGTATAAACATCCGAGAAATCTTGTATCTGGTTCCTTGCAGTTACTTAATAGTAAAGAAGCTGCAAGTAGAAATATGAGATTTGTGGCTTGGAGAGTGATTAAAGGGTTTAAACATAAAACTCCAAGCGAAGATTTATTTAAGGCTAAAGATATTGGCTTTGAGATTATACCGATATTAAAATCACCTAGAATTAATCAGAAAGAAGAGTTAGCAATCTTATTAAACCAAATAAGAGAATCGGCAAAATCACATAATATTCCTTATGACGGAGCTGTTATGGCAGTCGATGATTATAAAATTGCAGATTCTATGGGACGCACAGACAAATTCTTTCGACATTCAATGGCATATAAATACGAGGATGAATTATTTGAAACTGTGCTTACAGATATTGAATGGAATACTTCAAAGACTGGTTTGATTAATCCTGTGGCAATCTTCAAGCCAGTTGACTTAAATGGAGCAATTACCACAAGAGCAACGCTTCACA